CTTGTGGCCCTTGTACTCCTTGTGGCCCTTGAGCGCCTACTGGTCCTACCACTGTACCTACATCAGTCCAAGTATTTGAACCCCACACCCATAAATGTCCATTATTTGCTGTAACATAACCAGTACCAGTGGTAAAAGCGTTAGGATAGGGAAGTCCTGCTTGTGTAGCAGTTGTTCCTTGAATGGTTATCGATGTACCGTCGGCTCCTCGAGGACCACTTGGTCCACTAGGTCCGGTAGGTCCTTGTACTCCCTGAGGTCCCTGTACTCCTTGCGGTCCTTGTGGCCCTGTTATAGCTGGTCCGGTAGGACCTTGTACTCCTTGTGGTCCTTGAACTCCTTGTGGTCCTTGAGCTCCTACTGGTCCTACCACTGTACCTACATCAGTCCAGGTATTTGAACCCCATACCCATAGATGACCTGTGCTAGATGTTATATAACCAGTGCCAGTGGTAAAAGCGTTAGGATAGGGAAGTTGAGCTTGTGAAGCTACTGTTCCGTTAATAGTAACAGAAGAACCATCTCTTCCAGGTGGTCCACTTGGTCCAGTTGGTCCAGTTGGTCCTTGAACGCCTTGTGGTCCTTGTACTCCTTGCGGTCCTTTTAAAGTCCCACCTACTGTAACAGTGGCTAGATTATTCAATGTCAAGGTCAGTGTACCTTGAGCGGACACTGTCGCTGTTGTAACGTACGGTCCTGTTGGTCCTGTAGCACCAACAGGTCCTGTAACTCCAGCTGTACCTGCTCTAGCTGATAAACTCACTAACCAAGAACTCGAACTTGAGGCACCTACAGCATAGTCACTCAAAACTTGTAGTGTTATACCATTGTTAGTTGAATTTATTACAGTACCTTCAAAGTAATTGGTACTACTAGAACTAACTAAAATTCTACTTCCAGGTATGAAATAATGAGTATTAGTGTTAACATTTAAGATTTTACTACCTGTACCGCATACAATGGTGCTTGTTGATTGTAAAATTAATGCGCTGCCGCCACTGGTTTGTAATGGCACACCATTTACCGCAAGATTACTTCCTATGACTGAAACAGCATTTCCGCCAAGATAGATTGTACTGGAACTTACATATAAACTACGCCATTGCGTACTGCTAGTTCCTAGATCATAAGTTATATTTGCTGTAGGTATAAGATGACTACCTACTCTGCCTGCGGTTAATGTACCATCAATAGTAATATTACCTTTAACGCCAAGATTTTTAAGGACAGTTAATCCTGTATTAATTTGTGAAGGACTTGTGGTATTAAAATAAAATAAACTTGTAACAGTATTAGCGGTAAAAGTTGTAGTACTTATGAGTAAAGTTGGATAACCATAACTATATACAGCACTGACTTTTTTAACTTGATTTGTTATATCTTCTCTTAAACTGTTTAAGGTCGAAGGTGGCTCAATTCCAAATTTGCCAAGTGTACTACTTACAGCAGGTCCTATTAGTTTCCAACTACCATCATAAACTCTAAATTGATTATTTCCACTATCAAACCAAAAATCCCCTTCAGCAGGGTTAGCAGGGGCGGTTCCGCTTACTTGAGCTTGATACGTCGGTTTGAAAGAACTTCCATCATAGACTTTAAGGATTTTTTGATCTGTATCAAAAAATAACTGTCCAACTTGTGGATTAGTAGGAGAATTAGGAGTAGTATTAGCGAAACTAGTTAATAATTTAACAAAATTATTATTAACAATCTCGCCATAATTATTAACGTTTTTTCCTATAAGTGATAAACTGGTGGTCAAATCGTCAATTTCATTATTTGAAATGACAACAAGAACAGTTCCGTTATTATTATATACTGTATATGACATAATTTAGATATTTACCAAGTATAGGATTTAAAAATTCTAACTATATTTGATAGGTACGCTCCAAAAAAATTTAGGTTTTTATAATATATCTTAAATAGACTCCTACACCTGTACCAGTTGTGACATAGGTAGTGGTGCTCATATCTGGAACCCTAAATGTACCTGCTCCGCCTATCCCAAATATATTACCAATTCGAGCAAACAAAGCCGGATAAAGTGTAGCAGTGTGGACTGCTCCTAATCCAGGAGTCCCCTCATTAGTACAAAGTAAATATCCATTTGGAGCAGTTGTTCCCCCATATGGTAATATAGTGCCTGGTAAAACCAATCCGTTATAGACATCCGCTAAAAAATTATCCTTAGATATCTTTTCAATTGTAGTAGTTGAGGTAGATGTGTTTAAAACTAACAAGGTATAGGTGCTTGTCGCAGCAGCTAAAGAAGCAGCATCATCAAATATTTTTCTAGTTATAGAAGCTGTAAAAACTACATTAGCACTGCCATCAAACAATATAGAAGTACCTGTTATGTGACCAGTTATTCCAACTTCTCTTTTAGTTTCTAATTTTGTACTAGTTCCAACAAGTCTGCCATAAAATACTGTAGTAGCTGTTCCAGTGCTACCAATGCCAAGACTATAACCTACTGATTGCGCATGGATTTGACGGAACCTTGTAGAAGTGCTACCGATATCATAAACATCGTGTTTATTAGGCTGAATAATAATTCCAAAACTCGATGTTGACCCTACAACGATTTTACCTATACTTGTTGTAACACCTGTTACATTAAGATTACCTCGTATGACTAAATTTTTATCGATTCTTGCAGATCCAGCAATAGCAATTGAATTAGACGATGAATTTATAATACTCAAGGTTCCTGCGAATCGAGCAGAACCATTTACGTCTAATGCGGGACTTTGGCTGTTAGTAACTGTATTCACACCTACACTGCCCGCTATTGGATTAAAGGTTATAAATGTACTGGTGTTTATACCTACATAAAAATTTTTAGTATTATCCAAAAATTGAAGTAAAGCACCATCTATACCACTATACAGTCTAATTGTTTGATTATAAGTCGGATTAATAACGTATAATCCGTTAGTATCACTTATCTTAAAAGTACCTGTATGAGTTTGTGATGTAGCCCTATTGCGTAAAATATCGTTCGATCTTAAAACACTATTACCAGTAACTACTAATGATTCTGCCTTTTCTGACACTCCGTAATATTTGGCATTATTCTTATTGGTTAGATTAGAACCTACTCTAATTATAGTGAACCCTTCTATCACTGCTCTTGGTGTAAATTCATGATTAGAAATTACAGAGATAACCTTGTTATTGGCCCAATTTAGTATAACTGGATAAAACTCTCCCGCAACACTTTCTACATTGGTAAATTCTGGTCCACTTTTTATAGCACCACTACTTGCACTAGGTCCAACTAATTTCCATATATTACCGTATCGTATTTTTAATTGCGCATTTTCAGTATCTACCCAAACATCACCTTCTCTAACAGTAGAACCATACTGCACATATGGATCATTAGGTTGTTGAAATATTCCACTAGACGGAGTCCATCTACTAGAATTATTGGAACCGTTGTTTATTCTTAAAATTTTACGTGTAGGTTCGCTGGTATCATACCAAAGTTGACCTTCGATAGGATTCTCAGGAGGATAAGGACTAGAAAAATTTTCAAGAAGTTTAACAAAATTCTGAGAATACGCAAGTCCATAATTAGTATAACCCGGACCAACTAAATCTAAACTGGTATCATAATCATTTTTTCCAGAAGTTTCTATAGCTGTAGGAACAATTATTGTACCTGTTTTGAAAGGATCAGAAAATGTAAGAGTGTAAGGGCTTGCCATTTATTAAATTCCTGAACTCAAACTTTGTATTCTTACTGTATAATCTACCTGTATCATTCTGTTCAATGACTTTTGTACAGGATGGAAAATTACATGAGTTAGCAATAATCCTTCATCTAATCCGGCAGGGCTATAGGATCTTAAACCTATCTCATCAAAAACATAGGTACTATTACTATATATGTCATTGTCAAATGCTAATTGATCTGCAGGTTCGCTAAAATCTAACAGACAACTTACTAAAATATCACTATAAAAAGTACCAGCCCTGTGCCTTACTTCCATATAATTTCTTGCCGGATCTCTATTTACAGCAAGCCTCTTACTATCAACACTTTTTGAATAAGTTTGATAATACAAGCTCCCTTCTCCAATAACATTGGGAGTTCTATAAGTTATTATTCCGGTAGGATCAATTCTTGTTCCTCCGCTACCAAAACACATTACGCCTATAAATCCAGTATCTTGATTGCTCATAGCTTCAGCCAACGCATAGCTAAAATTTTCGTAATGAATAGCATTACGCTTATTAACTATAACTTCTTCAGTTAAAGGATCAAAAATTTTAATATGTCCTTCTATATGAAAAAATCCATTATCTTTTGGGTTGTTCATTTTATTTTATCCAATACGATATTTATCCTCATAAAATATCCCTTAGGTTTCTAATTGTAATACCGTAAGTGTAACTGTTACAGTAGATGCAGCTGAATGCTGATTAGTTACATTAACAAAAATCTGATCGTCCACAGTAGGTTGATCATTAAATCCTATTAAAGCAGGCGTTAACCGTGTTGTTAACGAACCCGATGTTGTAACAACTTCAACTAGAACATTTCTACTAACTGGCGGATCTTGAAATTGCGGCCTCGTTACATCTGTTGATTGTCCGACACTGGTTGCATATATCCTTACCCAAGCAGCAACATTAGTCTGAATTTTTGATAAAACATAAGTTTTAAACCCTTGTATGGAAACAGATGCTGTTGATCCCACTGATAATAAAGCGGTAGATGTTACTACACTTGTTCTAGAAGACAAACCTGCACTAGAACCTCCTCCAGAACTACCTGGCATAATAACGGTTGCGCTGTAAAATGTAGCAGAACTTGTGGTTAATACGGCAATCGTAGTGCCACTATTATCTTTAAAAATATGTTTGGCACTTTGATATACATTTACAGTATCTTGTAAATCAAGTCTAGTAGTAATTGTAGAAGATCCTGTATTGGCCGTTGTTATAACCGCTCTCGATCCATTTGTACCGGTTGAGAAATTTTCTAAGGCATAATAAGATATACCGCCTGTAGATGTCCCTGATTGATATAAAGTAGCAGAAGTTAAATATTGACCCCTAAATAAAATATTACCTATACTATCATCTTTCCTTAACGGATTTTTTCTCAAATCACTAGCACTTCTTCTACTAGAAATAAATGTTAAATTGTTAGATCCAGATAATGTAGGATTATCAACTGAAACTACATCCTCAGAAGGCACACCATCAATACTAAATTTGGTATTTAAAAATTTTATTTTTGAGACGCCTTCATGATTTAAAACCAATGAAGTATCTCTAACGACAAATTTTTGACCGTTTATACCAGATCCAAACAATAAAAGAGGAGTTGGTGTCTCTCCTTCCATTTCCCAACTCTGTTTCAAATGTAAATGGGTATAATCATCTCCACGCATTTTAGTTTTAATAGGATTAGTTCCTAAATAAAATTCAACTCCTCCAGCTAAAACTTCCTGAGGATTGTCTGTAAAATTTTCAGCAGCTCTAAAGGTCAGCTGTCCTGAAAAACTATTCGTTTTTTCAATGGTCCAAAATCTTCCAGAAAAACCGCCTACACCTAAAGTAAGCAATTTTTCTCCTCCTAGAGTTGGCAAGGGATCATCTAAAATACGATTGGCTCTTTCTCCAGCAATGATAGGCCAATTTGTTACAGTATTGACATATTTGTCACCGTATCCTCTTATACTTAAATAAGTGTTCTTTCTAGAGTTAGGATTTCGCAATCCATTTGTTACGAATAGAGTAGTCAAATGATTGTCAAGACCAGTTAATGGAGCACGTTCTCCACCGATAAGGGCCGATTCAAGAACAAATAAATTTTTACAAAGCAGTGTTCCAGTATTAAGTGTAATATTAGCAAACCTCACTGAAGAGGTTGTGGCTAAATTCTGATCTGCTCCAGTTATGCTTACCCTGAGTAAATCAAACAAATCACTATACCTAAGCCTTTTGGTGACTCTATTATCTACAATAATAAATTGATGTGAACTGCCTGCTTCTATACCTGTAAATTGTAGATCAGTTACTCTTGTCATATTAATACCTTCTTATAGTTATACCATCATCAGTTGTAATTGGTTCATTGTTTGTATCAAGCAATCTCGGATCGCCACCATAATAATATAGATCAGGCAATTCTGCTTCTTTCTGCCTAATAAATCTAGATACCCTATCGTTGCTGGTCAAAATAGATTGTGTCCCAGTAAAGATTAAACCTATTTTTTGTAAAACTTGAACCTGTACTCCTGAAATAATTCCTCCATCTATATTTAATATTAATAACTGACTAGCAGTATTGATACTAAATTCAGGAGGAAATGATACTAAAGTAGTGCTAGTCACAGAAGTATATCCGTTATAAGAACTTTTTCTAAGTTTTCTTCCGCTATAATAAACTTCAAGTTGGTCTATAGCTTGTACGTAAGAATCTATAGTAATTCCATCCCCCCAATTTGTAGAACTGGTTATTGTAGATATAGCATATGTATTAGTAGACGTTGTTAGGAATTTTTGTACCTTCAATGTGTCTTCATATGGAATTGTCTGTAACACACCCTGATCTACTACCTTAGTACCTTCATCTAAGTAAAAAGCAGGACCAGTACCTAACGTTCCTCTTCTTAAAATTTGTAATTCATTATTATCGGTTCTAAAAAATTCAATTCTTTCTCTATCAATCAAGGCTACTCCGGGAATATTTTGGGCATAATTACTAGGACTTAAAGCTCCAGGCTCAAAAACTGGAAGTTTTTCACTAGTATATGTCACAAATCCTGTTAAAAAAGTAGTATGATCTACACTTATTCTTTTATAGTGAGTTCTACCAAAAAAGTCATTAAAAATTCTATAAGCATACACTCTACTGGCCATATCTGGTTGTGATACTATAGTAGCAATTATTTCGCTTGAATCCGTAGCTTCTACTTCATCACTAAATTGGATAGTTCTACCATCAGGCATTATTTCAAAATCAAACCTATGAACTAGGGGCCTGCCATCTAAATAAACCCAAATTAAGTTATCATCTATAACAGGGTTTAATAAAGTTACACGTCTAATGGAATTCCACGGACGAGTTTCAGTTCTAAAGGATTTGTCAATATGATCATTCCAAGTTAAAATTCTAATATTCTTATCTGATAATGGAGTAGGAAAATATAAAATATTATCGTTTATAATATAATCGTACTCAATTCCTGTAAACTTGGAACTTACAACAGCGACACGAGTTCCGTCAGGAAAAAGAGTATTCTGCAGAATAATATTGTTATTAGGTAAATCAAAATAAAATTCAATACCTGCTTGTAATCTTACTCCATCGGCGTATACAAATACTTCTGATGTTAAAAAATAATTAGGTGGATAAGCTATGGCATTATGGATACTATATGTTAAATTATTACTTTCTTTTACATAATAACTCGTGTAAGGTGGACTCAATCTTTTTCTATCAGTAGAACTTGAACTGGTACTGATTTCAACAATTGCTTTATCACTGTACGGTTGAGCCGCTAATGGTTGACCAGGAAGATATGTTAGTATAAATGTTTGACTACTTGCAGATGATGGTACTGTTATAATTTGCTCGTTAAGTTTGCTATATCTAACGTATGGAGTGTTAAAAAACCAAGCATCAACCTGAAATTTTCTATTGTCAACCGTTGATCCTACAAAGTCGGGCATATTATGTATTCTTACTGCTGCTCTGTTCCAATCTGTCCAACTAGGTTCAATACTGAAACCATAATCAGTGGTAGTTGTTATCTGCTGTACTTCTTGTCCATTAACTAAAACAAAAGCACTATGAACATCATCATACGCTGCCAAACTTTCTACAATACCAGAATTAAGGTCCTCAAATAAGGCAGAATTACTATCAATTAAACCAATACCACCAATTCTGACAAAAGTAAATCCTCCTACACCGCTAGTGGTTTGAGGAGGTAGGACAATGTTATTTCCATCTATAAAAAATTGATTATCTGTAATTACTGTAGATGTACTTCTATTAAAAATTTTACCTTCATAGTATACACTAATATAACCATAGGCGTCAGGTAATACACTGATTCTAGCCGTAGTTGTCGTTCCTGCAACTATAGGAAAAGTTCCTGAGATTATTACAGCATTAGTATCTGTACCTTGAGTATAAATTGTAATTCCTAAACTATCTTGAGTATGACCCGGAACTAACTCTTCAGGAGCAAAGCTAACGCTCGGAGACATAAACCGATCTCCGTCAATAATTATATCAGAAGGAGCCACACCAAGAGCATCGCTCAGTATACCGTTAGACCAGGTCCCACCTACGAGTGCAGTATCTAACGGTGAAAAATTAAAATCGTTTTTCCAAAATTCAATTGTGGGATTAGAATAGAGAGTGGCAGAAAATATATAACAAACACCACTATTTAAATTATTAACTCTCACTAGAGCTCTACCAGGAACAACTGTATCAGATGCTGTTTGATACCATATAGTAGTTGTATTTCCAGGATTAACGCTGCTTATCAAGGTATTATTTACAAAAAAACTCGTTGTAGAAATTTCCGACAGAGGATTATCTGTAATAATTACTACAGAATTTGCTGTGGAGATTTGATCAATTATTTTCATTGTACAAATCCTCTCGGGGGAGATTCTCTCAATATAATATCTCCTAATGAATTTTTCATACGACTAATATCTAGCTTGTTATAATTTACTCTGTAATATCCATCTTTGCCTACGTTCACAGCATCAGGGTTGAATAACATTACCTCCTGAGCTAAGACACCTTGCTCTTTCTTATCAAATAACATATATTCATATAGACCGAACCCTAATTGATGAATTCCGATCTTTTTAATATCGGACTTTAGTCTAGCATCTGATAATTCTCCACCAGGATCTAAAAAAACAGTATCAAACACAGTAGTTTGTGCATCAACCTCAACATAATAGGTTCCGCTTGCTATTACCACTCCAGATGTAGATGTTGATATTTCTATAGTTAAATTAAATTTAGCTACACTCGGTCCGACGCCGGTATAATTTGCACTGGCGTACCATCCTAATTGACCGTTTACAGGTGTACTGGCTGCTGTAGCAATAGTTACCCAAGAACCGTTTACCTGATTATATTGATAAGTATTCAAATAAGCAACATCAATAATTGAGCCAAAACCCGGTCCTGTAAACGATACATCAGCTGACCATTCATTGAGAGGATCTAACCTAGCTCTTACATATAATCCTGTTAATCCTGTTGAATCTATAGCCCAACGCTGAAGATATGGAGTAACATACACACCGGATCCATAGGCTGCATCAATTGGTTGTATACTTAAATTAAACGTACCTGAACTTTCTATTACTATTCTACCGAAAGCAACATTATTATTTACAGTCTTACTAACTAATCGGCTAGGTGTTTGACCAAATTCATTTACTACCTGATCTGTTATTGAAACATCAATATATGATTGACCATAAACCATACCGATACTGCTGACCACCGTTGGTAATGTAAACCTAAATGTCTCAGTCGGTTCTGATAAAGCATCTACTGCTATATTAAACTGTTTTTGTACGCTAGCTTGGGTTGGTATAGCTGTTGTAATTAATGTTAATGTTCCGACATAGGAAGAAGTAGATAAATCTGCTAGAGAAATATTACCGGTCACTGTAGATATCGAATAAGGAACCTGATGTCCATTAGGAAGATTTAGTGTTGTAAGAGTGATTGTAACTATAGAACCTTCACCTACAGGACTATTAGATGTTAATGTGTATGATGGCGGATTTGTAAACGATGTGTCATTAATTGTTATTGTAGTTGAAGTGCTAAAAGTACTAGAAGTGACTTCTAATACATTTAACCAAGTTTTAAGATATACACTGAAATTTTCTGTTCCCTCTGTTAACAAATCTTCAGATATTTGAACATCAAAGGAGATAGGTAATTCGTCTAAACTATAAAGAGGTGCGCTTGTGGCCGTTAAAACACCTGCCGTAATATCTCCAGTGGTTATATTTGTACCACTTCCTATAACTTGTAATATTCTACCGTCACTGCCAAAATCTACATTAGTTGCACTAATTACATAACTTATAATATCCCCTTCGTTTACAGGAGAAGAAACTAAATTTCCATTTTTGTAGGCACTAATATAATAAGCAGGAGGTCCAGTTGGTCTATCTCTCAACTTCATGCTAGTTGTTGCTACTGGGTAAGTGTTCACTGTTCCGCTGGTTAGATAGCTATAAACACTTACATAGAAAGTTTCTGTACTCTCAACTGTTCCATCACTTAAAGTGGTAATACTAAAGTTTAAAGGCAAAGATGTAACCGAAGTAGAAATTGTTCCGGTCAATCCCCCCGCAAAATCCCCGCTGGTGATATTAGTTCCAGTGATTAAATACCCTATCGTCTTCCCTGTACCATAATATAAATCTAGCCCGCTAAGAGTAAAGGTAGCAGTATAACCTTCCATTATAGCAGGACTTCTTGCTGTTAAAATATATTCCTCATTAAAGCATGGTCCAATTTGAAAATTAATAGATCCTAAAACTCTATTGTTGACAGCAATATTATTTAAAATACTACAAACTGTAACTGTCGCTGTAATAAAATTTGCCGTTACAGCAGAAAGAATTGAAGTTGCTGTTACCACAAAAGTGTTGTTGTCATTTATTTCATAGATAGTGTATCGACCATTGAATCCGCCAGTTACTACTCCAGATATTTGTATTTGATCCCCTGTTCTTAAAGCCCCATTAAAAGGTTGTCTTGTATCAATTCTAATATAACTACCAAGAGCAGTTGAAGTACTAACCGCATTGGCTATTTCATATACAGGTATAGTGATATCAATAGTATTTGTAATTGAATTTACACTTTGAACAACCGTATCTGTTCTAAAATAATTACTTGTTGTACCTAATAGTGTTAAAATCTGACCAGGTACTATTCCTTGTATACTTTCTAAAGCCAATGTTCTATCAGAAACTGTTGCCTGAGATCTTAACTTACTCTTAGCGTAATTATTTGTTAAATCATTCCAACCTAACGGTGATCCTTGACCCAGAGGAGGGGAATAATCAAATTTTAATCCATTAAATTGAGTATAGGGATATTCTAATCCCTTGATTAATAGAGGTAAACTCTTTTCAACCATATTTACAGTAGGCTGATAAAATTCTTCAATTCTATCAATAGCATTATAAAGATCGATATGTTTATTAAAAACAATTTGTAAAAACTGCCCTTGGGGAGGTATAAAATTGACAAATATAAATTTACTATAATTTTTAGCAAATTTATTAGTATCTTTACTAAAATGTTCTATTCTATAGTTAGATCCTAGAACTATTTTCTTATTCAAGGTCACAAAAATGGATAATTTATCTGCTTCCGCTTTATATGGTAATTCAAATTCAATTTGTGAACCATTAGTAACAGTCTCAAAAATTATCTGTCTATTTCCAAGCTCAGACGATCGTGTATATCTATCAAACTTGATACCTATTGTGTTAGATCTAACCTGTCGATTTTCAATTATTACCGAACCACTGGCATGCCTAGTTACTGCACCACCATTAGTAAAACTTAATTGAGGTTGAGATCTATATCCATAACCGGGATCGATTACTTCAACCTTATATACACTACCATTTCTAACATATGCTTCTGCCCTAGCATGGTAACCTCCAGAAACTATATCTCCAATAAAAACTACTGTAGGTTTGTTTGTATAACCAGAACCACCATCTGATATATATATTTCCTTTACTGTAAAGTACCTATTCTGATACCAATCATACACCGTTCCTGTGTTTAAACTAGAACTGTATGAAGACCAAACTTGATTATGACTAGCTCTTATAGTATCGTATCTTTCTAAATCTTTATTGTAAAAAGCCGGAACATCAAAATCAGAAAAATAAGAATTACTATTTTCCAAATAATTATTGACATTATTAAAATTACGAACTGTTGTCTTGAATGGCTTTATCTCATTAATATAGTCTTCTATGTATTTAGAACTATCTAAACTATAGGCAGGACGTTGATCTAAATAATTTGTGCTGCTTTTTACAATAACAAAACTTGTCTTAAAAGCCCAATCTATAAAATATTGTTCTGATATAACATATTTTAAGACAGTGAAGAAAAACTTGTTCCAATAAACTTTCAAACCTTCTGTAAAGATGTCATTTTTTAAGGCAGACAAAATATTAAAAAGCTCTACATCAGGCAATTGATCAAAAAGAGTTTCATCAAGAGATGTAGCGCTGAATCCATAATTTGTATTTTTATTCCATAACACATCTTTAAATTTTATAGTTCCATTTCTTTCATATACAATATCAAATTCTTTGGAATAATTTCCAGAAACATTATTACTAACTTTACGTAAGACAGCAGGATTACCATTGCCTATATTAGCAACTTTTATATAATCTTGTTCTTTTAGGTCGGTTAGAGACGATAATTCAAAAACATCGTTTAAAATTGCCACATAAGATTTATATGGATCATAATCATTTAATTGAAAATCAACATAGTCCCAATATAGAGAAGTATTATATAACTGAGTCCTAATTTTATTCCAGCTGTTCAATGAATAATTAAATGAATATAAGCTCCATCTGTTAGCCGATTGTGAATCAATCTCAACCAATACTGTGTGTGATCTAACATCAACAGTTGGTGAAGAAGTATATCCATTTCCTGCCTTGTTGATTACTATATCGACGATTCTCCCTTCTGCATCAATTAAAGCAGAAAGACTCGCATCCTTATTTGGTAATATAACAATTTTAGGTGAAAATTTATATCCATAACCGGGATCAATTATATTAACACTTACTATTTTTCCATTATTTACAGTAACAGATATTCGTGCCTGTTTAAATTTTTCATATCTTATTGAATTCAAATCATTATATTCTGCAACTAGATAATCATACTCACCGGATTCTTCAATTGGGGCTGATTCTTTTTCTAATAATTTTGTAAAATCATATATACTAGTAGTTCGATTTTCACTCAATGTAGAGTTTACAAAAGAAAATATATTTCGTATAGCTTCAAACCTATTTTTAAAGATAGTTTGCTGAGGACGAATTGACAACCCGTATCTATTTCTAAATGATAGATTAGGATCAGGAACTAAGTTTCCTAAAGTATCTCTACCTACCATACTATCAAAGATTTTCTTTTCTAAATAAGCATTTGGCACAGAAGTAATATCACCCTCGCGCATTAGCATCCATTCTGTATGCTTTGGAATATCGTTAGTTATATCTGAATAGTTTATATTCAAACTTTCATTTACACTGCTTCCTAAATTTGCCACGGCTATAGAATTTTTTGAAATTATTTCTATAAATCTATGCCCATAGCCTAGTGGATCGGCTATCAATCTAGAAACATCAATAGCGCTGATACGACGAGAAGTTTTCTCAGGAACAATTGTTTTATTTTTTACCCAATAAAAATATACATTCTCAAAGGCACCAGTAATAGTATTCAAAACCTGTTTAACAGACATGACCGAGTTATCTGGATATTTAGGTTGACCACTAATCCCTTTAGTTATTCCCTTGGTGGTATCGGCAATAGCTGCCCATTCACTGGGTAATAGAGTTGATCTTACCCATTCATAAATATCGATGCTGGCGCCAGGAAACAACTTACCCCAATTATTTTTCCTATAAATTTCATTGCCTTGTTCATACCAAATATATTTCGCTGCGCTAAGATCCCACCATAGTTCTCCAATATGCGGATCAATCCAATTAATTTGATTATCCACAACGGTGCTACCTATTCCAATTGAGTAAACGGCGGGGTCGGCACTGAGTTTGTATTTAATTTCTTGATCTGCTATACCTGGTATTCTGCCTTTTATAGGATCATATATATCTAAATAATCAATTACTTCCTCATTTTCTAAACTAATTCTACTAACTTTGTTAATTTTGCTTACATCTACCAGGTCTTCCTCATATCGTAATCTATTCCAAATCTTCTTATTTTTATCTATAATATTGAATTTATAGAAACTAGAAATGTCAGTATCCGATGATATAAAATCTATTGTAGGAGCGCCTACATAAATTTCATTGTTAGTTATATTCACAGAATATCCATAATCACTGCCTTGGTTAATATCCTCAGGTAGTAATTCAGTAGCTCCTATAAAATAATCATTTAGGTTCTGATATATAAAAGTTGATCCGGAATCTGGAACAACTGTAATAAATCTTGTCTGATTAGAATCAAATGTAGTTTCTGTATTCCTATTAAAGGCTGTTTTATAAAACTTAACAACTTCTGATTTGTTTGTTCCTAAAGCGGTAATTGCTAACATCTGCTCATTTTCTGAAATATCAATATCTTGAGCAAAAATTAAATCTGAATTCTGTATTGGGTTAGAAATAATCTGATTGAGTGAAAATGTTAGATCTGATTGCTTTTTATAGACAGCTACTCTGCCCAAGGTCTTTCTATCATATGATGCCTTTCTTGAACCGACGAATAAAAACTTACCTGTATCAGAAACAACTACCGTAGTCCCAAATTCATCTGAGCTAGAAAAAGGAGATATAATTGTCTGTTTCCAATTTAAATTATTATCAAATATTTGAACAATACCTTTAGCACCATTATCAAAATAATTAGGAGCACTAATAGCTATAGTATTTCCAAATCTATCACCCGCTATTTGATATCCCCATTTAGCTCCGCCATTTATTACTACACTAGATGTGCTTACTACTTCTATAGTATTTGTACCAAAAAACGGAACTATATCTATAGTTCCTTTTCTTTGATATAATTTATTATTGGTAAATGACCTTGCGTAATCAAATGATAAAGGCTGGGCATCTACAGCATTAAAAAATATGTCAATAAATGCTAGACTGTTTGAGTCATATCCATTATTAATTACAATTCTGACCCAGTAGTCCAAGCCGTCACTATCAGGATCTCTGAACAAACCATATCTTATACCATTAGAAGTATTGTAGATATTATTAGAAACATAGAATGGTAAAATAGATAAAGCAACATTTTTAAAATCATTGAAACCATAAGATCCTCTGTATGCTTCTACAAAATTATCTATGTTAAAATCTAAAATATCTACATTCAATAAATTAACTTTATAGGCAAACACCTTACCAGAATAGATATGTCTAGCATTACCCGGAGCTCCTATCAAAAGTGTAGTTGAACTAGTTAAGGCAGTTTGATTTATATAGATAGAATGGCCGAATCTAGAATTAGAATTAGTTAAAGTATTGTAAGGCTGTGTCAAAACTACTTTAGTCAACTCTCCAGTACTTCTTATATTTAAGGTGCTGATTTTTACCACACCTTCCGACATATAACCTCTGCTATTTAAAGTTTGTGAGCTTATAGATACAAGCTGACTAGTAGAAGTAGTGGCTCTAATATTGCTAGCCTTCGGCGCTCCAGCAAAAATAAGTTCTTTTGAGATATCAAAGTTTAAACTATACCCAAAATCAGTAGAGGTGTTCATTTGAACATAGTTCTGAGTTGAATTCAAAGGATAGGAAAATAATTTATTAAGATTATTATTAAAATCTTTTCTATAAATCCCTACAGCACCGTAATTTATGGTACCAGGAGCATTATATTCTAAACTACTTACAATGACAATGTTAGTCAGAGTACTTGCAAATATTGCGCTTCCTAATTTTTGATTAAGAGGTACAGGAGCAGTTTTATATTGGCTTCCTAATGAAATATTCTGTATTTTTTCCAAAACTACCCATTTACCATTTTCATCATTGTCGATCCAAACTTTATCACCTTGAGATAAATTGAATTGATTTAAACTAGAATTCCAATCTTGATAATTTTGAAATCTTGCCTTTTCAAACTTTAACAATGAGCCGTAGGCAATTAGTTCGTCATTTTCTATGCCTACTATACGAGAAGCTACAGTAAATTGTGTTAGATTAGGAATCTCTTGAACAATATAAACACCATTAACTTGATAATTAAACCCAACTACACTTATTATATCACCAATAATTAAATTATGGTGTCCGCTGGTCACAAAGGTTATCGAGGAACCAGGACTTTGTACAAATACTCCTGTAATTTTAGCCTTTTGCTTTAGATACCTATAAACATCCCAACCACCGTTTTCTAAAAACCCTAACCAAATAGTATCACCGTTTTTAATTAAACTATTATTAGCAATATCTAGTAAACTATTTTTATTGTAAGCTGTACCAGTAATATCATCCTGTCTTACATATCCTGCAGTTCCCATAATAACAGTATTAGAAGCAGTTGAAAAAACATTTTCAATATCTATATTAGTAGGTAATATCAAAAAATCAGTAGTAGAATTGTATTGAATAAGTTTATTATTTGATTGAGAATTTGAAAAAGAAACAACATATGGATTTTCTACTGTTTGATTTTCTCTAAGTTCAAATTCAATTTCTTTTACACTTGAGATTGAACCATATTCACCAACTCTTACGGCCCACTCTTCTTGTATTTCTATAGAAGATGTTGCTTTGTTTTTTCCAACCTTTAGAATATTTTCTAAGGCTTTAATTGTGCCTTTGTCTTTAATAAATCCTTGATAAAATTTATATTGCGCAACCGGATCTGTAATAATTTTATCAAGATAAGGTCTTGGACTATATCCAATTAAATGTTGAGCGAATTTTTGTTGTTCAAAGTCAAAATTGTCAATATCCAAACTATAAAAATCTTCAAATTGATTAATTTTATATTCAAAATTAGGTAATAAAACATTATCATATTTTTCATAAAGAGCGGACCATTGATCGAAATTAAATGTTTGACTGCTTTGTATGTTTTCATTTGCCTGATAATATTGACCATTGAATCTTACTATATCTGATATAGTATAGGCAGCATATGGTTCCCAATCAGTGTAGTCTCCTGGATAGAATAAAAATCCAGGATTTGATAAATCACCGTTCCAATTCTTAGTTTTAAATCCGGTTAATTTGATTCTAAATTGTTTATATCCGGTTGGCTTGTCGAAAATTGTATCATTGAACACAGTCGTATTGTTTAAAACTAAAATGTGCTCTTTTTGTATAATCTTTAAAGAAGCAAAAAATAATCCGTCCTCAGTATTTTTTACAAAAATTGTAAATCCTTCACTATTACGAACTACATCAATATTTTCTTTTGGAAAAAATTTTCCATCAGCATTTTGTAAATTGTACTCTACATTTTCTTTAAAAAGATCCTCTACTACATAATTTTTACTAAAAAATTTAATTTTGTCAGAGAAAGGAGATAATGTTATTAAATTTCCAGTGGCCCAGTTTTGTGAGGACCAATATAAAAATTCTTTAGCGCTAAAATTCCAATTAATTATTTCAAGTAGATCTCTATTATAATTGTCAAAAATAAATCCTAAAGATTCAAGATATTGACCATAACCAATTATCACATCATAGACCTGTTGAGCAGTAGCAAAGGTCGCTCCGTAAAATATAATAGATTCTTGATTTTCGAAAACATCAGTATGTTGTACAGTGACGCCTCCTGAACTAGGCTGTTTATCTAATAATGTAAAAAACTCACTTTGAAATATCCTGTCTGCACTATGACTTACAATAACTCTATAATATCTCGAATTATAAAAAACCAGTTGACCTTTTTTATAAAATTTGCTAGTATAAGATCCTGCTGTAGCAATATCAACTGAACTCAATCCTCCTTTTTCACCGCCGTAGTAAGGTTGCCATATACTATAAGGTTCTGGAATTCCCCCAATAGTAATTTCTTTAGAATTATTAGAATAAATGGGTTTAAAAATTTTAAAATAAGAATTATATCTATTATATCCCTTAATAGCGTAGCCATTTTCTATTTTTTGAACTATAATTCCTGATATATCAAATTGCTTTATAGGATCACTTTTATATAATTTAATTGTATAATCTTCATTGGGCAAAACTAGACCAGGACTATTGCTGTCAGGATCAACTGCATTAATCAAGACTTTTAACTTTTCCTTAGTACTATACCCTCCTAATTTATAGGCAAGATTACTGTCAAGATTGGCAATATTTTGAGATAATTCTTTCCTATAGTCCTTATCAATAAAAGTACCATACTCTAGAATAAAATTGCCATACCCTGCTGCCGAATCTACGTCATAGGCTTCTACTAATAATTTCTTAGGACTTAAAAATAAATTATCTTCTTTCCAGACAAACTGTCCTCTAGAATTTATAGAAATTCTAGAGACATCAAATAATCTACTCATATAATCTAATGGAGAAATTAATATCATGCATATTTGTAAGGCATAAGGATAAATGCTAGACTGTCTCCACGCTACTTCTGCCGGACTGTGATCTCCAAATATCCAACTATTATCTCTATTAGATTCTGATTCATTAACCAAAAAGGATTCTATAGGTCTTAAATTTCCAGAAGAATCAGCGGGAATCTGAGCAGCTAATGATACTCCAGAAGATCTAATTAGGTAATTTATAACTCTGTTGTTTCCTGGCTCTCTGACAAATCCATTAAAAATATCAGTCCACATTGTTGTGTTGGTTGAACTATAATTACCGGTATAGACAGAGTCCCACCAAATAGGTTTTTCTGCAAAATTTAAACATTCCCATGGATGTGAGTGAGGTCTATCAGTATCATATAAATCTTTAAGAATAGACCTATATGTCCCGTTGTGTACTTTATTAATAATATTATCTATAACATTTTTAAAATTATGAGTTCTTGTATTACTATTGTCAAATGTTGTATTTTTTCCTACCTCAATTCCATTTTTTACAGCCCAATTAGAATATTCTTTTTCTAGAAAACCGTTAAACTCATCTTTATTAAAATTTGTAGTCCTAAACGAACCCGGAATCTTATCAAAAATATTAAAAATATTACTACTATAATGTATCTTCAAATTGTTATAGACTCTTAATTCATATTCTAAAAGAATAGTATCTCTAAAATCATTAAACGCCTTAATTATAGATCCATCATGACCTACTATTACATTAACAGATCCATAAGAATATCTATTATCAGTAGTAATAATAGGTTTAGTAGCAGGATATAATCCCAACTTTGTAGGAGTAGGTGCAATAAAATTACCCAATGTATTTGAATAATAATTTATTGTAAATTTATTACCTATTAACCATTGACTGTTATCTACTAAAATTGTAAATGTACCATTATTGTAATTTAAAGAATAATCTATTCCATAGATTAACATTCTACCACTGTAATAAATGTAAAAGGCTTTGTATGATAATCTTGTTAAATCAAATTGATCAGGTAAAGGAAAAGTTTTTTGAATTTGGCTTACGATAATATATTCTTTTGAAAATTTTACATTTCCAAATCCAACCATATCGGAATTATAAAATGATTGATTAGAAAATTTTGTTGTACCTAATTCTAATAAAATATTATCTAAAGCAGCAACAGGATCATTAGTGTAATTATAAAGTTCAATTTTTCTTAATAGATTTTGTTTAAAAAAATTATACTGATTTCCAACCCATCTTATGGAATTAATTACATTAACGTCTGATTTTCCTAAAAATAATTGAAGAAATGAAATAGGATTTTCATTCATTATAATTCTATTACCAAGTCCCCAATCTAAAGGCGGCCTATCTCTTAAATTACTTCTTCCTGGAAACACTCCTCGAAATCTCGTATCCTTAAAAACAATTGTTTCTATATGATCAACTAATTGACTATAAGTTATAGTTGAAATTTTTTCATTGAAAGGGTTGTTTTGAAGACTAATAACAGGTGCATAATAACCATTTGAATTAGGAGTTTGAGTTGAAATTGTACGGAGCGTTACAAAATTATTCTCTGCTATGACACGCGATGAATTTATTACTATTCCAAAAGAAGTCACAGTAAAACTAGATGTTGTAAACCGATCATTTACAGATAAAAAGGTTCTTGTAGGGGTATAAACTGGATTATCGAAGGCACTAACCTTGAAACTATTTGTAGATTCTGTAGTAATAAATGATTCAATTACCACTTGGGGTAATTGAAAAGAAGTACCATAAAGATTTCTCAAAAAGGGAACATAGGTAACATCCTCAATTCTATACTGTTTGAAAAAATATTCTTCTACAGATTTTTCAACAGAAACACCATCTATGATAAAATTTATAGATTCCGTTCCTTGATAATTTTCAAATTGAAAACTGCTTATACCAACTAAATTTTGATTTACAGAAATAGGAAATCCCAAAATTTCATCATTTTTACCACTACCAATCTTATATCCAAATAATTTGGTTCCAGAAAAATTATTTTCAGCTGAGATATCATTAAGTCCTATGCCTTCCGAATCATATAAATCAAACAGTGGTGCTTGATTTAGTTTAGTCTTATTTTGAGATTCTACCCAAGTATCATCAGTATCATTATAATGAAAAGATTTACCTTTATACTTCACACCTAAGTTTACAGAAATAGAATCATTATCTATAACCGATACATTTACATCTTCAGTAAAGTAAATTAAGTTAGTCCCTGTGGTAAAATTAACAATATAGATCTTTTTCCTATCATTAACATTTTGATTAGCATTAAAAATAACTCTATAATTCTTATCTAATGGCACGCCATCTATATAAAATCCTATGTTACCAGTAATAGTATCCAAAGGAACTTCTAAATTATCATCATAAAGGTCAATCGATCCAACACTTTTTAATCCGAAATTAAATAATTTGAGATTATAAGCAAACTCTACAATAGGTCTTTTAGCCCTCAAGCGATAATCATATAAAGGCAGTGTATTATTATACTGAGCACTGATAGCAATTATATCTGCATGAAACCATCTATTATATCTAGACCAGGGATTTAAATCCCTACTGCCTCTATTAATTGTTACATATTCCGGAACAGTAGCAGCAGGATTACTGCTGTCAAATCCATAATAGTCAAATGGAAAACTATCAAATGTCTCGCTGATCATTTGAGTAATATCACTGTTTAAAACTAAATTATCAAATTTTACAAGGGAGATCTTACCTCCAACTCCTTCAACAATGTATTCAGTAGCAGATGAAATATAAGTTCCAGAAGATACATATGATGTAGTTGTTATAACCTTCATTCCATTTGATAATATTATTCCATTGGTAAAAGTATATCTGTCTCTATTGATAAAATCTTCACTAGGAATAACAATCGGATCTGGTCCGTTAGGAAGCCAATAATACTGGTCATAATTGGAAAATTTATCAAAATCAATTGGGGGAGCGTAACTATATACGACAGTATTAAACAACCTATCTAAATTTTCAGTAAAAGCACCTTCTATAGTTAATCTGTTTAATATATCTTCATAAAAAATACTATCTGTAACATTACCTTGAATATCTTTAAAAATTAAAGCAGGCTCAAACTGATAGGCAGACCTCCTATCTACAATGTCTTGTAGATAAACATCATTTACAGGATCATAAGTTGGTGTCAGTTTAGATCCAACATACCCATCAATCCTCTCTAATTCTGGGTTTTGTAAAAGTTCATCTAATGTACTAGACAAAAACTTTTTATTCTTATCGGTTTGAAGATAATCAGGAAGAAAATTAACAGATTTTTTATTAGAGTCTGCCATTTTAGGTACCTGAATTTATAGATAACTGATTCATTGTAATAGCATCTATTATTTCTATATCATCAATAGTTGCCGCACTTATTAAAATTTCATTAGGCAAACAATCTATTTCAAATAAATTACCGAATATACTTTTATCTTTAGATACAATTACAAAATTTGTAATATTAGGAGAAACTAGATTCATTACATATGTAGATAGTTCTGTAAAATAAAATTTTTGACCAAATTCCCAATTATCAACAGCAAAAAACTCATTAATTGCTGTTAGTATTTTAATTTTTAAATCATTATCATTAGTGACCATTTTACTATTTTTAACAGCTCTAAAAGTAGCTTGAAGTCGTGTATTTGCTTTCACACCAAATAAGGGCTTGTAAATGACTGAATTAAAAATGATTTCATCGCTTATTGATTTTATTGTATCTAAACTTTCTTTATAATTTTTTTCCAATTCTTGCGAAGTAGGTGCCAGTGGCTCAGATATTGAATTCCCAATTATATAATTTCTATATTCAGTATCATAAGAACTAGTTAGAACATAGATGTCGATTATATTTGATTTACTGGGATCAATTCTTCGTTGAGATCCTGTATTATGTATATAATGAAACTTAAGATCAGATCTTCCTTGTCTGGCTATATACTGATCTGTATAAACAAGTAAAGATAAATTTGAAGACCAATACTTCATCGTATCTATGTTTGTGAAATAGAATAATTGATTGTCAACCTTCATCTCGTCAATAACCTGATCTTCACTTGTTAATTGTATCACAGACTCTTTTGTTAGATTATAACTTTTTCCGTCGACAGTTTTTTTAAAATAAACAAATTTATCTTGTACTATTGTTTCAAAACTATCGATTTTCAAATATTCTCCAGCATTATTATAATCATATAGACTTACATAAACTTTTTTATTATTTACAAAGCCATCAGTCTCTATTACTAGGCTATCAATTTGCCATATATTATCTTCTCCAATAGATTCTTTCTCAGCAACATTAGGAGTAAGATTAACTGGCAAAATTTCTATTTTATCTTTCAATAGAGTATTAGTAGTATAGTCAAAATTTACAGAACTATTATCTACATAAAACGCAGTCTGAAGTACACTTTCAAATATATAAATTAATGAACGACTTCTAATTCTATAATTTCTGCCATTCCATACAAAGGCAACTAACCAGCTTGCATCTAAATTTAAATCTGTAGTATTTTCTTGAAAATCTAAATTAAAATCTGAATTTAAATCTAAATTAGAATTTAAAATGAATTCCCATTCTCTGGTAATTCGGTTTATGGTCAATCCAAAATTTCTATAACCTAAACATTGATTAGCTATTTCATTTTCTATAGGAAATGATAAAATACTTTTGTATACAGAAACTACTTCTATGGGAATAGAACCTGAAGGAACTCTAGTAGAAAGAATAATCGGACCGGTTCCATCTTCTAATAAACTGGCGCCGTCGTTTACTACCTGTTTGACTGTTGCCCAAATATATGTTCTGCCGTTACTAGGCAAATTCCTAGGTATAGGATTATAACCTCCGCCCGCCTGTTGTACAGTCCAATACGGTTTATTACCACTCAAAGCTCTATCTGAATCAATTAAATCTGATGCAGTAAAAAAACTATTTAAAAATGCAGGAGTAGAAATATTATATCCAAGTCTCAAACATTCATCAGTCCAATATTTTAAGCCATCATAGTCCGGATCTCTATATAGACCATATCTTGTTCCTGCTGTAGTAGAGTACGCAGAATTTCCCGTATATAATGGTAATATATTCAGTGCTTTGATATAGTATTGTTTAAAGGTATAATCACCTCTTGCCAAATCTACAAACTTTAAAATATCAAAACCTAAAACATCCTCTTCTTGTAAAAATTGAAGTCGATTTTGTTCATCAAAATACATACCATCAGGAGCTGAAAATTTTATTTTAGATCCAACTTCTACGTATTGTAAATTATTATCTGTATACTTAGAACCAACTTTATAGGTACCATTGCTATTGTAAAAATAACCTCTACTCTGTCCTGGAGTTTCATTAACTTCTTGCCACTTTAATCCTAAATAAATTAGACTAGGTTTTTCATAGTGATCATAATAAAACGATGAAAGTTTAGGACTGTTTATTATGGATGCTAGGTTATTTTTTAAAACACTAAAAATTTGATTCCTATTAACAAAGGTAAAATCAAAGAACTGTTCTTCGATTTCTTTGTAAAGTATTCCATCATCTCCAAAAATATTTGTCGAACTGGCTTTGCCTGTAACATCAATTAGATCAAAATATCTACTGATTCCGCTTGAAATTCTATTAACGCTCTTTACTTTAAGAATACCAGAACCTGCATTTAAAGGTCCTATATTGTAATCTTCAGCAGTGATCATCCTATTTTGTAGATAATAGGTCTGGGGTGCTTTTAATTTTATATCTGAATCTGATTCCGCACCAGAACTATTAGAAATAGTGTATTGAAGTCCTAATGTAACTGATAATGTGTGTTCTTGTCCTGAGACATTTTTATAAGGAACTAGAATAGTAATACCCGCTAGATCATCCGGTTTAATTACATAGGTTAAACCATTGCTCTGTCTATAAAATAATCTAAACTCCCCCTTGGGCAAATCTCCGAACACCCCATCTGTAAAATTTAAATCAATTTGATCATCTGCTCTAGAAGTTACTGAATACAAATTTTTCTGTAATTTGCTAATACTGTTATAGATAATATTATTTCCAACTACAGAAGGAATTTTTTCCCATAATGTTTCAAAATTTCCCTGTTTGTTTAATTGCCATAACCAAACATCTGTATCATTAATGTTTGGTGTATTGATTCCTATAATTTCATTTGGAACTGGATTACTAATATTGAAATTGGCTAAACTCAAATTGCCTTGCTTGAATAATAAAAAGAATCCGCTGTTTGCACTGCCCGATCCTTGTTTGTCATCTCTAAAAACTAAATTAAGCGGATTAGCTGGTCTTGGAGGACTTTCATAGATATAATCTTTACCATCGAATGTACAAGATACCACTTCAAATGTCATATTGGTATTGCTTACAGACTTAGTAAAGTTATACAAAGGAACATCAGTATTTACAGTATTAAAACTATAGGCTTCTGTTCTAATCCCATCAATATTTTTAAAGGATTTAGATGATCCGAATTTAGTTATTAATGCTGAATTTATAATGTTTATAAACTGTTGGTACCAATCGGCATTTAATCCATCGTTCCAAAGTATTGTTACATCTGATAAGTTTACCCCGTTTGAATCAAATACATTATCAGTTGTACTGATACCTGTTATTTTAAGAAGTCCACTAGCTGGAATATTCCTGTGCGGATTATAACTAATTAATTGAGCTAATTTTAATATACTATCTCTGCGCTGCGCAGTTTCTAAAAAATTTTCTCTGGCATTAAGATCTATCCTAAAACTTAAATTTTGCCCTAAAAAAGCAATTAAATCTATTAGAGCAATGTATTCACTCGATTCTATATAGTCATTAAAATCTTCAGGATAATTTTCCTGCAGATATGAAATCATTACCCTTCTAATAGTATCAAAATCATAACTTTTAAAATCAGCAAACTTGAAAGATTGATAAATTTTGGTCCAATCTTGATTTACTAATAATTTTTTTCTAGAATCAGGAATCATATCTGTATTTTATTATGTTTATAATATTTATTTTGCTATTATCTCAGTAGTTATTGAACCTTTAATCCTACCTTTTGATCAAATGCTAAACGCAAAGTAGCAGTCTCATTAGTACTTTTTATTAGTAAAGTTATCTCTACAAGATAACCTTGATCATATTCATTAATTTTAATTTCTAAAGGTGTAGTTCTAGGATCAAAACTACAGATATTTTTAATATCAGCGGTAAGCAAATCCCTAATTTGATCAGTTAATGGTTCCATAATAAGGTCCCAAATTATAGTACCAAACTCGGGATTCATAACTCGTTCTCCCTTTCTAGTATTAAAATGATTCAATATATCTTGCTTGATTAATTCAAAATCAAATAACTTTGCGTCGCTGTTGAGGTTATCAACCGTGCTAAAGCCCTTATAAATGTGCCTTCTCACATTGGCTTGGCTAACTGTGTAAGGAGTTGGAGATAATTCTATATTTTTGTAAGGCATTGACTATTTATGGTCCTGCAGAACCTGTTCTAATAGGGTTTCCACTTGAATCTGTCACTATACCGCCTGTACCTGAACTGAGTGTAGTACCTTTTAGTTGTCCTAAGAAACATTCATAATAACCTTTTTTCTTTGCCTTAATGTCAGGAGTATTAAATCCTACACTGGCACAAGCAGCTTCAAAATATCCACCATCATTAGTATTGGCTTTACATCTGTCTAACAAATATAAAACACTTACTTGAGCCGCTATTTCACTCTTGTTTAGCAAGGTAGGATCATCTAATAAAGAAGTTGGAGTAGGTAACAATCTTTTATCATACATTTGTTTGCTATATTTGGCATAATTTGCTCTACCGGTCAACTGAATATAGCCCCTACCAATATACTTACCACCATCGCCGGGTTGAGTATTACCAAGTCCTTTACCCTTATTTGTTTGGTATCCATACAAAAACTCAGGCAAACTGTTATTTGGATTTCCAGCATATTGCTGTGCTAGAGCCTGATCCCCTTTGAATACACTAGGGAATACCTGTAACAATCGTTGTGCTGAATAATTAAAGTTTTCTTCGACAAGTTTCCAACTACACTCGCCACCGGCTATACCTAATAGACTAGCCACAGCATAAGGACTAGTGAAACCTAATTGATTACAAGCATTTTTTAAAGCAGCTATTCCTGCCTGTGCAGAAGAATTATTGATATCTTTAGCAAATTTAGGATCACAAGTCCCTGCATTAACTTCAGGCTGATTGGCTGGTTGTTGCGGATCAGAGGCACCGCCAGCTGCACCAGCAGGGTTAGGAGCAATACCATCTTTTGTTCTATCGGCTAATGTTACATCAGTAGCGGCAGGGCTAAACTGAGCAGGGTTTATGTTTTCATGTTGATCCCAGGGCTCATGAGTAGGAACTCTCTGCATAATACTTTTAATCGGTTCAGATCTATAAAATATATTACCTTCCCATCCTTTCTTCTTTTCTCGATTTGGTAGGGTAAACAATGGAAGAATAGGAGGAGATTCTGCCTGCGTTGCTATAGCTGGTGAATCGGCCGCTGGGCCATTTAAATCTATTTGACTACCGGTCACATAGACATTACCATTAGCGCCTATATGTAACGACGCTCCACTGCCTATTTTTACATGATCTTCTCCGCTAAGATCTAGCCCACCGGAAGCACTAGCTACAAGATTTTTTCCTGTCAATAATTCTAAATTTCCTACTACGGTACTTTTATAAACTCCGCCAATAATTTGATCTTTATTTCCTCTTACACTGATTTTAGCATTATCTTCAACTGCTAAAAAATAGTATCCCCCAATATTGGTTTCATAATTTTTACCTGCTCTAACATGAATATTTCTCCCCGCTTCAAAATTTATATCTCTATCAGCCCTAAAATTAAAATCATGCTGGGTATGTATACTAACACTATCGTAAGCGAAAATATCTATCTTTCCATTACTGGTTAATTCTATCCAGGCAGTACCCCTACTGTTGCCAATATAAATCAAATCACTACTATTATGTAACAGCACTTGGTGTCCTGTACGAGTTCTTATTCTTACTAATTCATTTTTACCTTCAGCATCACCATCATCCATTATAAAGGTTGTACCCCCTAACCTGCTGACAAATGCTTCAATACCATCTCTAGATTTTGTTTTATAACCTATTTTGCCTCGTTTAGCACCATCTGAATCATCTATCGGGCCAGGAGTACTAATACCGTAAACTGAGTTAGGTACCTCACGCCTTGCTCCACTACTTGTTACACCCCTAATTACATCTTTCAAAAGTCCTTGATTTAATAATCTATCGGCAAAGGGATGTACAGGTTTAGGTTTTCCAGCTGGACTTGCCCCATCCTTTAAACTAGTCTTATGTCTTTCTGCTACGGGTAAGTATGAAGTTTGATACTTTCTCATCTGAGCATCTGTCATCAATACTTCAGTGCTGGCAGCTAGGCCTGGCAGCATGTGATTTTGAAAAGGATCTTGAACACAACCAAACCAATAACATTGATTAGCATCGCCACCGACAAAAATTACCATAACAGTAGTACCGATATCAGGAGGCACAAACCAAAATCCGTAACTTTTCTGAACATCGTTGAAATCACCAGGATTATTGCCTTCAAACCTTACTGATGTAAATCCCATAAATGGACTACAGTAATTCGCTACATAAACCTCTGCTTGAAACTCTGTACTACTGGGCACAGTTTTAATAAGAGCTACTTCAAGTCGACCCATATACATTGGATCTAAGTGATTAGTGACTTCAGCTAGAAATGGTCCTGCTGAAGGAGGGGGACTTCTTTTTCTTGTTTCAAAATTTTGAGTCATGATTTAACCGATGGAAGATTATAGGTTGATCTGCTTACTAATTTATCCAAGGGATTCTGTCCAACAGACTTAGATCCGAACCTACTGGTTACTGAACTTGAAGCATTATAATCTTGAACGAACTTATCACCAACTAAAGGATTTAACATAACTTTGCCAGATTGGATCCTATTGTTTAAAATTTCATTATCAATTTGATTTGTATCTTTCCTTAAATTGCTTAAAGGATTATTTTGTCCGGCAGGAGATTGTTGTAGGGCATCGAAAATGTTTTGTTTAGATACTAGAGATCTGCTAATATTATTAACGTTATTAGTGCCATATAAACTGGCAATCGCAGAAGCACCGCCAATAGCAGCAATTCTTTTTAGATTATCTATATTAGTATCAGGCAAAGGAGCAGCAGTATATGGTTGGGTGGCAGGTAAATTTTTAAATTCGCTGGAACTTATATATTCTAACTGTAGTCCTCTATCTAATTCTTCTCTTAGATCAATATTGTCAGGAACAGACTTAAAATCTGAAATCTGATTTGACATTTTACTAGTGAATTTACTGCTTAATCCAGACACCTTACTTAAATCAACACCTGCACGGGATCCTAGTCCTAGAGGATCTGCCTTACTACCTAATAAAGATCCTATCTTATCTCTCGAACTAGATAAAATATTACTTGATTGATTGAACAAATTTGAGGCAGAATCTATTTTAGTTGAATCAATTTTTGACGGCAATCCTGATACATAGGATAATTGTTCAATGGTTAGATTATCATCAGATCTTAGAATATTTGTTACACCTTCTCCTATTCCACTGCCTTTAGTCTTTACCATAAGATTTTGAGCAACATAACTAGATATCATGTCATTAGATAAATTTGCATAATCCACTTTAGAACCCCCAGGAAATAGTGTGTCTATAGTAGATTTAACTTTTATTGCATTTTCTATAGAACTTTGACTGAGTGACGCTAATCCAATTTGATTCAGCCTAACATTTCTAGAAAAATCTGTGGGCAGTGAGGATCCTATTTGACTACTTCCAGAATCTAAAGAATCGGAAGCTGAGAAAGAGCCTAGTAAAGAACTTTTTAGAACATTAGAATCCCCCCCTAATCCACCAGGCGAATCTACGAAGTTTACAGACTCGCCTGGATTTCCAGAGTCCGGAATACCTCTGTTGAATTGTTCTTCAAGGGTAGAACTATCAACTCTTTGTCCAAAATCAATGGCTTGAGTAGTACCTTCTTTAATCTTATCGTCATTATTAGGTTTAAGAAGTAGAAAATCTTTAGGATCTTCAATTGGTATTTGTTGATCAATCACCTGCCCTGGTACCCTAATCATGTCTAGTTTTTGATGAAATAGACCGTCCTTGAAAATACTTTGACACTTAGTAACCTTAAACACTCCAGAGAATGGAATTCTGTTAGAATCAAAATACATCATTCCACCTTCTTCAAAGCTCTTTATATCAATAGGATTCCTAAAGTTTACAGCAATTAAAACTTCTCCTCGTATATTTGCTGCTTCACCATCTTCGGTTTCGAGATGAGATACCATTGTAGGACTATAATTTCCTATACCGCCAGTTACCACAAAAAACGGATCTCCTAATATTTCTAATTCCCCTCTAGAAAAGGATACACTATTCATCATCTTTTCATGCATCACCCTTGCCAGCACACTGAACGGATCATTCTTAGGTAATCCAGCATTATAGGTATTGGGCATCAAGACTTCTGTGGCTCCTGGATCTGCTTTTTTAGAACTCTCCGGTACTGAGGAAGTTGAGGAAATAGGACTATCTTTGAAATTAGGCACAGGCTTTCCCGAATTCCTGGCAGCCGTTTTGGCACCCGGTTGATCTTTTTGACCGGCATCAACAGGCACGGCCTCAAAAAATAAATTATTAAATTGTATTTTAAAATTTCTTACTTCTGTATTTTTACCTGTATAGATATAATCATACTCTCTTAATACTGACCGTTTAAGCTTCTTTTCATCTGTCTTTACATTACCTAGATTAGGAATGCTGGAAAAATGACACCTATAAGGAGTAACCACGTAGGTGTAAACATGATCAGGTTCTCTGGTCTTTGGATTTATATTGGCCTTATTTCCAACTTCAACTCTAATCATAAAATATTCTATCATCCCGTCATCATCAACGGGCAGTTTTTCTATAATGTTACTAATATATTCACTATCTCTTATGATCGAGCCTATAATATCATGAATATTTGCACCTTCTGGAAATTGTGCTACACTTTGTTTGGGCTCATAAGGGACTTCTTCTTTGACAGACTCAGTTTGAACCTTTCTTTCTTGGGCTATCTTATAGGCATTTTTCCTTTTATTTTCTGCAGGATCTACCATCCTATAGATATTGCTGTCAACTCCTAGTTCTGCTAATTTAGAGCTTCCTATGACTCCTTCTCTATCTTCTATCCATGATGTTCCAGATAGCTTTTCAAACCTTATCTTATATTCATCATAACTTGAAGGAGTTCCAGATTTTTCTGCGTTTTGTATTTCCTGATCTGTTAAATTTAACATTAGGTCTTCTAATATTTCGTAGACCTTTTCTCCAGAAACCTTTGTAGCCTTTTTTAATCTACCTGCCTGTCCAAATGTTTTTTCATTATTAGGAATACATTTGACACTATATTTTGTACCTCTTTCAGTTACTTCAACTTCAGCACTGGCTATTTTTATAGGAAAAAATCTTGTGGCCTTAGGTACCTCTTCAGGTTCACCAAATTCAGAACTATCAGGATATCCCTTAAATTCCAATTTCAATAAGAATGTAGCTGCCTTATAGTTGGCATATCCTGCCTTAACTGCTGCTACATGAAGAGCTTCTAAAAATCCATTCATACTGTAAGGTTCGATAATATCGAAACGCATAGAGGTAGGCAATGTCATACCACTGTCTTTTGTAAAAGACATTGCTGTCTCAATTTCTGCGTTATCAATAAAAAAATCAAAGCGTCCAGGACTGTCCTTGTTAAATCCCTGTACAGCCTGCATATTTTCTAACCTACCTTTTGATCTAGCTACTTGCCTACCTTTCAACCCTAAATCATCCTGTATATCTCTTATATTTTTTTCTAATTCAATTTGCTGGGGATCTGGATTGGCTATACCTTCGGAACCTTTTCCGCCACTTCTTAAAATTAGTAATTCCTCAACGCTTCGTCTATATGCCTTAGGATCTTTAATATCTTCTTTATAGATAGCAGATAGTGTAAAATTATAAGTGCAAGACCTATAACTAGTCAAAACATTTTTCTTGCCAGTTATGGTAAATTCAGACTTTTTATCTTCATCTTTTGAGGCTGTATTACCAGTTTTCTCAGAAGTAAAAGTTTTTCGTTCTACCGTAGGATCATTAGATTCAGCAGGGGTAGGTACAAAGGCCGATTCATAACCTGTATAATTATATTGTTCTGCCATATTATCTAGATAAAACTTGATTTAAAACACTAAGTTTAGGCAGGTAGATCTTTACTCCTGCTTTTAGATCAAAAATAGGGTCCTTAATTAAATCTTTATTTCTTATAGCGAAAACCCACCATAATTTTGTATCTTTATATAAATCATAGGCCAATAAGTCCGGCCTATATTGATATAGTGATGTTACTTCAAATAAGATATCATCAGACTGACTAGGAATATTTGTAAATGATAGAACATCTAAATAATCATTTACTATTCCTGTTTTATAATACGGGCTTCTATAACTATAAATGGCCATGTTATAGATATCCTAGACCGTTAAACCCGCCATTAATATATTTGGTAACAGAAAATTGCTGCATTTCATTTCTACTATATACGGGTAAGACTGTTACAGAGATAGTGCTTAACACTGGTACACTCGATACTGTGTCTGATCCAAATTCACCTTGTGAATTAGCTTTTTTATAGGTAAAATAATCTACACTATCTGGATATTCAAATCTAAAATTTTGGATTACCACAGGTACATTATCAAACATAAAAGATCCATGTCCATTTAATCTACATACAGGAGGAGGAGCTCCTCTATCTACGTCGCTACCAAAACGCATTTTAGTTAAAGATCGAAGACAATGCATGGTGCTAATAAGAATATCAGCATCGTTTTCATTTGATACAGTGAATTTACCAGTTATAGAAATAGGATTTACCTTGCTTCTTTGATAAAAATATACAGTATAATTACTGTGAATAGGTGCAGATGTACCATAATCAGCCCCTACTTCAAATTGAATCTGAGGTGTATAAGGGAATAAAATTCCGTGATGTAGGCTTAAAGGTGCTGCTATTCCTTCTAAATATTTAGGTGGTACTTTTATTTTAACACGCAGATCTTTGCCCAATTTATTACCGCGTCTATCAATAAAGCTAGTTGTAGTTTTGAAATCAGTTACTTTTTCTGCTCCAGCGGTAACTCCCGGAGGCAGTCTTTCCTGTATATTAAAAACTTTATTATTATTAGAAACCCTAGATTCAAAGCCATTAGTAAGGTCGACTACTGAAGCATTTGAATATCTATCTGCTGTTTCTGCTTCACTGGCACTGGCATTTGTAGATGCTATACGATTTGTAGCCTGCTGATCAGCTACTCGTTGTTCCTGCTGTTCTACGCTTATAGGGGCAGGATCTACCGATGTCGCGAGCTGTGTAGTAACTGATATAGGAGACAATGTGGACATGATAAAAATTTGTTATTTTTTATTTACCATATAAATAAAGTGCGTTTTTCCATTGACAATCCCTACATTTTCTAGTACAATTCCAAAAAAAAGGAATAATAATACGATGACTGTACCTAATAAAAGAGTCAAATATCTAAACAATCGAGATCTACTATCAGAAATTCACAAAAGCAAATGCTCTTTCAGCAGTTTTTCACAAAAAGACTTTAGTCAACACGATATTATTGTTGCTGATCTCAAAAAAATTACACAAAAAATTATATTAGAAGCCAAAAAAAATCGTGCCAAGCGAATAGGAATTAAAAATTTTATCATAGAACGTGATCAGGGAAATAAAAAAGTCAAATTAGCAGACCTAATACCAGATTATAAAAAAATCCCTAAAACTGATATTATCTTCAGAATAATGACCTACGATCATATTCCACTTAGCCCAGGTAGAAAAAAAAGCACCAAAACAACTTCCGATGCTCACGAAAAGATAAACTTCCCCCCGTTTCAACACTGGAAATTTAACGAAGAAGATGAGCTTGTTTGTGTAGGTAAAAGTCATTGGAAAGGCGGAATGAAAACTGGAAAATTTTCTAAAGAACATGGACGCATTACCGAAGAACTAGGTAAGATGTTTATCAAACTTTCAGAAAGGTATGCTCAACGTAGCAACTGGCGTGGCTATACTTACATTGACGAAATGCGCGGGCAGGCTATTCTGCAACTCAGTCAAATTGGTCTACAGTTTGATGAATCAAAATCAGAAAATCCATTTGCTTACTATACAGCAGCGGTGACAAATTCATTTACTCGTATTTTAAATATTGAAAAGAAAAATCAAAATATCAGAGACGACATGTTGATAGAAAACGGATTAACTCCAAGCAGTACAAGACAGCACGCTCATGAGTTCGCAGAAGAAACAGCTAGACAAGCTAATTTATATAAAAATACAAGATTACCGAAAGCCGAAGAAAACATAGAAGATGAAGAGGAAACTACTTGACATTTATATCTGTAGTTGCTATTATGCCACTGAGGAGTTTCTATGGCATTGTTTAAAAAGGTAGCATGTTTCACAGACTTACATGTAGGTGCTAAATCAAATAGCACAGTCCATTTACAAGACTGTGAAGAATTTGTAGATTGGTTTATTGAAAATGCCCAACGTGAAAATTGCGAAACCGCAATCTTTCTCGGAGATTGGAGCCATAACCGAAACAGTCTAAATTTATACACATTAGATACAAGTTTGAGATTATTAGAAAAACTTGGCGCAGCATTTGAACAATTCTTTTGGTTTCCAGGCAATCACGATCTGTTCTATAAAGATAAACGTGATATTCACAGTTCAGCATTTGGCAGGCATATTCCAGGCGTTACTGTCGTAGACACTGTGACCACTCTAGGTGATGTAACTTTAGTTCCCTGGTTGATAGGTGACGAATGGAAAGCAATGAAAAGCGTAAAGAGCAAATATGTGTTCGGACATTTTGAACTACCGAAATTTATGATGAATGCCATGGTTCAGATGCCCGATCACGGCGAACTTCGTGCTGAAGATTTTCGAGGTCCTGACTATGTGTTTAGTGGGCACTTTCATAAACGTCAACAGAACGGTTGTGTGATATATATAGGCAATGCCTTTGCTCATAATTATTCAGATGCTTGGGATGATGATCGAGGAATGATGACCTTAGATTGGGGTGGAGAGCCAAAGTTTCACAACTGGGAAAATGCTCCGAAATTTAGAACAATCAAACTCAGTGACCTCATTGATCGCAAAGATGAACTGATGAAATCAAAAATGTATCTAAGAGTGAACCTAGATATAGATATAAGTTTTGAAGAAGCTAACTTCATTAAAGAAGAATTTACAAAAACATATGATATAAGAGAAATGAGTCTTATTCAAGATAAAAGTAACTTAGAAGCTTCTTATGAGGACAATCCAGATACTAAATTTGAAAGCATAGATCAAATTGTATCCGAGCAACTGACCAATTTAGACAGCGGTAATTTTGACAAAAAACTATTAATGGACATTTACAATGACCTTTAAAATTCAATCATTAACAGTGAAGAATTTTATGAGTGTGGGCAATCAAACTCAAGCCGTTGATTTTGATCAAGAGCAGTTGACCCTGGTGTTAGGATCTAATCTTGACCTGGGTGGCGATGACACAGGTTCCAGAAATGGCACAGGCAAGACCACAATAATCAACGCCTTGAGTTATGGCCTATATGGTCAGGCATTGACCAACATTAAAAAAGAAAATCTAATCAACAAGATCAATAATAAACATATGTTGGTCACAGTTGAATTTGAAAAGAACAATCTAAATTATCGCATCGAACGTGGTCGTAAACCCAACATTCTCAAATTATTTGTCAACAATCAAGAAATTACCGCAGACAATCAAGGAGACGATGAAAGCCAAGGTGACAGCAGAGAAACACAAAAGTCAATTGAACAAATGTTAGAAATGAGTCATACCATGTTCAAACACCTTGTGGCTCTCAATACCTATACCGAACCTTTCTTGGCCATGCGGGCTGCTGATCAACGTGAAGTTATTGAACAACTGTTAGGCATAACCCTATTGTCAGCAAAGGCAGAAGAATTAAAAAATCGTATAAAAGAAAACAAAGATTTAATTGCCAGAGAAAATTTTAGAATTGAAGGTATCAAATCAGCCAACGAAAATGTTCAGAAGAGTATAGAAAGTCTAAAACTAAAAAGTTCGGCGTGGTTCAATAAACATGACCAAGAATTAGAATCATTAGGTCGTGCCATTGTTAATCTTGAAGCAGTAGATATTGAAGCGGAGATACAGGCGCATACAGCCTTAAAAACGTGGTCGGACAATGATAAAAAATTAACCGGCTTAAGAAAACAAAAGGCAACTTTGGAAACTGCTGTCATGCAGGCAGAAAAGACTGTGAAAAAATACACAGCAGAAGTAGAAAAATTAAAAGATCATAAATGCCATGCTTGCGATCAAAAACTTCAAGATCATAAACATAAAGAAATGTTAGATGATGCTATCAAGCATAAGATAGAAGCAGATGAATATGCTTTAAAAGTAGTCAATGACTACGGACTTGTTGTCAATGACATTGAAAAAATCGGCAACCAAGGAGCAAAGCCTACTACATTTTACGAAACTGAAGCAGAAGCATTAGGTCATAAAAACAATTTAGGCAACTTAGAAAAGGCACTGATACAAAAATCAGAAGAATCCAATCCCTATGAAGAACAAATTGATGAACTAAAAAATTCTGCCATACAAGAAATAGACTGGACAGTAATAAACGAATTGACCAAGTTGCGTGATCATCAGGACTTTCTTTTGAAATTGTTGACAAATAAAGATAGTTTCATACGAAAGCGTATTATCGATCAAAATCTTTCATATCTTAATAAAAGGTTAAGTTATTATATTGACAAATTAGGATTACCGCATCGTGTGGTGTTTCAAAATGATCTCACAGTGGAAATAACTCAACTGGGACAGGATTTAGACTTTGATAATCTCAGCAGGGGTGAACGTAATAGATTAATTTTGAGTATGAGTTTTGCCTTTAGAGACGTATGGGAAGGACTATACCAACCTATCAACTTATTATTCATTGATGAACTTGTCGATTCGGGCATGGATTCAGCTGGTGTAGAAAGTGCTTTGGCAGTATTGAAAAAAATGGGCAGGGAACGTAATAAGAATATATACCTTATCAGTCACAAAGATGAGCTACAGGGCAGAGTAAACAACGTACTAAGAGTAGTAAAAGAAAATGGATTTACTAGTTACTCAAACAGTTTAGAATATGTCAACTGAAAAAATAGACGAATATAGAAGACTTTACTCAGAATACATCAGCCTAAGTGTAGATTTACATAACTACCATTTAAGTTTTCTAAAATACAAAGGAGGAGAGACAGGAAGATCTTGTAAACGTACAATTAAAAAAATGAGGAAAATATTGTACTACATGGATAAAATAAACTTTTTTGTTAGACGAGAACATTTAGATAATTGGAAAGCAGAAGTGGAAAGTAGAAAAACCATACAACCAGATGGTACAATTAAAGTAAAAAGAAAAACACCCTACAAGAGAAAAGCAAAAAATGGAAACAACAACAACACAGCTACAAAAATTGTTTGAAGAATTTATAAAAGAAGATACTAAATTTACCAGCGGCAATGCAGCAGCAGGAACTCGTGCTCGTAAAGCTCTAGCAGAAATTTCTAAAACCGCCAAGGCTAGACGCAACGAAATTACAGAAGAAAAAAATGCTCGTAAGGAAGCTAAGGCAACCAAATGATTGAAAATAAATTCAACGACTTATGTTGCAAAGTATGCGGTGGAAACACTAAAGTTTATGGTATAGTAGACTTCAACAAAAGTTGCGAGGAATTGAATGGTAAATTTTTACCTTACTCAGGGCAAGCTGTTTATTATCATCAATGTACCAACTGCCAATTTATTTTCACAACAGACTTTGACAATTGGACATTGACAGATTTCTCAGATAAAATCTACAACGATGATTATGAATTAGTTGATCCCGAATATTGGGAAACTAGACCTAAAAATCTAGCTAAATGGATTCAACCCTTACTTAACGGTAACAAAGAACTAAACATTTTTGATTATGGTGCAGGAACCGCGGTGTTTGGTGATGAATTAGAAGATCAGGGATATACAGTTGATTCTTGGGATCCATTATGGGAAGACCCGTTAGACGAAAGTAAAAAAAATTCTTATGATGTTGTTACAGCATTTGAAGTCTTAGAACATAGTCCTACTCCTTTTGAAACAGCTAAGGAAATAGCTGATTTCAGTAAAAAAGGAGAAGGACAATTAGTTATTATGACTTTAGCTAATGATATCATTAGAGGTGAAGGGGTAAACTATTGGTATTTGGCTCCAAGAAATGGACACGTTTGTATGCATAGTAATAAAAGTATAGAAATTTTATTCGACAAATTAGGAATGTATGTTCAACATCTAGCTCCAAATACTCATATAGTTTCATGGAAATAGATGTCATGGTATTATAAAAATGAAATAATAACCGAATTACCTGACACCACTGTAGGATTTGTATATATTATAACAAATAAAATTACAGGCAAAAAGTACATAGGCAAAAAATTATCTAAATTTAGCAAAACCACATACAAAACAATAAAATTAAAAAACGGCACAAAGAAAAAGAAACGAATCAAATCAAAAATAGACTCAGACTGGCAGACATATTACGGCTCAAACGATCAACTTTCAAAAGATGTAGCACAATTAGGCACAGACAAATTTCATAGAGAAATATTATATTATTGTAAATCAAAAGCAGAATGTTCATACATTGAGGCACGAGAACAATTCACAAGAAAAGTATTAGAATCAGACGAATATTACAACGGACAGATTTCTGTTCGTGTCCATGGCTCCCATATTAAAGGCAAATTACTCGGTTAAAGGCTAGCGCAGGCTAAATTCATGCGCCCTAGACCTGGACTTCGTGTCGCAGGGATGGATCGCTCACCGCCGAAGTGAGAACTCAACCACTACCCTACCCGGATGAAGATCACTAATCGCCGTGATTTGGTTGTTTGAATAGGTTAAACCCAAGGCAAAAAGACGCTCTTAATAGAGCACGTTTTACAAGTATGATAGCGTATACGTGTAAAGCCGCCGTTGTATGAAGACTGGGATGGAGGTACCGGACAACCGCCTCTGCTAAACACCCTAACGCTGTGTGACTATGCTACTCAGATGATGCCAAACTTCGCCCGCCCTGGGCGAAGTGTGACCACTTAATCTAGATGATACTAAAAGACAAAAACGCTTCGAGTCTCGTAGACGAAGAAGCGAACGAACGCAGTTCGTTCATAAATATTAAAATATCAATACAAAAAATGAAATTATCAAATATTATTATAGAACAACATTTAAAAGATGGATTAATTCTATTAGAGTCTGTATGTCAAAATCTGACTGAGGAACAATCTAGGATTATTAAGGGAATTTATAATGAATTTAAACCTTTAATAGAAGCAAGTTTAAGCCAAGATCAGATACTACAAGTATTCACAGGTGTTGAACAACAGGCAACAGGATCGGGTAATAATAGGACACTGATAGGTAAAGGGGTTGATCTTAAAAATCAAGTAAACGATATAATCAATAAAACAGGGCAATGGCTTCAAAATACCGCTCCGGTACAGTTCGCTGATCAGAAGTTTGAAGAACTTAAAACAAAAGTTGCTGCTAAGTTCCCTAACTTAGATCGTCAACTTACTGATCTTGGTACCTGGATGAAAGACAATCCAGGTAAAAGTGCTGCTATCATTGGCGTATTAACTGCTATTGCTTCATTGGCGGGTGGACCTGCAGGTGGTGCTATAGCTGGACAGGCTCTTAGGGGTGCTGCTGAACTTATAAAAGGTGAAAAACTTTCAACTGCTGTTGGAAAGGGTATTAAAACTGCGGCATTAGGTTATCTTTCAGGTAAAGCATTTCAGATGCTTGGCGACTGGGTAGGTAGTTTTAGAGAACAATCAATACCATTTGGTCCGGAAAATACTGGCCTTGAAAAAGTTAGTTGGGGTGCTCGCAGTTCGATTACAGGTCCTGGAATGGAATGGACAAGGACTACACAGGGATTTAACGCATTAGTTCGTCCTCAAGAAGCAGAAGTCATTAGAACAGCAATGGCAGGAATCAAAGCAGGAGAACCTGGTGCATTTGATACATTGTATAAGGTAGCAAGAGAAGTAAACTCAAAAGAATATAAGCAGGCCTTAAATGGTGTAGTTCAAGGAGCCTGGGAAGCAGCTAAGTCTAATGATAGTATACTTCAATTTATTAACGTTACAAAACAAGGATTGCAAGCAGGTGCGCAAGGTGCTGTTGCAGCGTCAACTGGCAGCAAATCTACTACAAAAACAGAAAGTTTAACTAAATCCACAATAAACAAATTATTTTATAATGTAGATCGAGCCAATATGGTATTAGATGAAGGTATATTTGATAAGATTAAACAATTTGGTCAAAACTTAACCACTAAGATCACCGCAGATAAATTAAAAACAGCGTGGACTAAGGCAGGGTCTCCTACAGATAGCGATCAAGTTGCACATTTTTTAAAACAGGCCGGTGTAAATGACACTATAATTTCTAAGGTGTTTGGTGATATGAATATTTCTTATTCGGGAAAAACAACACCTTCAACTAACAATCAAACGGTAAATACCAATGATATTGTAGTGAGAATACAAAAACTAACTCCTGCGCAACAAAAAGAAATTTTAGCCTTACTAGGGAAATAACATGAGAATAACTGAAATATTAAGTGAAAATCAAATTGACGAAGGATTCAAAGACGCCCTAGCAAAAGGAGTAGGTGGAGTAGCACAAGGTATTGGAGCCACAGCAGGTGGATTGGCAGGGGCTTGGGGACGTATGAAACAAGGTTATCAGGCAGGAAAAGCAGCCGTAGCTAATCCCGATGCTTACTTTGCTCAGCAAGACCAGCAGCCTATTGCAGCGAATACTGCTACAAATGCTTCTTCAACAACACCACCTACAGGTTCTGCTACAACACCTCCAGCAGGCGCTCCGGCACCAACTCCTGCTACAACTACAGCTCCTGCTCCTCAAGCCACGCCTGACGAATTACAAGACCTTAAGAATATTATTGGAAAATTAAATCCTGATCAAAAACAAGACATAGCAGCACAATTGACCAAACCTGAAATACAACAACCTTCAGAGCCTGCAGCTACACCAGCTCCTGCAGCTACACCAGCTCCTGCAGGTACAAGTGTAGACATAGGACAGGTTAAACAACAAAGTGCTCAAAAGGCACAGGCAGCACAGGCTGACAAACAAACAGCTCAACAACAAATTGCCGCGACTCAAGCAGCTAATGCAGCAAAAGCCAAACAAGATGCGGCTGTAAAAGCAGCAAAGGACACTGCTATGGCAAAACCAGGATTCCAACAGACAGCAGCGGACAAGTTAGCCATACAAAAAGCACAGCAAATGGGCATCAGAGAAGCAGTTAAGGAAAGCAAACAACCTAAAAAACCTGCTCCTAAACAACCAGCCAAGAAACCTGTTCCAGGTAAGAAGAAAAAAATAGTTGTAGAATTTAACAGTAAATTTTTAGGACAAAAGATTTAGAAGAAAGGTAGTCCTGTTTCTTTAGTTGTGGCTAGATTAGCTTCTACAAGTTTACCAATAAGTTCTCTATCTTCTGGTGTTAATAAATGAGCCTGATTAAAATCTAATCCTCCCCTCATAAACCAACTTAATTTTAAGAGCTCCTCTTTTAAGGCTTTTGTATTTTTTTCATAGCTCTTTACTAGATCCTCGATTTCACTTACATCGAGGTACAAAAGCCTTATACGAAAAAAGTTGCTGGATCAAAGGTTAGTGGAATTGTAATAGTTTCCCCTTGCGCTCCCTGTTCGCGCATTTGTTCAGTTACAGGTATAGTTATAGGTTTGATTGTATTTTGTTCTTGAAGTTGTTGAATATGAGTTTGAATTATACTGAATATTTCTTTATCTGTGTTTTCGACAAATTCTCTAATGAATTCTGGATTATCAACTGATCCTTCATTAGTATCAATTCTAAAAATGCTATTAGCTACCATACCTAATGTAACTTCTGTTAATTTTGAAAAACTGGTTTTAAAAATTTCCTGTTTTTGTTCTTCAGTTAACTTTTCATCATTCACAGCCTGCATTATCTTTTGTGTTTCAAAAGTTTGGATGGCATTTTTTGTCATTTCTTTATAAAACAACGGTCTAACATACACAGTCATATTTTCATGAACAGGTATAACTGTATTCCAGGATACATTATTTAGAATATCGTCCATAACAAGTCTTAGATCGACTTGATAATCATATTCTATATCTTCACTAATCTTCACAGGCGTAGACATCATTTCACCATAGGTAGCTAGCCTGATTGACAGCAGTAATAAATCTAAATCAATGCTAGGGACGTACCAAGCATTTTTTATAGATGGGATACAATGTTGAATAACATCTACCACTGCTTGACCATTCATTAAGGCATCAGGAATATTGAGTAATAATTCATCTTTAGCTGTCATACTATATACAGCAATCTGTTGATTTTCGGGCAAATCTAAAGTACCGTCGGGCCAAAATTGACCTTGACTAGGTAAACTGATATATACCTTAGGCTGACGCATGAAAGATGTCAGCGGATTTTTAACCATATTTTGAACCATCTGCAACTCCGATAAATAAGTTGTACCCCTGTGGATATATTTATATACTAACATAACCGGCAAAAATAATGGCAGACGTAACTGGACGAATAGGTGGAGAAGATGTAGTTCTTAATAATGCAGCCACTGAGGCTACGTTAAAACTCTTGCTTCAAGCCACAATGGCTGCAAATAAGCAGAGCCTGAGCACCATTCAAAATCTAGCTCAAAAAAGCGGGCTCAGTCCGGAAGCAGTACAGGCAGCTAATTCTGCTCTTAATCAAACGCAAGCGGCTGGCAGTAAAGTAGGTAAAGCCTTTGAAGCACTGGGATTTGTAGCAGGTGCTCTCAGCAGTACATTTCGAGAAGCAGCCAACTTAGGTGAAAAGATTGCCAGCGGAACGTCGCAGGCTAGTGATGTATTCAATAGTTTTAGTAAGATTAGCGGGCCAGTTGGGGTTGTAGCAGGACTGTTTCAAAAGATGTCGCAATTCCAACAGGATCAGTTGGCTAACTATCAGGAATTATCTAAGGTCGGTATATCATTTGGCGGTAGTCTAACTGATTTAAGAATGCAGGCTAGCCTCACCTATATGACCATGGGTGAATTTAATAATGTTGTAAAGACCAACGGTGAGACCTTTGCTCGAATGGGAATTACGGCAAATGAAGGTGCTAAGGCGTTCGTTAGACTGAGCAATGAATTATTAAAAAGTCAAGCGGGAACCAATCTTCAGGCATTAGGTTACACTACTCAAGAAGTAAATCAAGGCATGTTAAATTACATATCTATGACAGGTGGTAGAACACGCCAAGAAATGCAGGATCAAAAGGCATTAACAGCGGGCACAGTAACTTATCTGCAGGAACTAGATCAGCTGGCGCAGATAACAGGTAAAAACAGACAGGAGATGGAAAAGAAGCTTCAGGAAGAAATGAATGAGGCAGAATTTCAATTATTTTTAGGATCTAAGTCTAGAGAAGAACGAGAAGCCATTGAACAAAATGTCAAGAGAGCTACAGCTCTCTATGGAAAAGGCGGAGCAGATATCGCCAAGGCTAACGCAATGGGAGTGGCAACACAAGGAGAAGCAGGTAAGAAACTTGAAGCGGTAAGTTCTGATACTGCCGAAGCTGTTCGTCGCGATTTGGAATTAAGAAAACAATACGGAGCAGATAGTAAACAAGTACAAGACAATGAGATAGCAGGTAGAAAAGCCAATGCTAAGAGTATGGGGGAACTAGCCGGTCCTGTTGGATATTACAGCGGTATTTTGAAAGATAACGGCGATGCTGTAAAACAAGCCAATAAAGATAGGCTGCTAGCAGACGGTGAAATAGAAGAACAATATAGTAAACAAGCTAAAGAACGAGAAGAAAGAGAAAAAAGTCAAGCCAAGTCTGCTGTAGAAACTAAAAAGGCTCTTGATGAATTAGGACAAGAAATACTAGCGGCTACATTACCTGTAATAGAAGCCTTTAGTCCTTTAATAAAAACTTTTATTACAGGACTTACTGGACTACTTACTCCTGTGGCTAAATTGGCACAGGCAATTACTCAAAGTGAAGTTTTAATGGGTGTACTTAAGACAGCAGTAATAGGTTTGACTGCTGTCTTTGTTGCTGCTAAGGTGGCTCAATTAGGTAAAACGGTGGCTACGGGTGTTGGAAACATCTTTAAAAGTGGTACAAATATAGCGTCAGGCGCCATTGAAGGATTTAAGAAAGGCGGCATAAAGGGAGCATTAGCTGGAGGATTATCTGCAGGAGTAGGAGAAGCTACCGGAGCACTAGCAGGTCCTTTAGGGTCAACACCCCAAAATCCAATGTACGTATCTATAGTATCGGGTGGAGCAGGTGGCGGTGTTTTTGATCAACTGATAGATAAGTTAGGTCCCAAAGGCGGTGGTGGCAGCAAAATAGGAGATCTAGCTGGAAAAATTGGAGAAAAATTAAGCGGTGGACCCGGTGGTAGCCTTGTAGAAAAAATAGCAGGTAAAGTAGGTGGATCCCAAGGCCTTAGTAAAATACTAGGAGGTGCTGGATCATTGTTAGGCAAAGTAGCTGCGCCTTTAGCTATAGGAATGACAGCCTATGATGCCTTCAAAGGATTTACAGCAGATAAAAACGCCAGCTTCGGAGATAAAATGATGAACGCTGGTAGTAGTGCATTAAATGGACTGACCTTTGGATTATTAGGTTCTAGTCCGGAAGAAATAGCGGCTAAGGCTACAAAGTCTAAAGAAAAGGAAGAAGTATCTGAATCTACTCAATCAGAAAAAGAAAAGTCAGCCAATCAACAATCTATAGAATCTCTAGCAGAAGAAATAAGTGACCTTAACAAAATTATGACAGAATTGTTAAAACATACAAAAGATATGGCTGAATATAGTAGGAGAACTAGTGATGGTGTGAAATCACTTAATCCAAACTTATTCCCAAGTTAAAGTAAATACTATATGTCATGGAAAAAATATTTTACGCCTGTTAAACAACAGGGAGGTACACTAAGTGTTATAAGTGGAACTTCAGGTTACCATACTAACCCAGCACACAGAAACTACTCTAGCTATCTCCCAGATGTATATTCTGGTCATCCTAATCGTTTAGAACGTTACGGTCAATACGACACTATGGATAGTGACAGTGAAGTTAATGCGGCATTAGACATCTTAGCCGAATTTTGTTCCCAACAAAATGAAGAAAATGGAACTCCGTTTAGAGTATTCTTTAAAGATCAGGCAACTAATGCTGAGATAACAGTCATAAAAAAATATCTACAGCAATGGTCAAAATTAAACAAGTTTCAATTAAGAATTTTTAAAATTGTTCGTAATGCTTTTAAGTATGGAGATGCTTTTTTTGTAAGAGATCCTGAAACGCAAAGTTGGTTATTTGTCGATTCTGCAAAAGTTGATAAAATTATTGTAAATGAATCAGAAGGTAAAAAACCTGAACAATATTTTATTAGAGATTGGAATCCTAATTTAGAGACTTTGGCAACTACTGCTATAAATCCTAGTAATGTTACAGGAGGGGGTAGTCAGTATGCAAGTTCCTATGCTGGAAATGCAGGAGGAGCTGGCTATAGTAGAGGAATGACTGGTGCTTTCCCTACAAACATTTCCGGTACACGGTTTGATAAACATCAAAATCAATTTGCTATAGATGCTAAACATGTAATTCATATAAGCATGAGTGAAGGATTAGATAATAATTATCCCTTCGGAACAAGTTTATTGGAAAGCATCTTTAAAGTTTATAAGCAAAAGGAATTACTAGAAGATGCGATTATTATATATCGTATTCAACGAGCTCCAGAACGTCGTGTATTTTACATTGATGTAGGTAATATGCCTAGTCATATTGCTATGAGTTTTGTAGAACGAGTTAAGAACGAAGTTAATCAGCGTAGAATTCCTAGTATAACTGGCGGAAGTCAGTCAGTGATTGATGCTGGTTACAATCCATTATCTATTAATGAAGACTATTTCTTTCCGCAGACAGCAGAAGGTAGAGGATCAAAGGTAGAAGTATTGCCTGGTGGGACCAATTTAGGAGAAATCGATGATCTCAAATACTTTACCAATAAGTTATTCCGTGCTTTGCGCATACCTAGCAGCTACCTACCTACAGGCCCAGATGATGGAGGTAGTAATTTCAACGATGGAAGAGTTGGAACTGCTTATATTCAAGAACTTAGATTTAACAAATATTGCGAACGATTACAAAGTTTAATAAATGAACAATTTGATACAGAATTTAAATTGTTTATTCACAATAAAGGACTAAATGTAGATCCTAATTTATTTGATATTAAATTTAATCCACCGCAAAATTTCGCTGCCTACCGTCAAGCAGAAATGGATACTGCCCGAGTAAACACATTTAATACAATGGTAGCTATACCATTTGTTAGTAAGAGATTTGCTATGAAACGTTTCTTAGGTATGACTGCAGAAGAAGTTGCCGAAAACGAACGTATGTGGAAAGAAGAAAATATCGATATTGGTACAGAACTTCCTGCTACTGCTGAACTTAGAAGTGTGGGTGTAACCAATGCCGGGATTACCAATGATTTAAGCAATATTAGCGGAGCAACGACCCCGCCTCCTCCTACTGCTAATGCTCCTGAGGCAGGCGCTGCAACCGCAGCACAACCAGAACCTACTGTATAAATATTCTTATGTTTTTAAGAGAATTTATATATTTCAACAATAAGACTCCTAACATGGTGGATGATGGCCGCTACCTATCTGATAATGATTCTTCTATTCTAAACCCTGACGATTTAAGAAAAACAAGATTAACATTAAAAATGTTAAAAGAACTTAGATTAGCAGGTGAAGCCAGAGAAAAAGAATATAAAGAAGAAATGGGCCTTGTTAGAAAAATGTATGCTGTTCCTCCCCCCCAACCTACTTAAAATTAATTTTTTTATTCAAAAATGCCTATTTTAGGCCTATTTTCTACCGAGTTTTTAATCAATTTGTAAATATCCTTACAGCCTTGCCGCTACCATTTAAGGAGAATACAAGTCATGACGAAGTTTGAACAACTTCTAGACTACATTGTGAACGAAGAACATGATAAGGCCAATGAGCTTTTCCATGAAATCGTTGTAGAAAAATCTAGAGAAATTTACGAAAATTTAATTGCTGAAGAAGAAGATGAAGAAATGGATGAAACTGCTGATGAAGAAGCAGATGAATCCGTAGATGAAGCAGCCGATGAGGAAATGGATGAGTCCGATGAAGAAATGGATGAATCTGCTGACGAAGATATGGATGAAGCAGCCGATGAAGAAGCAGACGAAAGTATGGATCTAGAAGATTCATATATGATGGACGGTGATGACGAAGAACCAATGGGCGGTATGGACGACATGGGCGGTGACGCTACAGATGATCTAGAAGGTGATGTCAGTGCTGACAGTCCAGAAGAAGAATTAAAGATGAGCATTAAAAATGCTATGGCAGAATTACAAGCAGCATTCGATGCAGCTAAGGATATATCTGGCAACAGTATGAGCGGTGATGATGAATTTGCTGCGGGTGCTGACGATGAAATGGGTTCAGACGATGATGAAAAATTAGAAATGATGGGTTTTATGGAAGGTCGTCGCTTGACTCGCGAATATGTTGAAAAAGTAGGAAATGACTGGGATAAAGGTAGTAACATGAAGCAGCAGGCCAAGCACGTAGGTGCAGGTTCTGGTGATACTGAAAGCGCTCCAGTAGAAGGTCGTAGCCCAATTAGCAGCGGTTCAGGAAAGCCTAACACAGGTGCTAATGCTAAAAACCTAAATCAAAGCCATCACGAAGGCGGTAGCCCAACTGGTACAAGTCCAGCAGGAAAAGCCGGCGGATTCTTAAGCAATGCTAAAGAGGACAACGGTGGTAACGGAAACGTCCCTGGTGGAAAGATGGGTGTAAAGAATCTTAAGAAGGTCAGCGGGGGTCACGGTGCTGAAAAGAAAGGTTCTGGTCCAGGTCCGGTAGGTTCAGGAACAGGTGATAAAGCAGGTCAAACAAGCATGGGTAACCAAGCACAATTGATTAAGCATATCAAGTAAATAGAGAATTTGGATGAAATTAACTTACCTACGTGAGCATTTAAGTTTTGATCAAGCTCAAGCTGTTTTGGAAAGCGATGACAAAGAAGGTCGTAATCTTTACCTAAAGGGCATTGCTATTCAAGGTGGTATTCGTAATGCTAATCAACGGATATATCCAGTTGATGAAATTGAGAGTGCAGTAAAAACGTTAAATGATCAAATACAAAGTGGTTACAGTGTTTTAGGTGAAGTAGATCATCCAGATGACCTAAAAGTAAATTTGGATCGTGTCAGCCACATGATTACACAAATGTGGATGGAAGGTCCTAATGGATATGGGAAGATGAAAATTCTTCCCACTCCCATGGGCAACTTGGTTCGGACTATGTTAGAAAGCGGTGTAAAACTTGGTGTTAGTTCAAGAGGCAGCGGAAACGTTGATGATTATTCTGGCAAAGTATCCGATTTTGAAATCATTACAGTCGACATAGTAGCCCAACCAAGCGCCCCAGGTGCTTACCCCACTCCTGTTTATGAGCATTTGATGAATATGAGAGGTGGAAGTAAGGCATTAAAGGTAGCACAAGAAGTTAAAGAAGATCCAAAGGCCCAGAAATATTTGAAGGAAAGTCTCCTTCAGATCATCAAAGGTCTAAAATAAGCCCGAGGAGAAATATAAATGTTGGACGCATTCAAAAAATTAGTTGAAAGTGGAGCGATTTCGGAAGATGTAAGTTCCGAATTACAATCTGCTTTTGATACTAAGCTTCAAGAGAATCGCGACCAAGTTACTGCTGAACTTCGTGAAGAATTCGCTAAGAAATACAACCATGATAAGTCTCTTATGGTTGAAGCGATCGACAAGATGTTAAGTGACAGATTGGCCGCAGAAATGGCTGAGTTATATGAAGACAAAAAAGCACTAGCCGAAGTAAAAGCGCAATACACAAGACGTATTAGCGAAGATGCCAGAAAGCTAGAAGGATTTGTAATCAAACAACTAGGCAAAGAACTCGTAGAATTTCAAGGTGATAGAAGGAAAGTATCTGAGAATTTTGCGAAATTAGAACAATTTGTTGTACATGCTTTGGCAAAAGAAATAAACGAATTTGCTATTGACAAGCGTGATTTAGCTGAAACTAAAGTAAGACTTATTAGAGATGCAAAAATTAAATTTGAAGATATTAAATCTAAGTTTATTAGTCAAAGTGCGAAAATTGTAGAAAATGTTGTAAAAGAAAAATTATCTTCTGAAATTTCACAATTGAGAGAAGACATAGAAAGTGCTCGTAATAATGATTTTGGTCGTAGAATTTACGAAGCATTTGCGCAAGAATATGCCGGTTCATATCTAAATGAAAAGTCTGAGACAAGCAAGTTGTTAAAGATAATTCAGAAAAAGGATCAAGAACTAGCAGAAGCACAAGAGGCTATAGCTGTTAAACAAACTCTAGCTGAATCTAAGGACCGCGAATTGCGTGTTACTAAAGATTTAATGGAACGTAAACATGCTATGTCCGAATTGCTGGCACCATTAGGTGCTGATAAAAGGGAGCTGATGCATACGCTTCTTGAGTCTGTACAGACAAAAGATCTTGCAAAAGCATATGAGAAATACCTACCAACAGTAATGGAAGGCGAAACAAGAAAAGTAGAAAAGAAAACTACTCTTAAGGAAAGCACTGAAGTGACTGGAAATCGTGAAGCAAAGCCCGAGGTAGGCTTCGACAACATTATTGATATCCGCAAACTTGCGGGGTTGTCAAAATAATATTCAAGGAGAAGACATAAAATGTCAAAACTTTTAAATGAAAGATGGTCAGAGACCAAAGACGCTCTGCTTGAAGGCCTACAAGGTAACCGTCGTCAATCCATGGCAGTTTGCTTGGAAAACACACGTCGTTATTTGGCTGAGGCTGCAACAGCAGGTGCAACCAGCACAGGTAACATCGCTACATTAAACCGTGTGATTCTGCCAGTAATCCGTCGTGTTATGCCAACAGTTATTGCTAACGAAATCGTTGGTGTTCAGCCAATGACAGGTCCAGTTGGTCAAATTCATACTCTACGTGTTCGTTACGCTGACAGCGGTGACGGCGTTGTAGCAGGTGAAGAAGCACTAAGCCCATTCAAGATTGCTGCTGCTTATTCTGGAAATAACGTAGATGCTACACCTAAGGCTGCTGTAACAAGCCAGTTAGAAGGTGCTCCAGGTAAGCGTATGAGCATTCAAATCTTGAAGACACCAGTTGAAGCTAAGAGCCGTAAGCTATCAGCTCGCTGGACATTCGAGGCTGCTCAAGATGCACAGGCACAACAAGGTATCGACATTGAGGCAGAAATTATGGCCGCTCTAGCTCAAGAAATTACAGCTGAGATCGACCAAGAAATCCTAGCTTCTTTACGTGGTCTTGCTGCTGTTGAAGAAACATATGACCAGTCATTAGTTTCTGGTACAGCTACATTCGTTGGTGACGAGCACGCCGCTCTTGCTATTCAGATCAATCGTGTAAGCAACTTAATTGCTCAGCGTACACGTCGTGGTTCTGCTAACTGGGCAGTTGTTTCTAACCAAGCTCTTACAATTCTACAGAGCGCAACAACTAGTGCTTTTGCTCGCACAACAGAAGGCACATTTGAAGCTCCAACAAACACCAAGTTTGTAGGTACATTGAATGGAGCAATGCGTGTATATGTAGATGCATACATGAGCGACACAGTTGATAACAACCAAGTTTTAGTTGGTTATAAGGGTTCAAGCGAAGCCGATGCTGCTGCTTTCTACTGCCCATATATTCCTCTAATGAGTTCTGGTGTTGTTCTAGATCCAGCAACATTTGAACCAGTAGTTGGCTTCTTAACACGTTATGGCTATGTTGAGCTAACAAACACAGCTAGCTCTCTAGGTAACGCTGCTGACTATCTAGGTAAGGTTGCAATTACATCTGCTAATGTAAGCTTCAAGTAATAGTTTATATACAGATGATACACGAAGCCCGCTAAATGCGGGCTTTTTGTTAAATATAAAGTCTTTATGATTTATGCGGCACCCACCGCGTAGGGCATAGAACGCTCAATAAGGAGAAACAAATGGGACGTCCATTAAAGAAAAAATTTTTTAGCGCAAATGCTAATAATAACATTAAAGTACAATTTCATAACGGTACTTCAAGCGTAGCTGGTTACATTGTTCACCAAGTAGGTGCTCGTAGATTTCAGTGTAGTGACGGAACAAATCGAAGAGTATGTAAATTAGTGAACAAAGCCTCTGCAGCTATTGCGGCTGGGGAAATGACCATTACAGTGAAACAAGATGATGGTACTATAGATCAAGTTCTTAAAATTTCAGGAAGAATGCTAACAACCTTAAATGCTGGTGGCAATACGATTCGTAGACCTTGGAATTTCAGTACTTCAACTAGTGACAGTTATGTGCAAGTTGAAGAAGCTGGTACTTCGACTAGCGCAGTTACAACAGCAACTGGTGCAACCAACCTTGAAGGTGATGCTCAGTAATTCCTAAGCATCTATAAAAGGGGGCTAGACCCCCTTTTTTCATAAGGTAAATAAAGGTATGGCAAGTAATTGGGCTCTCCCTAACACAATTATTCAATATGCTGAATCAGGATTTGAAAATATTCATGTAGCCTGGGATAACAGCAGGCAGTTTTCACCTCTAAAAAATAAAGACGGTATTCATACAAAGACTGTTAGAGACCTTATTCACATAGCTAGAGATCCTAAACATGACATTGTAGAAAAAACCTATTTTTTAAAACTTACAGGTTTTAATTTTACAAACATACCTATTTTTCTATCAGGAATAGAAGTTAAGGTAACTATGAACAGATACGGTAGAATTACCGACGACGAAATAAATCTTTGCTTAAACAATGAAACAATAGGTACAAATCAAGCAGATAGAGAATTAAGTCCTATTAAAATTTATGGTGGTCAATCTTATCTATGGGAAACAGGTTTGACTATAGCAGATTTATCAAATAGTTCTTTTGGCTGTGTATTTAGATTTCAAAGTCATCCAAATTGGCCTCATAAGTGTAGTGCGCTAATTGATGCTGTTGAGATAAGAGTTCATTAAAAAATAAATACACTGAGGATCAATTAAATGGCAACCAGCGTACAACAATATCCAGGGAATCTTAAAGTATCTGTATATAACGGATTCATTGTTATTGATGCTAAAGATCAAATTTCAATAACTTCCCAATTTGGATACATAAGAACAGAAGCAGGACTCTATATTACCAACGAAGCCACTGGGGGTTATCTTAGAAATATAGCATCTCAAGAAGTCTTAATAAGATCAAATTTAAGTTATGTAGAGGTAGATGCTAATGATTATATAAGATTAACATCCAATAGTAATTATATTCAATTAAATGCTGCTCAATACGCTAGAATTTCAGCAGGCGATTATGTAGAGTTAAAGCCTCAAAGTTATTTAAAATTTGATGTAACTACGTATCATCAAAGTCAAATAGGTGATTATTCTGTCAGTGTAATCGGGGGTTATCAAACTGTTGATGTTGCACAATATATTGAACAGTCTGCTGGTAATTATTATAAAATATCAGCATTAGGTGGAAGAATTACATTAGAAGCTAATAGCTTTGTAGAGATTGACGCCCAACAGCAAGTCACAATTACTTCTCAAGGAAGTTTTATAAATTTAACCGCTGTATCTGTTATTGGCACAGATGCTCAAGAAATTGAATTAGGAGCTAATGATACTCAAGATGTTATTCCTAATGCAAAATTTAAAAAGGATCTCTTTGTTAGAGATTCTACAACATATGATATAGGAGCATCTGGGGAGACATGGAGAGGACTCCACATTGAAACAATTGACAGTTATGATCAAGGCAATGTTCAAAATCCTTATTTCAGAGTATTCGATCCAAATGATGTTTACGGCGCCGCAATAGGTAATGCTGGTCAAATAGCCATAGCGAATGCTCAACGAGCATCAGCACCTGTGTATTTTAGAGGTGGTGTAGGTATAGCAAAAGATTTAAATGTTGGCGGATTCATTTATGGTAGAATTGAAACAGCTAATACCAGTTTAAGTATTAATGTAACTGCTACAAATATTGATCAAGTTTTTTACAATACCTTTGCAGTAAGTACGGGTAATCAATTTTTATTCATAGACTCTACAGGATTACAAGGAGGATATACCTATAATCCAAGTCGAGGTCTACTTACTGTTGAACGGGGGAGAGTAGTAGCTACAGATCAAAGTGTTAGTACTACAACAGGTGCATTTACTGTAACAGGCGGAGTTGGTATTGGCAAAGATGTTTATATTGGTGGCAATATTTTACCTGGAACTGCTAATACTAGCAGTATAGGCCTACAAGATTTAGAATGGGCTACAGGATTTATCAATAATTTATATTCCGAATTTATTGGGAATACCAATACTAATATAATTATGCAGCCAGATATCACTGCAAATAAAGGCAGAGTTGATATTTTCGGTGACATTAGAGTACGCGGTAAAGATCCTGTAGGAACTGCTCCAGTTGTAAGGAATACTCTATATGTCACTATGGATGGTAATGACACTAATGATGGTAGAGCAATGGATGCCAGTCGTGCTTGCAGAACAATTAGTGGAGCTGTTAAGAGTCCGTATTACCAAGAAGGAACACAAATTCTAGTTAGTGCAGGATTTTATCTTGAAGATAATCCTATAAGGATGAAGCCTTACACTAGTATAAGAGGTAGTGATATTAGAACTACCTTTATTGAACCAATCAATAAAACGCAGGATTTATTTCATGTAGAAAGTGGTTGTTACCTAAACTATATGACCTTTTTAAATGGAAGAAGTGGCTTACTTGAAGGTCCATATGAACAGGGCTTTAATAGAGGAGCGTATTGTACAGCATTTCCTCCATTAGAAGGTGATGACAGAATAGACTTGTTCCATAGTCCTTATATTCAAAACTGTACAAATCAAAGCGGTCCTTGGCTCAAAGACGGAACAATGTTTATACCGAATTCCACTGTACAAATTCCAAGAGCTGTAGGAACAGGAACATGGGAAGCAAACACTACAACTATAGTAGTAAAAGCTAATACAGGCACAATTGCCAAAGGCATGAGTATAAACGCAGGTAATCAAAATCCAGGATTTTTTGATGCTCGTACGTTAATGTTGGCAAATAAGGCATTCATTCAAGAACAGGTAGTTGCTTTTGTAGATCAAACATTTAATAGTGGAAATTTTGTCTACGATCAAATTAAATGTGCTAGAGACACAGGTTTGATTTTAGAAAGTATTGCCATTGATATGCTTCAAGATAGCACAAGCGAAAGCATTTTTGCCGGCCTTCAGTACTGGAGACAGAGCGGATATGTAGATGCTATAGGTAGTCAATTTACAGCAACAATAAATTCTATAGGATATCTAGCTACTCTTGCTGTTACTACAGCATCTAATGCAGGTGGTGGCGCACAAGGATCTATTGTCAATCAGCGTTTTCAAAATATTTTAACAATTCTTAATACTAGTACAGCAACTTTAGCTAATGGTTCATTTAGTGAATGGATAACAAATAGTATTGTAAGTAATGGTACCGCTACAAATAATGTCAATACTGTCTTGGCCTACAATGCTTTATTAGCCGCTAAAAATAGTTTAAAAGAAGGCGTAATATCTTATATAACTAGTAATTTTCCAACATTGGTATACAACTCATCTACATGTCGAAGAGATGTAGGATTTATAATAGACAGTGTAGCATTTGACCTATTACATGGCGGAAACAAACAAAGTATTAAATCTGGAGTTTACTATTTTGGCTATACTTCAACCATTAGTGAAATTAATACAGGTTCTAGTAATATTACGAATGAAATTCCACAAACAACTGCTGCTTATAGATTCTTGAAAGGTATCGTTTCAAATGTCGTTCAAGGAATTCCTGTACCTACAAAATATCAAAATTCTATCCTACAAACTATCGCAGGATATAACAGCGGTACTATTCATCAGGCTGAAGATTTATCAGATAGGATAGATATTATCACAGGTATAATTAGAAATGGCCCTTCTGATTATGCCGAAACTGGTAAACGTATTCCTATTAGTCTTGAAACAAATACTACGACGCAAGTTTCAAATGCCTATAATTTATTACAAGCTAATAAAAATTTTATAGTTGCTGAAACTATTGCTTATATTAATTCAACATCAAATTACTTCGAATATAATAGAGAAAAATGTAGACGTGATGTTGGAATTTTAGTAGAAAATATAAGTTATGATGCTACATTTGGTGGTAATGAAAAAGCTGTAGAAAGTGGACTTGCCTATTTCGATGGTGTAATAAGCAAAATTTCCGGACAAGAAGTTCAAACTATTTCAGCTATAGATTATCTAAATTCTTTAGCTCAAAAAATAATAAGAAATCAAACCTGTACAAATCTTTTAGGATTTACTGCAACTCATGTACAAGTAATTAATACAGCATTAACTGGAGGAGCAGTAAGTTCAGATACTATAGATTATCTATTTGATATAGTTACAACAATTATAGATAATGGTCCTACCGCAGCACCTACCATTTATAATAGCCCAGGACCGGATAGCGCATTTGTAAGTGCTCAAACTCTTATTCAATCTAATAGAGCATTTATACAACAAGACACGATAAACTATGTTAATAATGTTTTATTACCTACTTTATATCCAGGATATTTTTCATACAGTGAAATAAAATGCCGTAGAGACACTGGATTAATTATTGATTCTATCGCTATTGATTTATTGTATCCAACTGCGGCAAGAAGTCAAAGTACATTTGCCGGATTACAATACTGGAATCAAGATGCATATGTTGGAGCTATTGCAGATCAATTAAATCCTACTGTAGATGCTATTAAGTACCTTAAAGATCTAGCAAGAAAAATTGTCTTATGTATTACACCTAGTGATGATTTAGTTAATAGATATCAAACAGCCATTCCCCAGGTTACAAATTTAGAACCAGGAACAGATAACGAAGTAACTATTTTAAATGCTAGATTTGATGAACTTATAGAAATAGTAAACGGAAATAAATCAGGTTGGACAAACAGAATTATTCCCAATGGAAAAACAAATAGTTTATTAAATTACAAAAATGCTTACAATCTATTAATAGCAAATAGAGCATACTTAGGTGCTGAAGTAAATGCCTATGTCCAGGCAACAAATTTTGGATTTACTTATGATACAGCCAAGTGTGCTAGAGATGTGGGATACCTCACAGAAGCTGTAGGCTTTGATATGCTTCACGGAGGAAATAGACAAACTGTTCAAAACGGTTTATATTATTACGGATTTACTTCAACTACAAACATTTATAATGAAACTACTCAGACTGTTGCTGCCTTCAACACGTTAAGTTATATCATAAGTCAAGTTGTACTTAATACTCCTGTTAATCGTAGACAGTTTAAAAAAGTTCAAACATTTTTTACAACTACTGCTACAATAAGCGAAGTTAATTTTATTAATACTACTGTTAATACAATTACAAGCATCATTTTAAATGGACCAAGTGTAGCAGCATTACCAGCTGGTGTAGCAATGACAGCCAGTAATTCCGCAAGTGTAATCACAGCCTATGATTTAATTTATGCTAATAAAGATTTTATTATCGAAGAAGTAATTAGTTTTATAGATCAAACTTATAATGCAGGTAGATTTAACTATGATGAAGCTAAATGTTTTAGAGATGTTGGGTTAATTTTAGACGCTGTTACTCAAGATGTAATTTTAGGGGGAAATAGTAAAAGTATTGAAGCAGGATTGGCATATTGGAGTGGAGGTTATAATTCTGTAGGAGATCAAATTACCACTACAACTATGGCAATTAATCACGCACGAGATATGGCGATCACAGTGGCTAAAAATCAAATATTTACAGCTACTACTGGTACATTACTAACGCAAAACATTATTCCATTTTTTCAATATGGTGATGAATACGGTCCACAAGAAGCTATTCGTAGAAACTTTAATATAATTACTACTATTATAGAAAAAGGTCCTTTATATGCTCCGCCAACTTATGCTGGAGGAGGACTCTTTAGTCTTGTTGGTATTAACGGTGCAGATGTTAAGATTGCTCCTAAAGTTATTAGTGTTTCTACTATTACTACAGGCACATATAGGATCGGGCTTGATATACCTACTATAGGATTCGGTGTTAATTCTACTCTATACTTTGGAGATACACAGATATTTCCTTTAAGAGATAAAGAAGTAGATGAGCAAAGTTTTGAATACGCAGGAAACACTTCAACATGGGCACTTAGAAAAATAGACCCAGTCGGTGGTATGGGAGGCAGTTTAGTAGATGGTGGGGTGATAAGTGATAGATCTCCTATTCAATCATTTGTGTATGATGCCTTTACTCAACTTACACAGGGCGGCCGTGGCGTTCATATCATTAGAGATGGTTATGCTCAGTTAGTTTCGGTCTTTACTATTTTTGCTTCTAAGGGTGTAGAAGTTGAAAGTGGTGGTATAGCCAGTATTGTTAACAGTAACGCTAACTTCGGAGACATCTGTTTACAGGCTAAGGGCTTTGGCAAACGTAAATTTACAGGGCATATTTACAATCCTTCATTTAAGTCTTATCCAGAAAGTCCAAATTTAATAGGAGGGGAATATTTAAATCAATATTATCCTAGCGGATTTTGGCCTAACAATGCGCAGGTTATGGTCTTTTTACCAGATTTAGATGATCGTCCGCACATTTCTTTAGTAATGGAGGTTATTCCTCCGGAGACTGTACGAGATTATACAGGAGAACTTGTAGCACAGGTTAATGAACAAGGCTTTCCGGGATTTTTAAATGCTAGTCCTACTACAAGCACTTTGTCTACAGGAAGTATAACTATCTCTGGAATAGACACAACTAATATCTTTGTGGGTAACCGTGTATATGCTAGAGATCAATTTGGAAGAAGCACAAGCTCGAATATAGATGTTAATGGTGACTGGATACCATATGTAGATGACGAGACATTTGTTACTGGGTTAGAATATCAAACAGTTACACTGAGTAAGCCATTATTATCGGGTGGCGCTGATCCAGATAATACTGCTTTGAGTATAAATGATAATTATTTTGATTTGTATTTTTGTGGTAATGCATATTATACAGTATTAAGTAGTGAGGTTGGATCAAATCCGCAATATGCCGGCACAGGAACAACTTTAATACCTGATGGAGAAAATATTCTATCTGCTATAAGTCTAGGTTTACCTGTTGGTCAAATTAATGAACATATAGCTACACTAAATTACCTTAATACAATCACAAATAGAGTGATAAGTAACCTTCCAGTTACAAGTTTACAGACAGGAACAAGTACAACAACTCAATATATTAACTTGTTAGTACAAGGTGGGGGGGAAGCTACATCGTTCATAGATTTAAGGTTTGATGATTCTATAAACATCATAGGAGCAGCTAATCTTACTGCGGCAGAAGCAGTGGTTAGACCTAGTCTTAGAACTACCTCTGGAGCACCTGTACAAGGGGCAGGTAGTGCTGTCAGTTTAATAGAACAAAATATAGAATTTTTAGCAGACGAAGTCAGCGCATTTGTACGAAATAATTATTTTTCAACAAATTTTGTAACATTAAGTCAAGCAGACAAAGATAAAATTTTCTACAAGTGTCAGCGAGATACAAAAATTATTCTACAAAGATTAATATACGACATAGAAACTGGAGGCAGGTACAATATGGTAATGGTTGGTCTTAGCTATTGGAGAAGACAGGGTACCTATCATATTGTTAGTTTGGGAGAGGCAGTGACAAGAACTGATTTATTCCCAGACGGTGCTACAGTTAATTTCTATCAAAGAAGCTATATGAGTGCCAGTGGTTACGTATTTGAATATGTAGGAGCGGGTATCGATTACGGAGCACTTCCACAGCGTGGGGTAGCAGATCCCCAACAAGGTAGAGAAGTAGTTCAGCTAAATGCCGGTAAGGTATTCTTTACTTCAACTGATCAAAACGGTGACTTTAGAATAGGTCCAGGATTAGTTATTAGTCAAGCAACTGGTGTGCTTAGTGGTAGAACATTTACACGATCATTATTTGCTAATTTAACACCCTTTATTTTAGCTATTGAAGCAGGTGGGGGCTAAAAGGAAAAATTATGGCATTAATTCCATTAAATAAATTTGTTACGAAAACAGTCATTTTAAATACATCTAGTTTTTATTATAATTATTCTGGAGTGAGTACAACAACTGTATATACCGCTCCAATTGGTGTAACTAGTATTGTATTGATGGCTCAAGTATCTAATATCAGTACAGGTACACAAGCAGTGAATTTTATTCATCACAGAAATAGACCAATTTTAGCAGACGCTCAAGGTAACGGTGCTCAACCTGCCAATGTAGATAGCTTTCTTGTTAAGAATTTTGAAATTCCTAGCGGTGATGCCGGTACTGTTTTGTCAGGTAAACTCGTAATTGAAAGTTTAGATAGTTTAAGAGCATTTGTCAGTTCTAACAACTCCAACACTGTACAACTTGTTCTAAGCGTTTTAGAAACAGCAAATAATTAAAGAGAAATTTATGCCAAAACTTTTAAGTGGATCAGTTCTGAGAACAGGAGGTAGCGGAGACTTTATTGATCTAGCTAATTCTCAACCTCAACTGCCGGCTACTGAAACAACTGCTACAGGGTTTACTGTAGCAACTGATGGACTTCTAAGAACAACGTATAGATCAGCGTTAGGTTTCGTAGAATTTAGAACTGCTACAATTTGGAGTGGGTTGCCTGAGGGTACCATTAGAATAAATGCTACTGGTACAGCATTCTTATCAACAACCACAAGCACCGGAAATCTTGTAGTCCAAGGGGGTATAGGCGTAGGCGGTAATATGAGAATCGCCCGAGATATTACTGTAAACGGACTAACAATAGGACAGGGAATAGAAGGAAAAAATAATATTATTTTTAGAGGTACAGCTTCGGCTCAAGCAACTGCCTTTGAAGATGGACAAGAGTCAATAGCAATAGGCTATGATACATTAACTGGATTAATAACAAGTTATAAAAATATTGCCATAGGAAGATATGCTTTAAGTTCAGGCTCAAATATTTCTAATACCATAGCTATCGGTGACAGTGCTCTACGCCTTATGGGTACAAATAATTATCCATTTTTAGCTACTGTTACTAATGTTACTAGAGTAAATTCAAGTACAATTACTGCTGCTACAAATGCTAGTCCTATAGTAGTAACTGCTGCTAGCCATGGTTTAACTACAGGTAGTCAAATATTAATTTCTAATGCTGTAGGTATGACCACAGCTACCGGTAGTGTCAGCGTTTTAAACAATACCAAGTATTGGGTTAATGTATTAGATCCTAATTCTTTAGCCTTATATACAAATAAGTCTTTAACAATAGCTTCTAACGGGACTTCAACAACTGTTTTTGGTGTTTTATATACTCTTACCAGTTATGTAGGAAGTGGAACTATAATTAGTCCCACTCTTGTTACCTACACAGGCACAACAATTAATACCGGAAGTGGAGTGTACATTGACGGTATAAATGGTACAGTACAATTAAATCAACGTAATTTTTATGTTGATTATATAAATTCTAACACAGTAAGTCTTTTTCAAAACAGTATTCTTCTTACACCAATAGATGGTAGCGGTTACACTGCCTATACGTCTAGTGGTACAATTTATCGTTATATTACCAATGATGATAATATTGCCATAGGTAACGATGCTGCTAAAATTTTAGTTAATGGTAATGACAATTTCTTTTTTGGAAATAATGTTGCTGTAAACTTGACCACTGGTTCTAATAATACCATAATAGGTCATAATGTAGCCAATAACTTAACTAATGTAAACGGTACTATCGCACTAGGCGGTGATAATCTTGTTGATAATAGAGATAATCAAGTTAATATAGGTAGTGTATTTTATTATGATGGTAGAGGAAATACAGATTTAAACACAGACGTCCGTGCTGGACTAGGAACAGATAGCACTGGAACCAACTCAGGAGCAATGGTAATACTAGGTGGGCTAGGTGTAGCCGGTAAAGTTTTTAGTCAAGGTAGTGGGGTAGCCGGAGAAGATTATGAATTATATACCCCAACGATAACTATAACAACAGGTACAGCACCTGCAAATCCTAGACTAGGTGATGTTTGGATCAACACTGGAATATTTGCCTATCTTCAATATATACAGGATGGTACAAGCACCATTTGGTTACAAATTGTTCAACTATAATGAGATTATAAATGGCACTATTTAATTTTCCCCCTAATCCTACTATAGGACAGACATATCAAGTAGGAAATAGAACTTATGTATGGACTGGGTCAGCTTGGGTAATAGGCCCTAGTCCGACAAATTTTACTTCTGGTACTGGTGTAACATTGATTTTAACATCTACCACAAATGCTGTGGGTTTAAACACAGGTGGTACATTAACAGTTCTAGGTGGAGCTGCTATTTCAGGAGATTTATATCTCGGAGGTAGTTTAATAGGTATTAGTACAGGAACTGGTGGCGGAGCAGGAACTGTTAATGCAGGTACAGGAACGTTTACAAGAGTTTACATCAATGGAGGATTTCAATCCACAGGAACAAATAGCGGCGCATTACAAGTATTAGGAGGTGTGGGCATAAGTGGAAACCTTTGGATAGGCGGAATTTTATACTCTGCTGGTGCTCCGGTTTTAACAACTGCTAGCTTTAATGAAACTCTATTCGACGGTGTTGATATAGATATTACAGACATCGGGGGTGGAGTTTTGCAATTAAATAATATCTCAACTCTTCAATCTGTAACAGGCAGAGGTAATGCTACCAATAATGATGTAAGAATAACTGCTTCAACAATATCTACAGGTACAAACTCAGGTGCTTTAGTTGTCACAGGAGGTGTAGGAGTAGGTGGACGTATCAATTCTGAAAGTCTTAAGATCGCTGATGCGGTTTATGATTCAACTGTCCAACTGGTAAATAGTACTGTCTTGACAGTAATAGATGAATTTAGTTTTAACCAATTTAGATCTGCCAAGTATATGGTACAGGTCAGCGAAGGAAATTCTAGTACTCATAGATGTCAAATTACAGAATTATTAGCACTGGTCTCAAACACAGGTACAGTTATTTTAACAGAATATGCTACGATTAATACGGATGTAGATTTAGGTAATTTTGATGCATTGGTAACAGACACAGGAAGCGACATAGTTGTAAGATTATATTTTTTAGCTACAGATAGTATTCCAAAAACAGTAAAAGTATTGAGGACTGCTATCGCCAAATAAAGGAAGTGGAGCATGCCGATATTTTCGCAAAGTAGGGATTTCCTTACTAAAAATGGTATCATAACCGAAGGGACAGGTGAAGTAACTAGTTCAACAGGTAATACCAACGCAATTCAGTCAGCGGGCGGTATTGCCGCAGCTAAAAATATCATAGTAGGCACCACGGCTACAATTTATGGTCCGTTAATAGTTAACAACTCAGCAACGCTAGGAAATACATTTGTAACATCTATCACAGCCACTAGTACTTCTGGATTCGTTGATTTATATGTAAGAGATATTACAGCTAGTGGAATTATTTTCGGAACCATTACAGGCAATATTAATACAGCTACTAATCTAGCGAATGGTTTAGCTGGACAACTTGTTTATCAAACCAACCCAGGTCAAACGGCCTTTGTTACTCGCGGTGCCACAGGCACTATTCTTACCAGTAACTTTGCCGGTGCTCCCAGTTATAATGATTACCTAACATTGGCAAATGTTACAAATGCCAGTTCCACACTTACAGGAGCTTTACAGGTAAGAGGTGGGGCAGGGATTGGCCTTAATTTATATGTCGGTGGTGACTTATCTGTAAGCGGTGGTGACATAATTACAGATGCTACAACATTTAATCTTTTAAATGCCAATGCTACTACGATCAACTTCGGTGGTGCTGCTACCTCTTTAACAATTGGTAATACAACAGGTGAAACTACTGTTCGAAATAAATTTACAGTCAGTAATATCACCAATGCTGCTTCTACAGTAACAGCAGCCCTGGTCGTTTCTGGTGGAGTTGGTATAGGTAGAGATCTTGTAGTAGGCGGAACCATATATGGAACTATAAGCGGTATTATTACCACTGCCACATTTGCTCAAACTGCTCAAACTGCTACAAATATAGCAGGCGGTTCTGTAGGCAGCATACCTATCCAAACAGCAGCTGGGTTGACAGCACATATACCTTTAGGTGCTGTGGGATATGTTCTAACTGCCGCAGCCAGTACAGCTAGTTGGCAAAGTTTAGCAGGACTAAGTGCAGGCAGAGCCACCACATCAACTCATTTAGATCTAGGATCAGCTGGGCAAGTACCATTTCAAACTGGTGTGGGACTCACAGGCTTCACTGGGCCTGGTTTAGATGGAGAAATATTAGTTAGCAGAGGTGCTGTGGCTTCCGGTCCAGTATTTCAAAACACTCTTACACTAAACAGCACTATCGCAGCAAGTTCTACACAGACCGGTGCTTTACAGGTTAGAGGTGGTGTTGGCATAGCTCAAAATCTTTATGTAGGAGCTAATGCTAATATTGGCGGTACAGTTATTGTTAATAGTACAGCGTCTAGTACAGGCACAGGTAATAGTAATGCCCTGTATGTAGTAGGCGGTGCCTATATTGATAAAACATTAGTCGTAAAGGAGCAAGCAAGATTTGAAGGGGCTGTAGTTTTTGCCGGTACAGCCACATATGCCTATTCTACTGTTACAGTCTTTACAGATAATTTATTAAGTGTACACGCACCGTCAGGAACAACACCTCCTGATCATACTTGGACACTAGACGATGGTAAAGACATTGGCCTATTGTTTCATTACTACAAAAGTGCCACAGATAAAGATGCCTTTTTAGGATTTAAGAACAGTTCCGGATTTTTAGAATGGTATGATAATGGTACAGAAAGTGGTGGTGTATTTACAGGTACTAGTTATGGTACTTTTAGAACAGGTGGAATACGACTTGTAGGCGGCAATGCCAATACAGAAAATACTACTTCTGGAGATCTACAGGTCCTGGGTGGAGTGGGTATTGGTGGTAAAATTTATGTAGGTAGTTCAGGAACATTCGCCGGTGATATATTACCCGCTTCTAATGGCACAGTAAACCTAGGTAGTCCAACAAGGCGATTTGGTACCTTATATGTTACAAGTTCTACATTAGATGTTGGTGGGTTAGTAATCGCCAGTGACGGAACTTATGTAACAATACCAGCTGTGAAAATTACAAATTCTACAGCGTCAGCTTCAACTTTAACAGGTGCATTTGTTGTAGTAGGTGGTGTTGGTATCGGTGGAGCTACAAACATAGGTGGTGTAGTTAAGGTTTTAGATACAACTAATGCCACAAGTACAACCACAGGTGCTTTACAAGTTTCTGGCGGGGCTTCGATATCCAACAACCTATATGTGGCTGGTAATAATTATGTATCAGGTGCTTCTAGTCTAGGGACAACTGCTACAGGTGTAGTGGTTAGAGGATTTGTTAGCAATAATAGTGAATACGCTACATACACAAGTAATCCAATCACAACAACTGTACAGACAGTATTAGACACATTTAGTACCAGTTCGTTTAGAACCTGTAAGTATGTAATTCAAATGGTTGACGGCACTAGTACACATATACAAGAACTTCTAATGTTCCACAATGGTAGTCAAGTATTCAAGACAGAATATGGACTTGTTGTAAATAATTCTGAATTAGGTACTTTTGATGCAGAAGTAACTACAGGCACAGTTCGACTGTTATTTACTGCCAATCCAACTCCTAGTAATCTTGTAGTTAAACTAATTAGATTAGCGATTACCGGATAAGTGGGAGAATAGTAAACGGATCAATGATCTAGTAATCAAAAACCAATTAGTGGAAAGGGAAACTAATGGCAGTCGATAAAGATTTTAAAGTTAAAAATGGCCTTGTGGTAGTTACGACTGCTAGTTTGTTATCAGGAGTTGACTCGGCATCTACTAGTACAGGCGCTCTTCAGGTAGTAGGTGGTGCAGGAATAGGAAAAAATCTTTATGTAGGTTCTGCAGTATATATTGCCGGAAGCACTGCTCTTACCGCTGCTAATTTTACCACATTCGTTAATCAGACCTATATTTTTGCCGGTACTGACACCGCTGTAAATACCAGTTCGGGTAATGTGACGATTTGGAGCACTTCAACATTACAAAGTATTACCAATAGAGGTGCTACAACTAATAATGCTATAAGCATCACCAACGCTACAAGTTCAACAACAACAGCAACAGGAGCCTTGATTATTACAGGTGGTCTTGGTGTTGGTAGAACTATAAATGCTTTGGAACACCATACTCCTACAGGACTAGCAAATAGACCAAGCTCAAATTATGATATAACCGGAAATTTAGGTCATTTTCAAAATGCTGTCAATATAGGTAGGGTAGGAGGAGGATCAATATCTTTTGGTGATGGCAATACACCTTCTATAATTCAAGGCTTTCCTGGTCTAGGGTTTATAAGAGCATATATTAACAATGATTCTACTAATAATCAACTATGGTATGGAAACAGTACAGGATTAGTTGTAGGTAATGGAACAAGTCCCGCGGCAAAATTAGATGTTGTTGGATCAGTAAGAATCAGCGGCATAACCACTATAACCAATACAACAGCAGCATCGTCCACTCAGACTGGTGCTCTACAGGTCAGCGGTGGAGTTGGTATTGGTGGTAATACCTATGTAGGTGGCAATTTGAATGTAAGTGGTGAGATAGTCGCTACAAAATTAACAATAGAATTGACCACTGTTACTACTACATTAGTAACAACTGATGACATTATTCAAACCGCTAATACAACTAATTCTACTGTGACAAATTTAGGTGCCCTTGTAGTAGCGGGCGGTGCGGGTATAGGAAAAAGACTAAGCGTAGGTGAAATTTTAAAGGTTTTTGATACCACTTCAGCTACCAGTAGTCTAACCGGTGCTCTTCAGATAGTAGGCGGTGCTGGTATTCAAGGCAGTTTATTCGTAGGCGGCAATCTCAATGTTGGTGGTACAATAACCGGTAGCATATCGGGATCATCTAATACTGCTACTAATCTTGCTGGTGGCGTGTCTGGACAACTATTATATCAAGTAAATGTAGGACAAACTGGATTTGTTGCCACAGGTACTGATGGTACAGTTCTTGTTTCTAAAGGGTCCAGCCAACCAGTATATCAAAATACTCTTACTCTTGCCAGTTCATTGGCATCAAGTTCGACTCAATCAGGAGCACTACAGGTCATAGGTGGAGTTGGTATAGGTGGAGACCTATTTGTATCAAGAGTGAGAATCACAGCGAATACCACAGCTTCATCTACTAACAGCGGCGATCTTGTTGTAACTGGTGGAGTGGGAATCGGTCGTGATACATTTATAGGCGGGGCACTTACTGTAGGAGGAACAAGCGGAGGTATAATTACCGGACTATCTGGACTTACAACTACCAACGCTGTAATTTCTGGAACAGCTACAGCGGTTTCGACTCAAAGCGGAGCACTTCAGGTAGTAGGTGGAGTAGGAATCGGGCGGGATTTATATGTTGGCGGAAATATAACCATTGCGGGCGCTATTCAAGGAACTTTGATCGCCGATCAAATCAAGACTCAAAGCGTTTCAGCCGCTGCTACTTACTATCCGGCTTTCGTTGACAGCAACAATGCCACAGTATCGACTGAAACAGTCTATACCACTAGCACTTTCAATGTAAACCCAGCAAGCGCATTGGTCACTGTGGGTAATCTTTCAGCTACAAATATAGCTACAATTTTGTCTACTCAAGCAGCCAGCTCAACAGCAACTGGTGCTTTACAGGTTAGGGGTGGAGCTGGTATCGGCGGTGAGCTTTATATAGGTAATAATTTATACCTTAATAAATCAATAGGGAATTCTATTGTTTTAATAAATTCTAACTCTGGTGGGAATCTAGGTAGTGAAGTTGTTTTTAAAAATGCTACTACTTTTAGTTCCTTAGGAGATCAAGGAATACTCGGTAGTTTAATTATTGCAGATTCAACAGATACCAGCAGAGGATCTATAAGATTTTCAAAAAATGGCAACGGTATTGATATTGGATTATGGTCAAGCGGATTTGCTACAACATCTACAGCAAATTTATTAATAAGACCTACTCAATCTCAGTTTACAACAGAATTATTAATAACAAGTACTTCAAGTTCTGTATCTACCCAAACCGGAGCTCTTCAGGTCGTTGGCGGTGTAGGGATTGGCGGTAAACTATTTGCTAGAGGATTGGTAAATTCAACTGGTACGCAAATTGTATATTACAATAGTTCTACTGGTGAGTTGAGCTTCGGTGCTAATTTTGCTTCCGGTGGTGGAGGAATAACCAGTCCCTACGCTGGTATTTTTACTATAACAAATACTTCAAATGCTACTTCTATTGCCTCAGGAGCACTACAAGTAGCAGGCGGTGTAGCTATTGGCCAAGATATATATCACAATGGAAGTGCTTACCTTTCACAAAACGTCTTCGGCGACGTGGTAAGATTCGGTAGCGGAATTAATGCAATTCTCTTTAATAATTCGAACCCGCCAAGTATTAGGCCTGGCGGCGCAGTGCCGTTTAATTTATATACAAGTAATCAAAACGGCGGACTAACAGTATTATCAACAGGTGAAGTATTATTAAATTCCGCATCTGCGGCAAGTTCTACCTCTACAGGTGCGCTAAGAGTAAATGGGGGCGCAGGTATACACGGCAACATTTATGCTTCTGGTAGAATTTATTCAGGTGGGTTTGAAGTATCAACCGCCACCGGTGCCGGTGTATCAGAAGCTTTGGTTATTGCCTACTCTGTAGTGTTATAAATAGATAATAACGGAATGTTCAAATATGGCAAAGAAACAGATTATTGATTATACATTTTTACCTGCATTTGCACCGAGTGCTAATGCCTATCCTAACGCCTACAATAGATTAGTCAATAATAAAAATTATATAACCAAAATGGCCAGTGCCTTTATTGCCAATCAAGTTGCTAACAATACTGCCCCATTTGTAAATTTTACCTATAACGCAGAAAAGTGTGAACGAGATGTAGGTTATGTATTAGATGCCATAATAAATGATTTGAGATATGGTGGGGATGCAGATACCGTATTGGTAGGAAGTTTTTACTGGTTTGAAGGTATTCCTCAGGTCGACGGTGATAGGCAACCAGAAGTTGTTACGCAAAATTATATAAGAGATTTAATCAACAATTATATTTTTACAGGGACAGCAGCAAGTCCGGCTTACCAAACAGTTGTACCGCAGAGCACAACTGGTTCGAATGCCGAGGCTGGTGCTAGTGGCAGAATAACAACTCTGTATGCTACTCTCACAAACATTATTTCAACAGGTGTAGTACCAGCAGCTACAGCCAATCCTAATTACAAAGGCACTGTTGAAATATTAGGAAATATACCTATAAAAGAACTGCTGCTGATTATTAATGTAACAAGAAACATTATTATCTATAACTTTGCAGACACCACTAAAGGTGGTCAATCCATCTATAACTTTAACACAAAACGCACAAGATATAGATTAGATTTTGATACTTCATCAATGATAGCCACTGACAAGCTGATCATTTATGTAGAGCGAGACAACGAAACAATTAAACCACATCCTACCTATCAAGATCCTGTTGAAAAGATGCGTGTATCAACACCGCAGGCATTGATGGATACCGACTTTGAGTATAGTCTACAAGGTACAAAGTGGGAAACTCTTACATTAATGAGCAATGTGCCCAGTGTATATAGTAAAGCCAATGAGCCTTCTTTTACAGCGCAACAGATTAACTCAATACTTCCTGTTCCTGGTGGTGGTCCTGCTGCGGCAGTAAGTTATATAACATATGCTCCAAACGGGACCACAGGCCTTACTTTGTTACGAAACGGTGCTTACTACGCTGATGATTATAACGAACCATTAAATTTTCCTTGGACAGTACAATTCTTAGGTGATAATTATAGTTTAGCCTATTTCGGCAGTAATGGATATTTTACATTTGGATCAGGTTCTAATCAATATAGCGGCTATAATCAATTTGCACCACCAAGGGGTATTGGTTACGCCCCTGCGGATAGAACACTTTGGCAATTTTGGTACGGACTTGTAAACTCCAATTTATTCATTGTTAAAATCAGTGGAGGTAATTGTTGTAGCGGCCCGCAAGTGTATGATACCGAAATGCACTTTAACAGACTAACACCTAGTATAATTGATATTCATATGGTATATAAGAATACAGGTGATAGTGTAAGTCCTTGGGTTAAGACTGATAGTGCTTATCTTTTTCAAGGTGGCTTGGCTACTGGACAAGCCTGGCGTGTGGTCACGGGTGCAGGAACTTCTAGAGATGTAACATTAAATGTTAATACCACTCCCCCGACACCATTCTATGTAGGACAACCTATAATTTTTAAAGAGACCCAAAATTTATATCTTGACGGATCATATCTAGTCAAAACAGTAGTGAGCAATACACAGGTTACTATAGGTACAGGTAAGGCTTTGACAGCAGGATTTGATTATAAATCAAACTATACCACTGTGTATACGGGCGGATTTTTTACAGGTGCTGAGCTACCTCTTAATTTTGTTCAAACCATTTCAGGTACGCTTAATGCAGACATTTTCTTTAACAGTCCTCACGCACTATATCCTGGACAAACAATCTATGTAGTAGATAGTACTCAAAACAACGCAGATTGGGTAGGATCTTTCCAAATTTTTCAAGTTGTAAGCTCTACACAGGTAAGGTTTATCACCGCGAGATTAACTAATTGGCCATCAACAGCCACAGTAAGCGGTGCCAATACTAGAGTGTATGTTAGACCTACAGGGGTTGCCAACCATAGGTTTGCCGATGGTGGAGTATCTATTAGTCCAGGTGGCTCTGCGCCTAATACACAGATAATTAGACAGACTAGAAAATATTTTAGATATCAATCTGGTAAAGGTATTCAATTTTCCACTGGCGTATTATTTTTACCAACCTATGATATTAATTCAGTAAGTGTGACGACCAATGTGTACAGTGTTTCTAATCCCTTTTATGATCTAAATATTTTATGCGATCAAGAGCATGGCTTCGCACAGCCTGATAGTTTTAGACAAGGTGCTTACATTTTATTATCCGGATTTACTGTAAGCACTGGCCCAAACTTCTATAATGGACTATATTATGTAAGTGGTATTGCCAGTGAACGACAATTTACAGTTAAAATAAATCCTGCAATCACAGATTTGAATCCCGGTGGTATTGCTAAGGTCAGTGTTGTCAGCTGGTATGATTGTACTATTCGTGATGGATTGTTTGATGATCAAAATGGAATTTTCTTTGAGCACGACGGACAACAATTAGCCGTCGTCAAAAGAGCAAGTACTCAGCAGCTAACTGGCACAGTAAATGTAACAAATAACAGTTCTACAATTACAGGAAACGGTACTAAATTTCTAACTCAACTGAGTGTAGGCAATTACATAGTAATAAAAGGAATGAGTTATTTGATTACCAGCAAACCTTCAAATACATCTGCTACGATTGCCCCTGATTTTAGAGGAATAACTGAGTCAAATTTAAGAATATTAAAAACCATAGATGATAGAACACTTCAATCTAACTTCAATTTAGATCGTATGGATGGAACAGGTCCTAGTGGTTATGTTTTTGATAAAAATAAAATGCAGATGGTGTTTATAGATTATAGTTGGTACGGAGCCGGTAAGATTCGTTGGGGTATGAGGGGACTAGATGGTAGTATCCTATACTGTCACGAAGCTCCTCAAAATAATAGAAATACAGAAGCATACATGCGTTCAGGTAATTTACCTGGACGCTTTGAAATTAATACCACAGCCAAAATTGGGTTGTTAACTAGTAACTTAACTACAGTATCTACTTCATTTACTATGGGTGCGGCAGATGCTACACAATTTCCACTAACCGGAAGAGTAGTAATTAACTATGAAGTTATTCGCTACACTAAAGGAAATACAAACTCTGGACAAACTACATTCAATATTAATCTAAGAAATGAATATGGACTTGCCTCCAACGCTACAGGTACAGCGGGTATTGACAGTGTTATTAGTTTTAATCAAAATTGCGGGCCTTCATTGAGTCATTGGGGTGTTAGCGTTATGATGGACGGTATGTTTGACAGTGATAAATCATATCTATTCACCGCTCCTACTAATAATGTTATTAGCATTCCGTCTAGTACTGAATTACCTTTGGTTAGTATTAGATTAGCACCTAGCGTTGATAATGGGATAGGTAGAGAATTTGGTGTCAGAAATTTAATTAATAGATCTGCTATCATTTTAAGATCAATTGGTGTAGGATGTAACGGGCAGTTTATTTTAAGTGTTAGAATTAATTCAGAATCTACATTATTCAGCACCCAGGCAAACTGGCGAGTTGTTGCCAATGGAAGTATCAGTCAATATCTAGATCATAGTATTACAGGCACATCCCCCGTGCCAACAGCAGGTGATACTGTATTTTCATTTTTAGCTGAAGCAGGTAGCGGTGGGGCCCAGGCAGTAACAACTGTAAATATTGACGAAATCAGAGAATTGGGCAATAGTACAATCGGTGGGCAAAATGTATATCCAGATGGTCCTGATGTTCTAACCCTATTTGCTAGAAATCTAGGCGGAGCTTCTGCTAACATTAGAGGGCGCATTTCTTGGACAGAATCACAAGGGTAAAGAATGGTAAAATATTTCTATATTGATAAAAATTATCACGATTTGGTCAGAAGCGCAGCCGTACCAATGACTAAAGATAGTTCAGGGGTCGGTGAATCTCTATTTAAAATTATGAGAGAACTTGCCTATGAATATGAAAGTAAAACTAGACAAAGAATAGACTATGAAATTACAGACGAAGAATTATTAGAAGTACAACAGAAATTTCTGCTAGCGAGAGATAATTTTGTCAAATGGATAGACTCACAACCAAAATAATTATGTTAAAGTTCTTTTTTTATTCTAGTCTATTATATGCTCATATAAATACACTTGCTCTAAGGTGGTAATATGGCCTTTATAACCCCAGCCACAGGACAAGCGATTACATTTGGTAAGGTGAATAAAGCCTTTACGAATAATTATCCTAATACTGGTGGTAATGCTCCTAGCGGAGGTAAAAATATTAAACTTAGTGCAGTTTTGGGAACATTTGTTAGTATATCAACAGGAACACAAATTAGATTTAGTCAACAACTAGGCGGTAGACCTACACCATACGATTACGATACTTAAAAAAAATGAAATATGACCAAATAGAAAAGCTACTTAAAACAGCGCATATAGGACCTAGTAAATGGGAATTAGACACTATAATCTATCATGACAGAACAACTAATCCATCAACCCTAATAAGTTTTTTCAATAGAATAATAAATCTAAAAAGCGTCCAAAATCCTAGCGCTTTAGAAACCGCTGAATTGAAAAAATTATTAGAACTACTAGCAGATCTTGATCAAAAAGAATGTAATGAACTTTTATCAAATTCAGATAATGATGCAAAAGATCATTTCATAGAATCTCTAGCTAGAAACAGCGCCATTGAAATATTGACCAAAGGAAGATTGGATAAAGAAACAATGGAAACCGCTTGCAAACTGAGTCCCAGCGACTTTATACTTTGTGCCAAAAGAACACAAGATTTGATCAATGCCATACAGGGTCTTGTAATCAAAGGCGAAAATCTTAGCAACGATGTGGCCGGAGCATGAAAAAGAAAACCAGTGTTTTTAGTTCTTCAAAGTGGTCATCAAAAAAAGGTAAATTAGCAGTCTGTATTCCAACTAGGGATGTTCTTCATTCGGCTCATGCTTTATGTCTAACAGAAATGATTAAATTCAATACAATGAACGATATAGATACGCATGTGTTTATGGATGCTAGTACAATTTTACTAACTCAGAGAGAACGATTGGCCACTGAAGCACTAGAGTTGGGAGCTGAATATACACTTTGGCTAGATAGTGATATTACATTTCCAGCAACTACTGCTATTAGATTACTAGCACACAATGAAGATATAGTAGCTTGTAACTATATTAGAAGACAATTGCCCCCAAAAGGTGTTGCCTATGAAGTCATAGGAGATTGGCAAAATCCGTTGTCTTGGGATATGTATGATGAACTCGTTGAAGTTCAAGGTGTAGGAATGGGTTGTATGTTGATGAAAACAGAAATATTTTCAAAATTACCTAAACCTTGGTTTGAATTTGGTTGGAATCCCGGCAATAATGATCATTTAGGTGAAGATATGATCCTGTGTCAAAAAATGGCAGCAAAGGGATATACTATAAAAATTGATACGGTTCTCAGTCACGATCTTAGACATTTAGGAACCTGGGCTTTCGGACCAGAATTATTAGATCATTTCTAATAATATATCTAACTTTGCCCGAATAATTTTATTATTAAAACTAGACGATACTCTTTTATGTAGTGGCCTAGGCCATTTATTGTAATCACACCATGCATAGGCAGAATGTTCAGAATTTAGTTTTGGAATAAATTCACCTTCAACAAGTATTACAAATGTATTATATTGAAAATGTAGATCGTCACTAAGATAAAGCTCAAGCGGTATTATTTTTTTAATAGGCGGCACTATTCCTAGTTCTTCTTCTATTTCTCTAGTTAAAATATCAAAGCTTGTTATATCGGCAGGCTCTTTTCTACCTCCCACAAAACCCCAAGTACCGGCAGTTTTTCCATTATTTCTCAATAAAAATAAAAAGCGTTTTGTTTCTACTGATAATATTAGACCTCCACTACAAATAATTTCATTCACAGGATGAGACGCCAAAGTTTTTTATCATAAATTCCTTCAAAACTTTTAAACCAATCATTATCTGAGAACTGATATTGTACATTAGTATAAACATTGGTTATGTAAATTGTACTAGTAGGCAGAGTAGAGTCAAAGATTTTCACCCAATTAGTCCCATTCCATTCTATAATATCGTTGGCCTTGGCTTGGAAGTCAGAATTGTCACTGTTTTTCCAAGCAACTGGTCCAGAATATCCAGGATCTCCAAAATTAGAATTATCGTTTAGGCCTTCTACAAGTAGATATCTAGTGCCAGCATTGAGGCTAGCCGGCCTAAAGGTTATGGGATTTACAATGGCATCAACTGTGCCTCTACCTTGAATTATAGTGTTTGTAGGAACAGTATCGTTATCAATATTTAGTATCATTTCCTTTTCATTAATAGCATTTAAGCTGAGTCTGGCTATTATCTCTGTTTGTCCTTCCCTAGAAAATCTTAATTGACTTATGCCTACTCTAAACTTTCCAGGATAAAGATCTAATATTTTTAACCACGAATGAGAATTTCTGGGATCTGTGATATCTATATCGTCGCCTTGATAATTTGAATAAACTAGTCTGGCTGTGCCATTTAAAATAAGTAGATCAAAATCACCGGGAGTAATTGTTATATTTTCATCAGGAGTTACTTCATTAAAAATGTTTGACGCATTATCTATACGATAATCATTTTTTATCATACCTTCTGTATTACTTGAAAATATATTACTAATAATTTTTGTAACTATGCCTAATTTTTTAACCTTAGCAGGAGGCGTAATCCATATAGGTGCAGAAAAAGTCAGTGTTTGAATATCGATATCTTCATTTAAACCTTGAGGAATCGCTCTAGAAGTAAAAACTTGAGTTTCTAAAGTTAATGTACTTAGACTGGTCCAGTCTATATAATTGTCTGTAGTTTGTATTTCAAAACTAGGATTAAAGAATACAACGATTTGTTCCCATATCTGTAATTTTTGATCTATACTAGTACTCCATATATCTGCATTCAGTGTAAGCAAATATGGACTAGGCATAATTCTTTCCACGGTGTAGTTGTTGCCTTGATTATTTAGGTACTGACCTGTTAAATCGTTTATGTCTCTTTCTCTAATGTTTATCTTACTAACAAAGGTGGGATCCTGTAGTCTAGGTCTATCAAATTGTAAATCCTTAATATAACAGGCAATAAAGGGAGCCGATGGTACTGAATTCTCACTGTTCTTTCTCAATACCTGTGCTACCTGCCTACTCATATCGCCATATCTTACCGGTACTGTAACAAGATTTCCTCTATTATCCTTATAACTAAAATTGCTGAGGATGTTGATAAATTGAGCAAGATATCTTCTAACTTGACCGTCGTAAAAATAATCCATTATATATCAGCCCTTGGTTTTAATGCCTTACTGAGAGCCTGTTTCTCTTGAACTACATTACCAGCAATAGTAGACGTATTTAAATTATTGACAAAACTTGATTTTAATTTTAGTCTGATTAGATCTGGATCGTTAGTCTGAGTAGCACCAAGCGTACTTGTGGTCATCCTAACATTATCCTCAAATCTAATCCAATGAACTCCATCATATCTGTACATTCTGTTCGGTAGATAATCAGTTCTTAGGAAGAACTCACCATTAACAGGATTACCTGGAAAACTTATACCAAATCCATAAGGTGCTCCATTGGGAGGAACGCCATCCCCAGTTAGATAACCAACGTAGTAATTTTTTGTAGGAGTTGATAATACAGCACTGGTATCAAAAAAGTCATCAGTGGTATCAACCTCGGTATTTGTAACATCTTCTGTCTCAGCAAAGCCTGTTTCTTTATTTGTAGGAATAATGTAAAGATGTCTAGTCTCGTATCCACTCTTATTCACATCTTCCTCTGCTTGTAGAATAACCTGGTTGTTTACTTCAATAGATTTTTGATATTCTGATAATAGATCTCTTAAATTTGATCCATCTTCAGCCCCACTATCTTTATCAAAAATCTCTTTGAACTCTTGACGATCAACTAAAGGCTGACATTTAGCCCTAACTAGGTGTGGGTACCAGGTTTGACTGTATCCTGTAGCAGGTCTTGTAACTTCTGATACTACATAAAATCTTTTTAATGCTATTAAACTGTCATCTAGAGCATACTCGTCCTTTTGATGAGGCAATTCGATTACATCTCCTGCCATTATCTTTCTACCTAATGCTTCAAAACTAGATCGCAGATGAAAGGTAATCATTATATTATCATTTTGTAGGAACAGCCCAAATTGACTGAGGTTAAAATCAATATCTTGTAGTGTATAAATTCCTCTTATTATATAGACATCTTCTGAATAATGTCTATCTCTATTTTCTAAAAATAATAAATCTTGAATTCCTAATTCCGGAATAGCATTAGTTTGATTAGGTAACGTAGCAGAACTTTCTCCTGCTTGGGGATTTACCGGTCCTAGATATTTGTGAATGAACACATCTGTGCCACCAATTTGGAATTGTTCATTGATAGCTCTGTCTAAAAACTTAAAATCATTGCCTTTTTCTGGTTTATAAAGAGATAAGCGTGGCATAGTCTTATATTTATAGCATAAATACCCTTATGAGTGATACTGAAATTGAAAGAAAAAAAGTTGTAGATTATATTAAAGCTATGTTAGGTGATGGCATGGTTGATGTTGAACTCGACCCTATACACTATAATACTTCTATTGATCGTGCTTTAAGTAAATTTCGTCAACGAAGCAGCAATTCAGTTGAAGAAAGTTATGCTTTTATTACAGTTGAAGTTGATCAAAATGAATATACATTGCCTAAAGAAACAATGGATGTTAGACAAATTTTTCGTAGAAGCATAGGTAGTAGGTCAGGAGGAGGTCAGGGAGGAACCTTATTCGAACCATTCAATTTGGCCTATTCTAACACTTACCTCCTAACTGCTACAAATATGGGGGGGCTAGCTACCTACTATGCTTTTGCCAGCTATCAAAAACAAGTCGGAAAAATGTTTGGCAGTGAAATTAATTTTACTTTTAATAGAACTACAAAAAAATTAACACTCATGCAACGTCCTAGAAGTGAAGAAGAAGTTCTATTATGGATATATAACTATAGACCCGATTTTAACCTGCTTCAAGACAATTTTGCCGGACAATGGTTATTAGATTATAGTTTAGCTACCTGTAAAATAATGCTAGGTGAAGCTAGAGAGAAATTTGCTCAGGTGGCTAGTCCTCAGGGTGGTACCAGCCTAAATGGAACAGCATTGAAAAACGAAGGTAAAGCAGAAATAGAAGTTTTAGAGCTAGACCTTATCAATTATAAAGAAGGCGGAACACCTCTTACATTTGTAATTGGCTAATAAAAACTTGACAATGTAATTTAATGATAATAAATTAAAGCATCTTGAGAGGTTGCTATGATTATAGGTTTCGTTGGGTTCATAGGTTCAGGCAAAGACACAGCCGCTGATTATTTGGTTAATTTTCACGGTTTTAGACGAGATTCTTTTGCTAACACTTTGAAAGATGCCGTGGCCGCGGTATTCGGATGGGATAGAGTTCTCCTGGAAGGACGTACAAATGAAGCTAGAACGTGGCGTGAAGAAGTAGATAGCTGGTGGGCTGAACGCCTAAATATGCCTAATTTAACTCCTAGGTGGGTTTTACAGTATTGGGGTACTGATGTCCTTAGAAATCAATTTCACGACGATATTTGGATTGCCAGTATAGAAAATAAATTACGTAAAACTAAAGATCATATTGTGATAAGTGATGTAAGATTTCCTAACGAAATACAGGCAATACATAATGCTGGTGGATTAGTGGTTAGAGTTCAACGAGGTCCAAATCCCGAATGGTACAATGATGCGTTGAATATGAATCAAGGTCCAACTAATATGAGTTGGGCTATCAGCAAGCAGAGAATTTCTGAATTAAAAATTCACGCTAGCGAAACTAGTTGGGTAGGAGATAAGATTGATCACGTTATTTTAAATGATTCTACTATAGACGAATTATTCAATCAGCTAGAACAACTAATTAAAGATCGGGTTTGATATTACCTCGTTTCCATTTGAAAAGTTCTTTAGTTAAAATTCGTTGACAATTGGCACATACTGTTTTTAAATTTGAATGACGAGAATTTAATAAGTTGCCATCAACGTGAAACACATCAAATTGTTCTGTATGTATAGAACTATAACTACATTTATCGCATAGGTTTTTCTTTTTATATCCGCTTTTTTCCCAAAGCGACACCCCTGTTTTTCTATTTTTAGCGCAGGTATCACAGACTGTTCTATAGAAAATTTTTTCGTCTTTACGGTAGTTGATAGCTACCTGACGCTTACTACATTTAGAACAAATTTTCCTCATTAGCGCCCTTTTCGAATCCCTTTAGGCTTATTTAAGCCTAAATTTTTTACTCCAATCCGCTAAATATATCAAAGTATTCCATTGAGGAGATTGTATAATGGCAACATTAAATTCACCAGGTGTATCAGTAACAGTTATTGATGAAAGTTTTTATACACCTGCAGCAGCAGGGACTACACCATTTATCGTTGTGGTTTCTGCCCAAGACAAAGTAAATCCTAGCGGCACAATCGCTGTAGGTTCAGAAAAAGCCAACGCTGGTAAACCATACCTAATAACCAGTCAAAGAGATCTTACTGATACATTCGGTACCCCATTATTCTATACAGATACAAGTGGCAATCCTTTACACGGTAATGAATTAAATGAATATGGATTACAGACCGCCTATAGCGCACTCGGTGTAAGCTCAAGATCTTATGTCGTTCGTGCAGACATTGATTTATCTGACCTCGCCCCTCAATCATCACCCCCAGAAGGAATGCCAGTATCTGGAACTTATTGGATTGATACAGCTTCTACTGTATTTGGTATTAAAACATGGAATACTACCACACAAAAATTTACATCTGTTACACCTATTGTCCTTGATGATACGGCAGATCCGATCAATTTTGTAGGATCATCTCTCGTCCCTAGTAATTCAGTCGGTTTGACTGGAAATTTCTGTATGGTGGTTACTAATGATAACTTCAATAAACTTTACTATAAGGATGCTACTAATAGTTGGATACCTGTTGTAAATGGTTTTGATACTAGTGGAAAAGCTCTACAAATTAGCCCTCATTATACCTACCCAACATGGAACGCTAGTACAGCTACAGGCAGTGTATGGATTACTACTACATCACCATCAAATGGTGCCAAATGGAATGTAAAATATTACGACGGGGGATCTGAAACCTGGTCAACTGTTAGTGCTCCTATCTATAATAGTTTTGAAAGTGCTACCTATTATGGTGATACAACAGGTGGTGGTAAAAATATTCCTATTGGATCTCTCTTTGTTGACAACAATGTCTTAGATCAATTAATTCCTATAGCAGACTTTAAAATTCATAGACGTTCTAGAACAGGTGTTACAACAATTAGTTCAGATGTAGTAACTCAGTATCCAACAAACGGTACAACTTATACCTTTGAGGTTAGAGAATCCATAACAGGTCAAGAATCATTTAATCCTTTCTACACTGTTACATTTACAGCAACTAGTGGCAGTACTTTATTAGGAAGTTATGTACCTGCTGCTATTAGTGCGCAAGTTGGACTTACAAATTTATCTGCTAACTTTAATACCTCTACAGGGGTTTTAACCATAACTCATAGGAATGGTGGAGATTTTAGATTTAGAAATATATCTACAGTGACTCAGAGTTTACTAGGATTTGCACCTTACAACACAAATACCGGATTAGGAACAACGAATTTATACCTTGTTGAAAATACAAACACAAGTTTTATTGCTACAAACTGGAAACCATTAGCTTATGAAGCACGACCAGATGCCCCTTCTACAGATCCAGCAGATGGTACTTTATGGTACAGCAATGTTGTAGACCAAGTAGACATAATGGTCAACACAGGAACAGCTTGGGTGGGTTATGCTACAGCTTATCCTTTAACTGATGCCAATGGTCCTTTAATTCAAGCAACTAAACCAACTACTCAATCTAATGGTAACGCTTTACAAACTGGAGACATATGGGTTAATACAAGTGACCTAGAAAACTATGGTAAAAATCTCTACGTGTATAACAGTGCCGCCACAGGTGATAAATGGGAATTACAAGATACTTCAGATCAATCTTCACCAACAGGTTGGTTGTTTGCTGATGCACGTTGGGCTACATCAGGTGCGGCTATAGAGCCATCTACTATTGTAGCCCTAAGAAGTTCTAGCTATGTAGATCCAGATGCACCAGATGCTAGACTTTATCCTACAGGGATGAAACTCTGGAATACCCGCAGATCAGGATTTAATGTTAAAAAATATATAAAAGGTTATATTAACGTTCTAGCCAATAACGGACAGAATTTACGTTATCAGAACCAAGCTATGGCTCTTTATAATGTAGATCGTTGGGTAAGTCAATATCCTACAGCAGAAAACGGTTCTGGTGTGTTTGGAAGAAAGAGTCAACGTCAAGTTATAGTTAAAGAACTTAAACAGCTAGTAGATACTAATACTGTTATTAGAGATACAGATAGTCTTAACTTCAACTTAATTTTATGTCCAGGCTATCCTGAACTAATCAGCAACATGGTACAGTTTAATAATGATAGAGGTATCACAGCTTTTGTAGTTGGAGATACTCCAATGCGTCTAAGACCTGTAGGCCAAACCTTAACATCATATGGTTCAAATGCTGCTGGGTCGCTCGACACAGGTGAAGATGGTGCCGCAACATATGACGAATATATGGCTATGTATTATCCAAGCGGATACACAACAGATAACAGCGGTAATAATATTGTAGTACCACCTAGTCATATGATTTTAAGGACCATCATTAATAGTGATGCTAAGAGCTACCAATGGTTCGCACCAGCGGGAACAAGACGTGGTGGAGTTGATAACGCTACACAGATAGGTTATCTAGATAGTGAAGGAGAATTTAGATCACAAACTATTCCTCAAAATTTAAGAGATGTATTGGATGATGTGTCAATTAACCCAATAAGTAACTTAACTGGGGTTGGATTAACAGTCTATGGTCAAAAAACTAGAGCAAGAAATGCCAGCGCCTTAGATCGTGTAAATGTCGCTAGACTAGTAGCATACTTACGTAAACAATTAGACGTTCTATCAAGACCGTTCTTGTTCGAACCAAACGATGCTCAAACAAGGCGTGAAATTAAAGCAGCCGCAGAAAGTCTCATGTTAGAGTTAGTAGGACAAAGAGCACTATATGACTTTATTGTAGTATGTGATGAAACAAATAATACACCTTCAAGAATAGATCGTAACGAATTATATATGGACATTGCTATTGAGCCAGTAAAAGCGGTTGAATTCATTTATATTCCTTTAAGATTGAAAAATAGAGGGGATATTGAGGCAGGGCTATAATAGGTAAATAATTGAAAGAAGGAGCATTTTCATGCCAATCGCAAGTTTAAGAAATTTCACAGTTCCAATCGCGGGGACACAGGCAAGTTCCACACAAGGCCTATTGATGCCAAAGCTAAAGTATCGTTTTAGAGTAACACTCGATGGCTTTGGAGTTGCTGGAGCACCTACTACAGAATTGACCAAGCAGGTTATGAATGTGACTCGCCCAGATGTTACTTTTGAAACTGTGGTTCTACCGGTTTATAACAGTCAAGTAAAAATATTAGGCAAACACAGTTTTGCAGATGCTAAATTGACAGTAAGAGACGACGCAAGTGGTGTAGTAAGCCGTAAGGTAGGTGAACAGTTACAGAAACAATTTGATTTCTTTGAACAAGCCGCAGCTCAGAGTGCTATTGATTATAAATTTAGAATGAGAGTAGAAATTCTAGATGGCGGTAACGGAGGATTTGAACCAGTTACCTTAGAAAGTTTTGAATTTTTAGGTTGTTTTGTAAAACAAGCTACCTATGCCCAAGGCGATTATAACAGTAATGAAGTAATGGATATCGGTTTAACTATAAGTTACGATAATGCAATTCAATTAGAAGCACCGGGGGGAGCGGCGAGCGGAGTAGGAGTTAATGTTGGAAGAGTAGTAAGGCCAGCAAATGCCCAAGGTTTAGCCACTGGCGGATAATTTATTCTAGCTCCAAAAAAAGCCTGGAATTTCAGGCTTTTTTAATGGATAAATATTCTGTATGAGTAAATCAAACAATTTCCTAGCCCTAGCTAATCTTGACGTTAATCTCCAAGATTATAAACACGCATCTAGATTTTATGTTGACGATAATCAAAAACGTGCTCCAAAGTTTGGATTTTTATACTTTGTAAATTTTATAATTAATTCAGATGCTAAGATAAGTGATATTGATAAAAACATAGGGATGTTTGTTAAAAAAATTGATTTACCAAAATTTACCTTAAAGACGGAAGTTTTAAACCAATATAATAGAAAAACTCAGGTAACAACAGGGTTAACTTATAATCCCATTAATATAGAATTTCATGACGATTCGTCAGATATTACAAATAACTTATGGGTAAATTATTTTAAAAATCTTATAGCAGATCCAAATTATGATACTGAAACTACAAATAATCCTAGACAGTTCGGTGATACAAAATTTGAAGAAACGGATTATGAATATGGTATATATAGCAGAGGAGTAAAAGGTAACTTCTTTGAAAGAATAGATATCTACACATTAAATGGAACTCAACAAACAAATACACAAATTAGTCTTATTAATCCAAAAATAACAGAATGGAAACATGACACATTAGATCAATCACAGGGGAATAAAGTCTTAGCAAATAGTATGACTATTGTTTACGAAAATGTTTTATACTATAAAGGTGGCAGAAATAGTAAAATAGATGGATTTGTAAATGAATTTTATGATACTACGCAAAGTCCGCTAAAAATAGGAGGTAATCCTCAAAATGATCCCGGCGTTACTAATAATTTGGATCTTAGACCTAGCAACGCTGTAATTTTTGATCGTGCTACCGCACCAATTCAATCAGGAAACCCATTATTCGACAAAGCAGGTAAAGCTAGAACTTATACTATTCCAGGAAGACAAGTACAAAATTTATTTGATAGATCAGGTAAACCAAGACAATACGGATTGGTCAATGCCCCAAATACCCTTAATAATCCGTTCTTAGATATAGTAGCGATATTAGCTAAAGATTATGTTAATAAAAATGGATTAGGTAGAGTAGGACCAAAAGGGTATAATATTGCTTCTAGTGCCTTAAATGCTTCTATAGCATCACCTGCAGGAAAATATTATGAACCGCCCAGCTCTCAAACTGTACCAGGTATTTTCAGGTTACCTGGTGGATTAGGTATAAATGTCTTTAAGGCATACAATACAGGAGTTGATGGAAAGATAAGAGTAAATCCTGCTGCTATTGTGTTTCCACCTAAGAGGTAACAATGAGAGATAATTATACAAATATACCGAAAAATCTATCAAAAAATAATACTTTGGAAGAATTTAACGGATACCAAAAGTTAAAATCAGGAACTGATTCGGCTACTTATGCTGCTATGACAGGTTTCTTTAGTTTAAGGGGATTTGATAAAACCGCCGGTGAGTTAATTTCTGAAACAATTATCACACAGGCCAAACAAGACGGTTATAACCCCATGCAGATATTGGATACCCTAAAAGGATTATCATCTGTTGAAATTTCAGGAATAGTTGCAGAAATTTTAAATTTCAACAGATATAAGAGCAGTAGCTTAGGTTTCAGCCCTGTAATTGAAATAAATCCCTATGTTGCTAGAAACATTATTCCATGAGCTTGAAGTTTTCAAAAGATATTTACAGAGTAAAAAATCCTGAAAAATATGTAGGTTCTAAACTACCTGTTTATCGCAGCAGTTGGGAAATGACTTTTATGATGTTTTGTGATAATAATCCATCAATACAAGAATGGTCTAGCGAACCTGTTAAAATCCCATATAGAGATCCTTTAACAGGTAAACAAAGTGTATATGTCCCTGATTTTTTAATAAGATATATTGATAAAAACATGAAGGAACACGCCGAGCTTATAGAAATTAAACCTGTTAACCAAATGATTTTAGAAAAAGTTGGAAAGAATCCTTACAACCAAGCTCAGTATGTAAAAAATATGGCAAAATGGGAAGCAGCAGGGGTGTGGGCACGAAATCACGGAATTCGGTTTCGTGTTATAAACGAAAATGACATTTTTCATAAACCTGGTAAAAAATAAGAATAAGTAAGTTATCATGACTAAAAAATTAGAATCTATACTTAATTTACCCGAAACTGATGAGCCTTATATAGATGCGAAATCAACTAAGACTACAGTAATTCCTGAAACTATAGACCTACAGGAAAAATTAGAAGAATTTGATAAAATAAGTTCTGCTTTACCTAGAGTAAAGGGATTAGGTGATATGGCTGACTCAGAATTAGATGCTCTGGCAACTAAGGCAGAGCAGGCCTATGACGATCTAATGGACTTAGGAATGAATGTAGAGGTAAGATATGGTGCTCGTATGTTTGAAGTTGCTGCCAATATGATGAATGCTGCTATTCAAGCTAAAAGTGCTAAAATTGATAAAAAATTGAAAATGGTTGAACTACAATTGAAAAAGCTAGCTATTGATAAGAAAAACAGCGAACCAGAACCTACTGTTCAAGCAGATGGTTATATTATTTCAGATAGGAATAGCATCCTAGAAAAACTAAAGTCTTTGAATAAATAAAACTATGAAAAACTTTAAAGAATACCTTACCGAAAGTCAAAAACGTTACGATTTTAAAATTAAAATCGCTGGCGAAATGACTAATGAACAAGAGGCAGCACTAAAGTCTAGTCTAGAAAGATTCGTAACAAATACTTTTAAGAAAGCAGGTAAAACTCCTATTCAAGAACTTCCATTAGATTTTCCCAACATAAAAAATGCAGAAGTTAACATATATGAAGTCAGTTTAGACTATCCTACAACACAACACGAACTTACTGAATTTGTTGCTCAGGCCGTAAAAAAACACGCAAACTATGTAGTTGTAAGAAGACCGGGTGAACCAAGTGAAGAGTATCAAACACCTGCAACAGTACGTAAGGGCGCACTATTAGATGACCCAGATTATAAAGAATCGCCAAATGCTAAATTTGAAGATTATTACGGTGACAAATACAATTCGGGGTTCGTCAAAGAATTAAACGATATCTTGAAACTTCAACGTAAAGAGCGTGGAGAGCAAAGACCTAGTGAGGGTGATGCTAAATTTAATACAGATTCCCCTGCTGGTACGCAAAGTCCAATACAGCCAACGGACTATAACCCGTTAAGGAAATAACTATGCAAATGTTAGATGTATTAAAAAGATTAGCAGAACTTGATTCTGATAACCCTAGAGTTTACAATGATACTCCTACTCTAAACAATGAAAGCAAAGATGTAGAAGAAGAAAAAGCCGAAGAGGGTCCTGAGATACTAAAAATTAAGTCAGACCAGGCTAAGTCAAAAGGTGAAAAATCTTTCAAAGTAGGCGACAAAACTTTTCCGGTAAAAGAAGGCGAAGACGAACAAGTTGAAGAATGTGGTATGATGCCCACAATAGGCTCAATGAACGACCACCATACTCCGGCCAGTATAAACATTTCAGCAGATAGTGGTGATGAACTAAGTGCTATGCTACGTGATATTATGACACTAGCAGGTCGTGATCATTACGACGATGCCGATATAGGTATGGCAGAACCCTCAACCAATATGCCTCCACCTGCAGAAGTAGATACAGATAGTAGTAATGATATGGGCATGGATGAACCCTCAATGATGCGTAGTATGATCGATAAATTAAACCCAGGCGACGATGAAGGAGGTGACCAAGACGGCGACCAAGGAGACGATCAAGACGAAGTTAAAGAATATGATAATGAGCCTGCACCAGAAACATCTGGATATGCTAGTATGACTCCAACTGGCAATGACCTTAATTCAAAAGGTGATAACGAAGCTGGCAAGGTAAATGGTGGCGGCAACCCCTATACCAAAACAATGGAGCAAGTAGAAAGAGACTTATTTGCAGAATATCGCAAATTTGTAGGTGAATAAAAAATAGTAAATTCACCAAATAGCCCCTAAGGGGGCTATTTTTTTCAGTAAATAATGATATGGCCGTAACAAAAGATTATAAATTGGTAAAAAATGCCAATATCCAGCAAAAATGGACGCAGCAACATATTGACGATCTTATAGCATGCCAAGATGAAACGCAAGGCCCGCATTATTTTCTTAATAACTTTTTCTATATTCAACACCCTGTAAGGGGCAAGTTGAAATACGAAGCATTTGATTATCAGCGTAGATTAGTTGATAGTTATCATAATCATAGATTTAACATCAACTTACTGCCGCGTCAAACAGGTAAAACTACTACAGCCGCGGGTTATTTGTTATGGTTCGCAATGTTTATACCCGACAGCACTATATTAGTAGCAGCACACAAATATACAGGTGCTCAAGAAATTATGCAGCGTATTAGATATGCTTATGAATTGTGTCCTGACCATATTCGCTGTGGAGTTACAAGTTATAACAAGCAAAGTATAGAATTTGATAACGGAAGTCGTATTGTAGCACAGACAACAACAGAAACAACAGGCCGTGGTATGAGTATTTCCCTACTCTATGCTGACGAGTTTGCCTTCGTTGAACCAAATATAGCTACAGAATTTTGGACTTCAATTCGTCCTACATTGGCCACAGGTGGTAAGGCCATACTTACATCTACACCAAACTCAGATGAAGATCAATTCGCTCTAATTTGGAAAGATGCCAGTTATAGGTTTGATGAACACGGTAATACTACCACAGTGGGACGCAATGGATTCTTTCCATTCAGGGCCCACTGGAGTGAGCATCCTGAGCGTGATGAAAAGTGGGCAGAAGTAGAAAGAGCAAGTATTGGTGAAGAACGATTTCGCCGTGAACACGAATGTGAATTTTTAGTATTCGATGAAACACTTATAAACAGTATTAAATTAGCGACTCTTGAGGGCAAAGAACCCTATATGAAAATGGGCCAATGCCGTTGGTATAAAAAGATTAAAACAAATTCAACTTATATCGTTGCTTTAGATCCAAGTTTAGGAACAGGTGGTGATCCTTCTGCAATTCAAGTGATAGAAATTCCGAGTTTCGAACAGGCGGCAGAATGGCAGCACAACTTAACAACTATTCAAGGTCAGGTTAGAATATTAAGAGATATATGTAATTACATAAATGACGAATGTGCTAGACAAGGAAATCAAGCTAGTTTGTATTTCAGTGTTGAAAATAATGCTGTGGGAGAAGCAGCATTAGTAGCAATATCCGAAATTGGAGAAGAAACTATTCCCGGTCTATTTTTGAGTGAGCCTATAAAGAAAGGACATATACGTAGGTTCCGCAAGGGATTTAATACTACTCACTCAGCAAAAATATCAATCTGTGCCAAATTAAAGCATCTTATAGAAAGTGATAGATTAAAAATTTATAGTAAGGCATTAGTAAGCGAACTTAAAACATATGTGGCCAAAGGTATAAGTTTTGCTGGTAAAACAGGATCTACAGATGATTTAGTAAGTAGTATGTTGTTAGCCCTACGTATGATAATGATGCTACAAGAATGGGATCCTGCTATATACGATAAAATGCGTGAAGAACGAGAAGATGAATGGATTATGCCCATGCCTATTTACATAACGCACTAATAAATACACATTATGAAACCTATACAAATTATCAGCCAAGATCTATTTGACAAAGTTCGCTCACGTTTTAGCAATTTAGAAATGGGCGACGAAACCGGTGCTGTGACCATTGATCCAGCAGAAGCACGTTTTTTCGACTTTGACTTTGTGAGAGAAGGTGTAGATCTTGGTCGTGTCAGTATCAGTCTAAATGATTTAGGTAGTCTCAAAGTATACTACAGCCAAGGTATCACAGAAGGTCAAGATATTATGGGCAAGAAATTATGGTATGATTTTCTCAAAGAAATGCGCTATTTCGCCATGCGCAGACTATTGAGATTTGATACCAGAGACATAGCCAAGACCAACTTAGACAAAAACGATTTTCAACATTTAGCAGCCACGCAGGGCCCCAAGGAAGAAGATATGGCAAACATAGCAGAAGGACGTTGGAACGGTCGCAGCAGTTCCAAAACCAGTCGTGCTGTCAAGGGACGCACAGAAGTTATCATTAGACATAATAAACCTGTGGAAGAAACATTCCCAGGTGCTCGCAGCCAACGTAAAAACATCAAGGCAATTTTTATACAGAACAGAGATGGTGAAAGATTCAAGTATCCTTTCATTCATCCCGCAGGCGCATTTGCCATGGCTCAGCATGTAGATCATGGTGGAGTACCGCATGATCCAGCAGGCAAGGCCATTATACGTATGAGCGAGGAAATTGCTCAATTGGCAGAATTTCAAAAAACAGTAAGGGGCGCTACTTTACACGATGACGCACTAGGAATAACAGAGAGGGCCATAGGCCGACTACAAGAATTAAAGGCACAGATTGAAAGTTTGAGCAAGCGCCCACATTATGAATCATGGATGGCAGAATTTACAGCAACAGAAGATGATGGCTTACAGGCAGAATTAGATGCTGTTACAATGGAAGATTATAAGGCAAAATTTACAGAAAAAAATTATCAAGAATCACTTAGTCAATATTTTCCCCTACTACATCGCATAATGAGTGAGGCTAACAAGGTAGATTTAGAATCATATGTCAGTGAGACAGACAGCGAAGAAGACGACGAAATGAGAGAAGAATACGACTTCTCTAACGGTATTAAAGGTCCAATATTACCCCCAGGCAAATTAGATCAGGCATTCACAGAGTGGGCAGAAGACGCCGTCAGTATGGAATTCGATGCGGCAAAATTAGCACAGGCTCTCCAGGAACTTCCACAACCATTGACACTTAGTGATGAAATGGCAGCAGATGAGGTAGTGCGTTTCTTCAGCGAATACGGCGTCGAAAGTCCAGAATTAGCAGACAATCTCAAAGACCAAGCAAGAATCAATCCCGGTGCAGATCCTATTCAGGATGTCATAATGCCCTGGGCAATAAAACCAGAAAATCAAGACAAGTTTCCAGGATTAGCAGACATATTTCAAGCACCTGCTCCGGAACAACCTCAGCCTGTGGCAGAAGATCGCGACATGAAGGCCATGATCGGTGAAGTCGCTCGCATTGTAAAAAGTTTCTATAATAGAGACAATCCCAATGTGGGACCATTCCGTTCAGAAGAAGGCATTGCCATTGATGTTGAAAAAGAAATCTCAGAAAAGTTCGGCGATGAGGCTGGCCAACATGCTCGTATGCTAGCAGAAAAGTTCATGGCCAAACTTACCCAAGAATGGGCACAGCGTCATAAGGGTGATAGCCTAATGGGTGAAAAAGGTGTAGCGGAAGGCTCTAGAGAAGCAATTTTATCAAAGATTGCCGCAAGCGGTGACGATGCCTATGATATGGTCTATGATGGATTAAGCGGTAAATTCGGTGACGAAGTTAGAAATCAACTTCAAAATATGTATGACCAAATCTCCAGCCAATACAGATTACATCCAGACGATGATTTTGAGGAAATACAAAGCCGTATGGTTGATCAGATAGGACAGGAATACGGTATGTCAGAAGATGATGCTGCCTTAGAAGCAATGAGTCGCCATGCCAAAGGTTGGGAAAAATATGGACCAGGCATGAAAGAATTAGCCAAGGCAGGCAAGGAAGGCGCTAGCGAAAAAGAAATGGATCGCATACGCAAAAAACACGACCGTTATGATGAAGAAATAGAACTTATTCGTAAACTTTCGGGAATGGCAAAATAGTATATTAGATAGCTTGACAAATCTAGAAATTTATCATAGAATAAGGTATGGACATTATATTTTATTCACATGAATTACAAGATGAATTCGTAACAAATCTTTTTGGATTAGAACATAAGGGCATATTTTTAGATGTTGCTTGTTGGCATCCTATACAAGGATCTAATACCTATACATTAGAAAATTATCTAGGATGGACTGGTAATTGTTTTGATATCATAGACGCAGAACAACAGTGGTCTTGGAGTAATCATCGATCAGCAAAGTTTAACCACTGTAATATTGCATCTGGCAAATTTGTAGAAATTTTAGAATCTATTAGAAATGAAACTCCTATCGTAGATTATGCCAGTGTTGATGTAGATTCTTCACTTACTGTAGTTGCTCTAGATAAAATTATAAAATCAGGAATAGAATTAAAAGTTATAACATTTGAACATGAATTTTATTTGTACGATAATTTATATCAAAAAGAATCTGAAAAAATATTATACAACCAAGGTTTGGTCAAACTTTTTTCAAATGTAAGATTACTTACAGCAAATCAAACTTCCCCTAATCTCAAAAATCAAACTGAAAGTTTTGAAGATTGGTGGATCAATCCTAAATATTTTGATTCTAATATTTTAGAAATTCAAAGTGATGGTTTATATTATCATAATTGTGTTAACAAATTGAAGAACTATTCAAATCTTACATATAAAGGGACCCATGCCTGCAGCAGAGCATTTCCAGATGAATATTCACTCCATGTTCTTCCAGGAGAAAAAGAGAACACAGAAAAAATTCTAGAATTTGTACGCTCAAATAACTTGAATGTATAAATACAATTGTGTAGTATTACAGCTACACACTTTTTCTTTTTAGTCAGTGGGCTAAGAAGAAGTGGCAAATACAAAGGCATAAACATTAAGGAGAAACATTATGGCAACTTTGGCAGAGATTCGTGCGAAACTTCAACAGGCTTCCCAACAACAAGGCGGAAGCACAGGCGGTGACAACGCTATTTTCCCTCACTGGAATATTCAAGAAGGAACAACTACTACAGTTCGTTTCCTACCCGACGGTGATCCAAACAATACCTTTTTCTGGATTGAACGAGCAATGATTAAATTGCCATTCGCCGGCATCAAAGGTGAAACTAATTCAAAACCAACTCAGGTTCAGGTTCCTTGTATGGAAATGTGGAATGAGTCTTGTCCAATCCTTACAGAGGTGCGTCCTTGGTTCAAGGACAAATCACTTGAGGATATGGGTCGTAAGTATTGGAAGAAAAAGTCTTATCTGTTTCAAGGTTTTGTTGTTGATACAAAATTATCAGAAGACAAGACTCCAGATAATCCTATCCGTAGGTTTATCATTGGCAGTCAGATTTTTAACATTGTTAAAAATGCTCTAATGGACAGTGAGATTGAAGAACTACCCACTGATTTTGTCCGTGGTTTAGATTTTAAAATCGCTAAAACATCCAAAGGTGGTTATGCTGACTATTCCACTTCTACATGGGCTCGTAGAGAACGTGCTCTAAGCGAAATGGAACAGGCTGCTATCAAGCAATATGGTCTGTTCAAACTCAGTGACTTCCTACCCAAGAAACCAGGTGAAGTTGAACTCAAGGTAATGAAAGAAATGTTTGAAGCATCAGTAGATGGTGAAGCATTTGACATGGAACGTTGGGGTCAATACTTTAAACCAGCAGGCATGGGAGGCGGTGGTAGTGCTACAGGCAGCGGAACCGCAGTCAAAGCCAGTGCTCCTGCTGCTTCGGTAGATGAGGAAGAAGCCCCTTTTGAATCAGCGGCTCCAGTAACCGCTAAAACTGCTGTGAAAGAAGAAGAAAAATCTGCATCAAGTGGTGGTGATTCATCAAGTCGTGCTGCTGATATCATTGCTATGATTCGTAAGCGTAATAATCAGCAATAGGGGATAAATCATGGGTAAGGCATTCGATATTAGTAAATTTCGAAAAAGCCTTACCAAGTCCATTGATGGGCTTGGTATTGGCTTTAATGATCCCACTGACTGGGTTTCTACGGGCAATTATGCTCTAAATTACTTGATCAGTGGAGACTTTTTCAAAGGTGTTCCTTTGGGCAAGGTCACTGTATTCGCTGGTGAAAGTGGTGCTGGAAAAAGTTATATCTGTAGTGGTAACCTCATTCGCCATGCTCAAGATCAAGGTATTTTTGTAGTTCTTATTGACTCAGAAAATGCTCTTGACAAAGATTGGTTAGTGAGATTGGGTGTAGATACAGACGAATCTAAACTGCTCAAACTTAACATGGCCATGATTGATGATGTGGCAAAGACTATCAACGAGTTCATGAAAGAATACAAGGCCATGCCTCAAGATGAAAGGCCCAAGGTTCTTTTTGTCATCGATAGTTTGGGTATGTTATTGACACCCACTGATATCAATCAGTTTGAAGCAGGAGATCTAAAAGGTGACATGGGTCGTAAGCCCAAGGCATTGACAGCATTGGTTCGTAATTGTGTTAATATGTTTGGCAGTCACAATGTTGGTTTGGTCTGTACCAATCATACCTATGCCAGTCAAGACATGTTTGATCCAGATGACAAGATCTCAGGTGGTCAAGGTTTTATCTATGCGTCATCAATTGTTGTGGCAATGAAAAAACTCAAACTCAAAGAAGATGAGGACGGCAACAAGGTCAGTGATGTATTGGGCATTCGTTCAGCCTGTAAGATCATGAAAACTCGCTATGCCAAACCTTTCGAAAGTGTTCAAGTTAAAATTCCTTACTCAACAGGCATGGCACCTACTTCAGGGTTAGTGGATATGTTTGAAAAGATGGGGGTATTGACAAAACAAGGAAATAAGTTACAATATATCAGTAGGCGAACAGGTGAGATTTCAGCAGAATTTCGTAAGAATTGGACTGAAGAAAAACTCATGATGATCATGGCAGAGTGGGATCACACTGCTCAGGTTGTACCTATCACTAACGAAGAAACCACAGAGGCAGAATAATGGAAGAAGCACTAATCATTGAAGTTTGGGACACTTTTAAAGATTATATTCCTGAGAAAAATCGAGATACAGCAGCAAATCATTTTGTAGATTTTTTATTAGGTAGAGATGTTGATACCAAGACCTTAGAAGGTATCATGGGATTTGACCCTCATCTAGACAATGCTATCGAATTAGTCATTGAAGAACAAAACCAAGACGATGACAAAGACGAATATGATGAGGACGGTTATGACTATGAGGATGATGAGGACTATTGATGAAATGGTATTCAAGAGTCAGCAAGGATCTCCAATTCTTGCCTGACTGTATTGACTATTTCTATCAAGAACTCGACTCAGCCAAAAAAGAATCCAAGATACAGGGTAATATTGAAAAGGCATCTGCGGCCCTTCCTGGTATTGTTGAACATAGATTCAATCAACTTCAAGAAATTGAAGCAATATTAGAATATCTTAATATTGAACTAAGAAGGACTCGCAGCCGTGTCTTCAAAAAATATTTGGAAAACTATCAACGGGCTCTTAGTTCCAGAGATGTCGAAAAATATGTAGATGGAGAAGATGATGTTGTTGATATGGAAAAAATCATCAACGAATTGGCCCTGCTACGCAATCAATGGCTGGGCATTATCAAAGGTTTAGACATTAAACAGTGGCAATTGAGTAACATTATCAAATTAAGGACTGCTGGTCTTGAAGATATCTCACTCTAATCGACTTTCTATAGAAAACATGGTTCATGCCGTGGCTACTCAGGCATCATCTGTGCTGAAACCCTATGATTATGTTTTTATACAAAGTTTAAGTCAACAAATTTCTTACAACCAATATGGACTAACAGAAAAACAGGCTTCACTGTGTCTTAAAATTCTCAAAAAAAACATAAATTGGTTGAATCAATTTTATCACCGTGATGTTCTTGGGGATATTGAAAATCCCACCTATCTTTTTCCTTTGAGAACCATATCTATACAGCATAAAATTAGCTATATGGCGGACAAGGACATCAATGAACGCATCAAACTACAATTTCCCTACAATGAAGAAATTGTAACCTATATTAAATCTCAACGCAACAAGATTTATAACTATACATGGGATGCCACTGAAAAATGTTGGTATCTCAGCCTGGATACGCAGTCATTAGAAATTTGTCATACGCTACATAAGAAATATAAGTTTGAATATGATCCAGAATTTCAAAATTATTTTGATCAAATGGCAGAAATCTATAGCAATTTAGAAAAATATGTGCCTATGCTGGATAAAATTCAAGCAAGGTATCAGTTACGCAATGTTAGCCCTAAAATTCCTGAATTTTCTGGTGAGGATTTAGTCAAAAGTCTATTCCAAGCAAGACGCTATGGTATAACATCTTGGTCAGATTCAGTAGAAAATGACACTATTGAACAAAACATAGACACAGTTACAATGAATTTTTTAAGGCATACAGAAAAGAAGGAATTTCCTGTAAATTTAGAAGAAATTGATCAAAAAAGCCTAGAAAATTTGGTAAAAAATCTACTTCCTTGTGTGTTTTTTATCCCAGCAGGCAGCGAACTGTCAAAGACCACACATGCCTTTAACATGCTAAAAAATATCGGCGTGGAAAATAATAATATCAGTGTGCTTTTTAGATTGCCTAATGACACAAACAGCAATTTCAATATTTTTGTCAGAGAAAATGGCCTAAACACACCGCTTACAGGAGATACGCAGGCAGTGTTCATCAGTCAAAAAATTCCTAAGACATTTTTCCCCACTGCTCATAGGTTTAAAACTGCCGTAATGTATAATAAGTATCATGCTCACTACGCTACCAGAGATTTTTTGAAGTGTTTTTCTAATACTATAGAAATTTGTGATAAAAACTCAAAATCTACATCAGAAAACAGCATGGATTGGTTACAGGATGTCTAAAACTACACAGTTAAGAATCATCGACGAAGTCAATTGTAAGTTTCTAAACCTCGATTTAGATACTCGCAAGGCCTTGGTCAAAAAATTCAAGTTAGAAGACCCCACAGCCAGGTTTAGACCAGCCTATAAACTGGGTAGATGGGACGGAACGGTGAGTTTTTTCGGTCTGGGCGGCACTACCTATATTTCAATTCTTCCTCGTATCTTAGAGTATCTGGAAGAACACAACTATTATGTAGAGATTGAAGATCAGCGCTCACCCATTGACCTACAATTTCCTGAAATTTCCGGTGATTTTTGGGGTGAAAAGTCTTGGCCAAAAGGACATAGATTTGAAGGACAACCTATTCGCCTGCGTGAAGATCAGGTTGAAGTGATCAATAAGTTTTTACAAAATCCGCAGAGCCTACAAGAAATTGCCACAGGCTTTGGAAAAACAATAACCACCGCAACTTTGGCAAAAATCTGTGAAAAATATGGTAGAACAATTACCATTGTGCCAAATAAAAGTTTGGTAGAACAAACCGAAGAAGACTTTCGTAACTGTGAATTAGATGTTGGAGTATACTATGGTGATCGTAAAGAATTAGGACGAACTCATACCATAGCAACTTGGCAAAGTTTAAACATTTTAGAGAAAAAATCACATGATGATGACGAACTTTTAACACTTGCTGAATTTTTAGATGGTGTTGAAGCAGTCATAGTTGATGAAGTTCATATGGCCAAGGCTGATGTATTGAAAAAATTGCTGACACAGAATTTAGGCAAGACTCCTATTCGTTGGGGACTTACTGGAACCATACCAAAAGCCGAAATTGACTTCGAAAATATTCGTTGTTCCATAGGAGATGTAGTTCACCGTGTGGCAGCACATGAATTACAAGAAAAAGAAATCTTAAGTCGTTGTCATGTTCAAATTATTCAAACAGCAGAACATAAAGAATTCCGAAGTTACGCTGAAGAATTGAAATTTTTAGTTACAGATGAAGACAGAATGACCTATATTGCTAATATTATTCAAGGTGTAGCAGAATCTGGCAACACACTAATTTTAGTAGATCGTATCGAAAGTGGTAATTTTTTACAGGACAGGTTAACAGACAGTGTATTCATATCAGGAAGAGTTAAAACCAAAGATAGAAAAGAAGAATATGATGAAGTGGCGGTTGCTGATAACAAGATCATTGTGGCGACTTATGGTGTGGCCGCTGTGGGTATTAATATCCCTCGTATTTTTAATTTGGTTCTTTTGGAACCCGGAAAGAGCTTTACAAGAGTTATACAATCAATTGGGAGAGGTATTAGAAAGGCTGAAGACAAGGACTTCGTCCGAATCTGGGACTTGACAGCATCGACCAAATATGCTAAAAAGCATTTAACAGAGAGGAAACGTTTCTATAAAGAAGCACAGTATCCTTTTACAATAGACAAGGTAAAATATTAATAATGCAGATACTAACATTAGAAGATCAAACATTTTTTCTCAATGAGCTTCCGGAAGAAATAGAAAATGATCTTAGATTCGCTGTGTTGGATAACAGTGATCCAACAAACCCAGATTATTTTTTCATTCCATTAATCTTTTTAGAGAGTTTTACAGGCCCAGCAGTAGTTCTAAAAATTGGAACTCACGAAGTTACTATGCCATTAGATTGGTGTACGATAGTAGGAGATGCAGAAGGACATGAAATGGAGGTATTGCCATTGACTAGTCTCAATGACAGGGGTTTTAAAACTTTTTGTTTTAATCCATTGAGTAGTTTTAAACCAGAATTTCTAGATATTGATATAATCGATGTTTATCAAGATATTAAATGGTATTTTCCTAAAATGAAAACTGGTCAATTATTGTGTACTCCACTCACAGGAGGCTCTAAACCACTATGTGCCTATTTTGTAAAAGAAGTTAGCAGACAGAGTGAAATAGTTAATTATAGTCAAGTATGGTAAATTATGAGTAATGATTCTGATAAGGCAAAAAATAGTCATAGACGTTTCAAAGACGAAACATCTATACAAAAACAATTAAAAATAGCGAAATCAAAAGTAGGAGAATCACATAAAGAAGTTGATCAACCTCATAGGCTAAACAAAAAACATGCTTTAGATTGTGGAAATCCTAATTGTACATTGTGCGGAAATCCAAGGAAAATTTTTAAAGAATTAACAACACAAGAAAAAAGATTATTTCAAGATGTTGATAAAGTGAGAGATAGACATAGTAACGGATTGATAAATGACAAAGAAAACAAGTAAAAAAACTAGAGCACTAGATTTAAAACAAGTTCTATCTGCTGTCGATACTCGCGATTACAACTTTTATGATTCTTTAACTCAAGATCAACTAAAAGAGTTCAGTCCCTATGTACTCATGAGATATGTATCAAATTCAAATGGGGATTTCGATATTCAAGAATGGTTTTTAGATAAAACCAATGAAACAGTTAATAAACATCATTGGGTATTGAGCAAAAATCATAAAGCACTATTATGGAAGCTCTACGCTGGTGTAGGAACTGGTGTACCAATGTTTCATCAATATGTTCCTACTCTCAAAGTAGAACTGAACAAAATTGAAAAACTTATTGCAGAACTAAATCCATCAATGAAAACAGATGATGTTAAATTACTAGCAAGTATGATGACAGACGAGGACAAAACTGAGCTTTTTGACAAGATGGGATTTGATAAAGACCAACGAAAACAATATCAATGATGATTGCACTAGTTGAACAACCTTATAAATGTCATCACTGTGGCAAGAGTTTTATGAAAGAAAAAACTTGCTTCGCTCATGTTTGCGAACGCAAGCGCAGAGCCATGCAAGAAACTGAAAAAAGAGTTCAGGCAGGTTTTTTAACATTTAATAGATTTTTTACATTAACACAAGGAAGTAAAAAACCTAAAACTTATGAAGAATTTTGTAACAGTAGTTACTACAATGCCTTTGTAAAATTTGGTAGTTTTGTTAATAATACCAATCCGATTTATCCTGATAAATTTATAGACTATGTTATTAAGAGTGGTGTTAAGTTAGATCATTGGTGTAGAGATGAACTGTATGAAACTTATCTATATGAAATTCTTAAAGTCGAACCAGTAGAAAGTGCTGTACAAAGAACACTACAAACAATGATGGATTGGGGAGATGAACATAACGCTCAATTTGAACATTACTTTAATTATGTAAGCCTAAATAAAGCAGTTCATGATATAAAAAACGGTAACATCAGTTCATGGGTCATTTTGAATAGTCAGGACGGAAAAACTATGGTAAGTAAGATGACTGATGATCAACTTGCTATTATCAGTCCGGCATTTGATATCAAATTCTGGCTGAAAAAATTCAAAGAGCATCCTGCTGATGTTAGTCTAGTAAAAGAAATATTAGAAGAGGTTAAGATAAAATGACACGATTAGAAGGTCATGTTGACAAAGGTTGGGGTTATGAATTAATTTGGGCCAGTACAGACAAATATTGTGGCAAATTATTAACATTCAAAGAAGATTCTGAATTCAGCATGCACTTTCATGCTACTAAGGAAGAATCATGGTATGTGTTAGATGGTAAATTTATCCTAAAATATATTGATACATCAAACGCTAAAATAACACAAATTAGTCTAGGCAAAGGAGATATATGGCATAACATGCCGTTAATCCCCCATCAATTAAAATGTGTAGAACCTGGAACAATTTTAGAGGTGAGCACCGCAGACAGTGTCGAGGATAATTATCGTGTAATGCCAGGTGACAGTCAAAAAGCTCAACAACTTTTAGAAGAAGAAAATGAACAAGATCATTATAAATGGAACCTTTGATGTTTTACATCTAGGACATTTAAGATTGTTGTCATATGCTAGATCAATTATAGACAGTTATGTTTATGTTTTAATAGACAGTGACCGAAGAGTAAAAGAACTTAAGGGACCTAAACGTCCCTACAATACAGAATATGAAAGAGCTAGCTTATTATTTGCTCTAAAATCAGTAGACAGAGTTGATGTATTTGACAATGATTTAGAACTAGAAACCTTCATTAAAAATTACCAACCTGATATTATGATTAAGGGCAGTGACTATCAAGGAAAAGATATAATTGGCTCACAATTTTGTAAAAAGATAGAATTTTATGACAGACTTGAAAAATACTCTAGTTCCCAAAAGATTCAAGATATTATTAATAGGGGATAGTTGCGTAGATGAATATTTCATCGGACATTGTGAAAGATTAAGTCCTGAAGCTCCTGTACCTGTTCTAAAGGTTAACAACAAATATTCAACCAAAGGTATGGCAGCTAATGTTAAAACTAACCTTACATCGTTAAATCAAATTGTTGATTTTATAACCAACGACAACATTATTAAAAAAACTCGATTTATTGATAAAAAATCCGGGCAACACCTGTTAAGAGTTGATGACGAAACAAAAACCAAGCCGTGGAATGGTCATTATTTGTATAGGACAATTCAAGCATACGATGCTGTGGTAATATCTGATTACAACAAGGGTTTCCTAAATTATGAACACATAGAAAAAATTATAAAAGATTTTTCTATACCAATTTTTATAGATACTAAAAAAACTGATATTGCTAGATTTGAAGGTGCATGGATAAAAATCAATTTCAAAGAATATAATGATTTAATATCTACACCAGCAGATAATAAGGGACTAATTGTAACCAATGGTGAAAATGGAGCAATGTACAACCTGAAACATTATCCAGCCAAACGAGTAGAAGTTAGTGATGTTTGTGGTGCAGGAGATACTTTTTTAGCATCATTAGCATATGCCTATTTACAATTCGGATGTATAGATAAAGCCATAGAATTTGCCATTTGTGCCAGCAGTCTTAGCGTCCAACATAGAGGAAATTATGCTCCTAAGTTGGCAGAAATAACCACTAAGTTTTTTTGTTAAATATTGATTTAGATCAAAAAATAACCTATAATATTAGCATGCCAGATATAGACATTGATTTCGCAGATAGAACAAAAATATTGAATATAATTAAGCATGTTCCAGCAACTATGAATAATTTAGATGAAAAACAACGTAAACATAATACAGGCGTTTATTGTCATCAAGTTACTGTAAATCCAATATCCAAATCGTGTTCATTGGGGTTTAAAGAAGCAGAAGAAGTTGGTTTTTTTAAATTAGATTTTCTTAATGTTGGTATGTATAAAGATATAAAAGATGAAGATCATCTTGTTGAACTTATGAACAAGGAGCCATTATGGGATTTACTGGAACAGGACGATTTCGTCAACTTGCTATTTCACGTCAACGGTCATGGTTCGATCTTAAGAGAAATGAAACCAAAGACCATACCCCAACTAGCGGCAGTTTTGGCCGTGATACGCCCCGCGAAACGTTATCTGATTGGGAAAGATTGGACTACAGTGATGAACGAAGTATGGACCAAACCTGAAAATAATCAATATTATTTTAAAAAATCACATGCAGTTGCCTATGCTACTGCTATTGTTGTTCAAATGAATCTAATCTGTGATAATATCAGTTATGACTACTCCTAGGTGTCCTAACCAACTGTATTGACTTACGCTTTACTCTTTTTTCAGTTATATCACCTAGATTTACCATAGGACCAAACAGCAATTCTATGTCCTTGTAGTTAAATGTTTTTATAAATGGTCTATAGGCAATTGTTTCTTGTTTTAGGAAAATATTAATGGGTATTCTACGATTACTTTCCCACCACCAGACTTCACCTAATTCTAAAAATTTTTTCCTTAAAGCTTCATCAACAATCATGCCTAAATCATAGATGCTTAAAACGCTGGCATCACAATTAAGAATGATACCTACATATTCTTTATCATTAGATTTTATACAACTTAAAAATGGAAAATTGGTCTGAAACTGTTCTTTCATCAGTGATCAATAAATATTACTATGCAAACATTACCGATCTATTTATACCAAAACATCTTTGATGTAATTTTAGATTTGGACTTAACTGTGCTTGGAGTGAATCGAGTTATGTACCAACGTGACCTTAATATTCAAAAAGGCCTAAAAAATCAGGTCAAAATTCAGTTTAAGAATAGTGATCAAAAGAAGATCAGAGTCTATTCAACTCAAACCTATATTTTCAGCATGTTTGATTCAACCAATCAACGCATGGTTATTGAAAAACCTTTGGAAATTTTAGATATCGCTACTACATCTACTAAAGGACTAGCCCAATTAACCCTACTAGAAAGTGACACTATAGATTTACCTAAAAGCGATTATAAATTCACAATAAAATGTTTGAACAGCGACGGTAGCTATAGTCCAGCATATTCTAATACTTATTATGGAGTTAATGGTACACTACATTTGCTAGAAGATTCGTTTCCGGTGGCAAGACAATCAACAGTGGTAGCTAGTTTTTCACAATTTTACAATGCCTCTTCTCAACTCTATGAGTTCAAAAGTGGCAATATCTATGCAGAACCTGAATACAATGGAAACTCTGCCTTACATACATTGGCATTTTATTTGACTGCCTTTAGAGGCACAGTACAGGTGTTAGGTACATTAGAAAATACGCCCGGATCTGGTGATTTCTATAATATTATCTATACAAAAACATACACCCAATTTTCCGGTATTGACTATGCCAATATCAACGGTGTATATACCTACCTTAAAGTTATCTACATTCCTGCCAAAGGTCCAACAGATATAGATAACCTCAACACAGCCTATTCCGGAACATTTGACAAACTTTTATATAGAAGCTAAACTAGTAGAATGAACGAAATTCAATCTACACTAAACTTACATCTCCCACCAAACAAAAAAACAACCCCATCAGGGTGGATTTCTTTTAACGCTGTATGTTGTCATCACAACGGCGAATCAAGAGATACACGTAACAGAGGTGGTATCCTTATCACATCAGATGGATTTCAATATCATTGTTTCAATTGTAACTTCAAGGCAGGTTGGACTGAAGGTAAATTACTCAGTAGTAATACAAAAAAATTATTTTCATGGTTGGGTGTTAATGATTCTGAAATAAACAGATTATCCTTATATTCCTTAAGAATGAAAGATAGTGCCGCTGTAACAGAAAAGAAAATTAATCTAGATCTAGAAGAAAGGTCTTTACCAGAAGGTTCAGTAGATATCCAAAAGTATTGGGCAGATCCAGATGAACCTTTACAGGTTAAGATTAGACATGCTATGAAAATAGTAGTTGATAGAAGATTATCAATGGTCCATTATCAATGGCACTATAGTCCTAATCCAGGATTTGAGGATAGACTTATAATACCATTTTATCAAAATAGAAAAATTGTTGGTTGGACTGCTAGAAAAATCACTGATGGCAAACCTAAATATATTACAGATAGCCAACCTGGTTATGTTTTTAACATGGACAGACAGATAGCAGGTAAAAAATTTGTCATCGTCACTGAAGGACCTTTTGATGCCATTGCTGTAGATGGCGTCGCTATATTAGGTAATGAGCCAAATGAAACTCAAATACATAGAATAAATTCTCTGGGAAAGGAAGTAATAGTAGTACCGGATAGAGACATACCTGGACTGAAATTAATAGATCACGCAATTGAACAAGGTTGGTCTGTGAGTTGCCCACCGTGGAGAGAAAATATCAAAGATGTATCAGATGCTCACGCAGAATATGAAGAACTATACACACTGTATAGTATCTTACACTATAGAGAATCTAATAAATTAAAATTAGAGCTACTGAAAAAACAACAAAGAAGAATCATCGAAAGTATAGAACAAATCAAAAAAGGCACAGTATGAAGGCACCCAATTATAACCTCGATGTACAGAAATTATACTTAGAAATGTTTTTGTCTGATGCGGAATCATTTATAAGATGTCAAAATATTTTTGATCCAGAAAATTTTGATCAACGACTTCGTCCTGTGGCTCTGTTTATAAACAATTATGTAGATCAATATAAGATCATGCCAGAGGCTAGGCAGGTCAATGCTGTCTGTAATTCTTCTCTAGAACAAATCACTGTCCCTAAAGAAAATTATGATTGGTTATTAGAGGAGTTTGAAAGATTCAGCAGACATAAAGCCATGGAAAGAGCTATTCTTCAATCCGCTGATTTATTAGAAAAAGGCGAATACAATCCTGTAGAAAAACTTATCAAGGATGCACTTCAAATAAGCCTAAACAAAGATATGGGCACTGACTATTTTGAAGATCCTAGAGCAAGATTAGAGTTACTGAAAAATTCAAATGGTCAAATTTCAACAGGTTGGCCTTCAGTAGACAAAAAACTCTATGGTGGATTCAATCGAGGAGAACTTAATATTTTTGCCGCAGGCTCTGGTGGAGGCAAGAGTTTATTTCTTGCTAACTTAGGTGTAAATTGGGCCATGGCAGGACTAAATGTAATTTATCTAACATTTGAACTTAGTGAAACACTGGTGTCAATGAGACTGGATAGTATGGTCACTGGAATTGCCACTAGAGAGATTTTTAAGAATATCGATGACGTAGAACTTAAGGTAAAAATGGCTGGTAAACGTGCCGGAAACATACAGATTAAGTATATGCCATCGGGGAAAAATTGTAATGATATTCGTGCCTATTTAAAGGAATATCAGGTCAAAAAAGGTCAAAAACCGGACGTATTGTTGATAGATTACCTAGATTTGATGATGCCCTTATCAGTGAAGGTATCGCCCAGTGATTTGTTTGTAAAGGACAAATATGTATCTGAAGAGATTAGAAATTTAGCTATGGAAACACAGTGTATCACGGTTACAGCTAGTCAATTGAACAGAGCGGCAGTAGAAGAAATTGAATTCGATCATAGTCATATTTCAGGTGGTCTAAGCAAAATACAGACAGCAGATAATGTTATAGGTATTTTTACATCACGTGCTATGAAAGAACGTGGAAGATATCAAATTCAGTTTATGAAAACACGTTCTAGCAGCGGCGTAGGACAGAAGGTCGATCTTGAATTTAACATAGATACTTTAAGAATAAATGACCTCGGAGAAGATGAACCAGTAGCTCAGACTCAGTCGAATACAGTATATAGCAACATAAAGAGAACCAGCAGTGTTTCAAATAACGACCAACTGGATCCGACTAAAGGTATACCTACCCCGAAAGTAAAACCTATTATAAAATCAGGTGCGGAAATCAGAAATATTCTAGCTGAGATCAATCCTGAAAAGGATTAGAACCAAGTTTCTATTTGTTGTTTGGCGCTTTCTTCAATGACATGATGCCATTGGTCATAACCATTTACTGAAAAAATAGATTCAATATTGCCTTCTATCATACTCCAACTTAGAGTAATGTCATTCCACGGATGTATCATGTCTACTTCACCTTCTAAGTGACCAGGTAACCATCTAGAGTATCCTGCTATGGCTCTAAACTGTAGAGGCCCTTTCTTTTCTGACAGCGCGGCCAATACACTGATGTCACTGCTGATACCAAAATTTTCACCTAGTTTCTGTGTAGTAGCTGAACTCCAGTCCAAAGTATGTACAACAATTATCCTATTGGTATGTTCTGGACCACCAAAGTAAACTGGCTCATCTTTGTCTAAGTGTAGGCCCAAACCATGCATGACAGATCCCAAAGTTGTGGAATTTTCCAAGGGTTTGTTAATTTGTAGACCTATACATCCAGAATGGTCATGATCTATCACTAAAACTACGCCTTTTTTCAGCACATTGTCATGTCTTTTAGGATGTGCTGCTATGAGATAACCTTTATAATTTTCTATGTCTTCCATATAGATATTTAATAAAATAAATATCAATTATGAAGATTATAGAATTTTTACAACCTGGCTTTGATCAACACAGTACACTGAATCCATTGTTATGGCAGGATGAAAAATCTCTTCACCCGCAAATAAAGAACAAACTTTTAAAAATTGCTCAACATTTTAAAAAATATGTTGATATTGATTTTCCAATTTTAGATATAGTTGTCACAGGTGGACAAACAGGAAAATTCTATACAGAACACAGTGATATAGATCTACATATAATCACTGATTATGATAGAATACAATGCGATCAAGAAGCTAGTGAATTATTTGATACTAAAAGAAAACTCTATCAGAAAGAATATGATATAAAGATAAAAGGTATTCCTGTAGAATTGTATGTAGAGGATAAAAATAAACCTGCAGTAGGTGGCGCTATTAGTCTATTGAAGAACAAGTGGATTAAACAATCAACTGAGCCTACAAAACAAATAGATAGTGATCGAATAATTAAAATTAGTGAAAAATTTAGCGATATAATTAATAGATCATTGGCATCAGATAACATAGATACACTAAAAAATCTAAAAGATCAAATTTGGCAATTTAGACAAACAGGTTTGGCCAAAGAGGGTGAATTTGGAACATCTAATTTAGTTTTTAAAACTCTACGAAATAGTGGGTTGCTAAAACAATTATTATCTAAAATTAAAGATTTGGAAAATAAAGATCTAAGTATTGATCAATAAAAAAGCTCACCTTTCAGTGAGCTTTTTTTATTTGAAATAATGCTAACTGCCTCGCTAAAAACAATTTCCACTTTATATTATTAGATAAGCCAATATGATTATCTTTAGTTTCAACAACACGTAACCTATTTAGGTTTCTTGCTATTGAATCATCAAAAACAACTATCTCGCTGTCGTCTAATTCTGCCTTAAGTTGAAGAAATCGTAGATCCGATCGGCGTGCTAGTATTACTTCTTTGCTGGATCGGCTTTCTTTTCTTCTTTCTTTGCTTCTGCCTTAGGAGCCTCTTTCTTTTCTTCTTTCTTAGCATCAGCAGCAAAAGCAGAACTAATACCAAAAGCAGCAACTAACATAGCGATAACTGATTTCATTTTAATTTCCTTTTTGAAATGTCACAAGTTTGTCTTGTGTATATATAAAAACGCCTTAAATACATAAAACGTTGACATATTATACTACAATGGAAAAAATAAAAAAATATCTTTGGATGACCGCAGGATTTATCTTTTTAGGAATTGCTTATATAGGAGTCGTTACACCGGGAATACCTTGGAGTACACCTAGTCTAATTGCGGCCTATTGCTTTGCCAAAAGCAGCGAAAGATGGCACAATTATGTAATGAATCATAGATTGTTCGGCCCGTTTATTCGTAATTGGCAAGATGGCCGTGTATTCCCAACCTACGCCAAATGGGCCATGTTTATTTGTATGGACATATCACTTTTGATAATTTGGTTTACAACTTACAATGTGAAATTAACTGTAGGTGTTGGCCTGTTTATGGCATTTTGGATGATCTGGGCTACTCGTTATCCCGGAAGCAAAGAAGAAGCAGATCGAAGACGTGAAGCAGGTGAAAAACTAGGTTGGATCAAATAAAAAACGCCCCGAAGGGCGTTTTTATTTTTCTAATTTATTGATTAGAAACGATGACGAATACCAACACCTGATACACGAGTATCTGCGAAAGCTGTATTAGTTCTATTAACACCATCATTGGTATAATTAGTGTCACGTACAGCAGCATAAACATCAGTACGTTTACTTAGGCTGTGGCTTAGACCGACTGCCCAACTTGCGGTTTCTGCTGACTTATTACCTATAAAGGCGTGATCATGTTTAGCATAACTTACCATAGCTGTGTTACCTTTACCTAAAGGCATAGCAGCACCAAGGCTCCAACCTTTATCCTCTTTGGTTACCGCATCGCTGTGTTCAACTTTATCCCATTGAGCATAGACTTTGGCAACCTTAAGATCATAACTACCACCAAGAATTAGAGCAGTCATGCTTGGCTTACCAGCACCTTGTTCTACATCTTGCCATGTGGCTGTAAGACCAATTGGGCCACTAAAATACATAGCGCCCACACTCTTACCTGCCTGTTTGGTTCCAGTGGCATCATCTACAACGCCTGCTGAATATACACCAGTAAGAGATAATCCACCTGCTTTGGTTTTTACTAGAACACTGTTGTTCCAACCAGAATCAACACCGCCTGCGGCTAGGTTGAAATTGGTAACACCAAAACGTTGTGTGAATGTTGGTGAAAATACTGAACTATCACCGAAACTGTTAAATGCCACAGTAGAAATAAAGTATGGAGTGGTTACACGACCGACTTGTACTTCGCCTACTTTACTGCCCAATGATACATAGGCATTGCGAGCATAGAAAGCATCACCGTTAAACCGTCCTGTTGAGGCTGTGTCTGGACGTAGAAATGTTTCTAGAACCACGCTGGCCTGATATGCGCCAACTTGCTCAACACTCTTGATACCGATGTGGCTGGTACTCATACCACCTGCTGATACTTGATTAGTTGAGGTCTTTCCTGATGTATGACCGAAGTAAGCATCTGCCAAACCGTAAAGACTGGTTTGAGCAGCAGCAGTGGTTGTAAGACCGGCCAATAAAACAGCCAATAAAAGTTTTTTCATGTTTAATTTCCTTATTAAAAAATGCTAATTAACCGCCGTAATCTACAAATTCTAACCCTGAGTTTTTAATTCCTACAAAGTCAATTTGTGCCAACAGTTCTGGTCTACTAGCAGCAACCAACAGTACGTCGGCCTGTGAATATCCATGCTTTTCAATTGCTTCGATTACCATGTTGATTTCATCATAGGTGCCATCTTTACCAAAAGTATTTTTCCATACATGCTTGGCAAAAACAACATTAGACTTACCACCGGCATCAGCAAGATATTCATCGCTGGTTAAGATCTTGGCCGCAATCTCTTTGATACTCCAACCTAGATCTTCTCTAAGATACATACCAGCACCTATGTATTCTGGTGTGATATCATCCTCTCCTACAGCAGCAGCCATTAATGCTAGAATTTTGCCTAGGTCTGTATCCTTGGTTACATCAAAGGCCAAACTTTTGTCATCAAAGACTACACGCTCATGATCATTCAAAGTGAATGTAATATTACTAACCAAATCGCTGGTTGCGATTATATCACCGTCTAGATATGACAATGTATAATCATCACTTTTGCCGTAAAATTTATAAGAGTCAATACCCGCTGTACCATCTACATCGATTAATACATCTACAACTCCATCTCCTTTACGACCAGTGCCTACAGTTCCAAACGTAGCAATTTTACCACCTAGACCAACTGTGCCAACTGTGACAATTAGATTGTTGTCAGGTGAGACTCCGCCTAGATTGGTTCCTGAAACAGTGACAGTGTCACCTGCTACATATCCAGTACCTGCCTTGTCTAAGGCCACTGAATATTGACCGTTGGTTTTTACCACATCAAATTCAGCACCACTACCTGAACCACCGCTGCCAATTACCCCAGTTACATTTTGATAAGTAGCGTCTACTACTTTGTCTGTAATCCTAATTCTTGTTGTCATATAAATCCTTATGTAAAAAAACTCTGTGTAAGTATTATATAGCACACATAGAAGATAATGTCAAAATAATGGCAGAAAATATAGGGAATTTTGGTATATCTAATGAGCCATTAGGCGATCTACAAAGCTCAATAACAGTTTATGATGTTGGTATTCATGCCAATATGGCTGAAGATAGGCCTTGTCATACCAATAACTGTCACTCTCAGGATGAGGGCCGATTAGACCAATTCGTCCCTGTATGATAGCAGCAGCATCACCATTTGAATACTTGGCAATTACTTCATAGGTTTTGCCATCACCTACTAGACTACAGCCATCATAGAAAAACATGTCGTAATACTGTCCCTGCCAGTTAATTGTTGTAACTGTAGCGAAACTTCTTCTAATATCACTTTTCCTACGCTTTATATACTGTAAAGTTTGTATATTGGGACAGATATTGAAATAGTGTGGACCTGCCCAGTAAGCACCCATACAGATGCCTAAATACCGTTTACGTTTGTCTACTTGATTTCTGATTATGTCTGCTCTTGAACCTATTATCCTATGCCAACTGTTGCTGTCTCCTATCCCACCTGGAAAGGCTATAAGGTCACATTTGTTAAATCTTGTGTCGGAAATTTCACTGTTACCAAAAAAGTCTATTTCATACTTAGGGCTGAGACTTTTCAATATGCCATGAGCACTTTGAACACTACATTCGGGATGATGAATGAATATTGCTACACGGGGTTTTTTCACATGAATATTTATGAAAGCAGGGTCCTAAGACCCTGCTGTTAGTTTCTGTTGCCAGGTATAACTACCCCTGCATACCTGTTGATCAGGCTGCTAGAGCGTAAACTTCATCGTTTGCGTCTATTTGGTTTTGCTAGCTTTAGGAGCTTCGCCTTGCCTGTTGTCCATATCCGTACTCTTTGCCTCGTCGAAACCATGATCAGGCCCATCAACAGGAGACTGTAATTTCATGCTTTCTGGTACTGGTCCAATACCAACTAGCCTATCCCATTCTCTTTGAGTATACTTCAACATATAATCTCCTCTTGGTGGACCTGCCGGGATTCGAACCCGGGTCCGCGACATGTTTCCTTCAACTTCATACAACAATACATGATCATTTTAGCAGACTCCATAGGGCGTGTGGGTCCTCTGCTGAGACTATGAGTCTTTCACTCATACAGGTTAAGCTATGCTTCCTTACCCCTACTAGATAATTTATTTAATCATTGCTCTCTAGCAAGTATAATTATATACTACTAACTTGTCAACCGAATTGAGAAAAACATGCAAGAAACACTGAGCCAATTAGAAGACTTTGTCAAAAACTGTTGTCAACACAGACCCAACGGCGCTAGATTTGTGTTCCTGGGCCTAGATCCCAGTGAACTAGACAGCATAGAAGAACTTAATAAAAAATACGAGGTTGAATATTATGACCAATATTTTGCTCGTAATCTTAGTGCTACCTATCTAGATCACAGCCTAGACTTGGTCTACATACACAGAATAGATCACAGTAGAGATCCAATTGAAGCCATTTATCAATGGGGTTCTAAACTCAAAGGTGGTGGCGCAATCGCAGGATGGGGCTATAATGATCGAACTATCAAAGCCAGTCTGCTGAGAATTATAGGTGATTGCCCCAGTCGTTGGCCCGACATTTGGGCTTTGCCCATTGTGGTTCCCTAGACGACCCTGTGAATACGCTGCTCTGGATTTTGAAATTCAAACTCTAGAACATATCTGGCCTGTCTAGCTGCTCTATTGGGCAATTCTAGAAAATAGGTCATGCCCTGAGCTAGTTCAACCACACGCCCTGGTCTATATATGACCGCACCCTGAGCTTCTAGCCCTTGACTGTCTAAGATGATTAGGTGCCCGCCCCATTCTATGGGCCACTCTAGATTGGCCATATAGATCATGACAGTGAACTGACTTTTTATCACTGAAGGTCTGGTCAAATCTCCGGCTGTTTGACAGCGAACTCTAGTGGATACCAAGGTCTTGCCCACTATACTGTTCATGATTTCTGGACTGGATCTGTCACTGATCATGCCTAGGTTGGCCAGATCAAAACTGTAATAGGTACTGATCATAGATCCTTCACTGGGCCTAAATAGACTGGTGGATATGATCTGATAAAAATGCTGTCTATTCTCTAGATCATAACAGTGATCATAGACTCGAATACTGTTGTCATTCATGATCTATGCTACTACAGAAATCACGTACAGTCACTGAATTTGAGCAAAAACAAAGTGGTGTACTGCTGTGACCTAAAATTTACTAGGCATTGATCAGCATCTATACCCATGTTGAATGTGGTCAATCCCCAGGTCCAATCTACCCATCTACGCCCAATGTACTGAATCAACCAAGAATCTACTAAAGCCACACTGGCTTCCCAATCCTGATTGCCATTATAGATCACTCTAGGCCAGGGCGCATGAGCATGATAGGGCAACTCAGGAAATCTATCCCATAACATTCTATGAACCATGATAGAGTATTTACATACTCTGAGTTCATTATTCCATGTAGAAATTTACCATGGTCACACGCTGATGTTGAAAATATCTTGGATCATGATCCATGCCATGTAGCAGCCTACCATCAAATAATACCATGCGATTGGGCTGACCCTGAAACTGATGAACCAAGTCATAGTACCGTTGGGGACGCCACGGATCCACGTGCTCTGCTATACCATCTATGACATTGGGATCTGGTGCTAGCTCAGTATAGACATTGGTTCTATCCATGTCCCAGTAGATTATGGCTGTATAACCTGGGTCTCTATGTGGCCACCAATAGTGATTCTGTGCTCGTGAGTTGTATTCAGTGTTGACCAATCTGGTCACATTACTGACAAATGTATGAGGCTCAACAGGTGCCTGTCCACACAGTGAATAAATCAGTCTATCCAGTTCTTCTAGTCGTGGCACTGAAATCTTATGCCTGCGATCTATGAAATCACGACCATTGCGGCTACCTGGTTGCTGACCCAGATGTAGCCCATTGGTTGACTGCTGAGCTATCCATGCCCATATACGACCAGGGTGATTGAACACTGCGTCTACTTCCCAGGCATCTGTACCTAGTAGGCTTATTTCACGAGTTTTTCTACGGGGATTGACAAACCACATACGACCTCCACTGCCTATTTAGCCCTTATACCATCGCTGGGGCATGAATTCTAGACTGTGATCTAGCACTTCATTGCGATCATACTGATCAAACCATGCCTTAGTCCTAGTTTCCGCCTGATATCTGTCAATGGCCTCATGATGCTGCTTGTAATCGACAAAATACTGATAACTCTGTGTGGCATAGTGGTTGATTCGAGCCAAACTGTGATCTGCAGGCCACGGTGACTGTATCCAACCCTCAGCGGACCACTGAGCCTGCTCTATGGGCCTGGACTGTAGATCCCAGGTTTGATTTAAGGTGTGAAACCAATGACTGCTGAGACTGACCCTGAACCCAGACCACTGCCGCCCTCTGACTAGACACTTGAACTGTCGATTTATGGCATGATCTAGATTGGCTCTACGACGAAAATTTTCAGTGATCATGCCCCGGGGCTCACGAGTATGATGACTGCTGCCAAATACAGACCAATAGACAGCTAGAGCTGTGGCCCTGTGATAGCCCGCATCATTGACTAGTTCTAGTAGATCACCCCCACCTTCACGAAATAGAAACTCATCCCCATCTATAAAGGCACACCAGTCAAATTCATGACCATGGTTTTGGTAACAGTGCTGGTAACTGACTAACTGCGGCACTATGATGCCCTGATCTAGACGATATACGACTAGATCATAGACCTTGCCCAAGTCACTGACTAGATCAATACTGAGCTGATCAGCTCGATCTAGATAGAGATAAAACCTGGATACACCTTGGTACTGGTGAAAGGCTAACCACTCATGAATCCAGGGTTCTCTGAATCGCTGAACACTACAGACAGCTAACATCGCGCGAAGCGCCTAAACGGAAAATTTTTTTCATACACTTTAACTACCTACTTTATTTACCCGCTCGACCAATTAAAAACAAACTGAACACGATGATGACCCAAAATGCCCATGCTCCCCA